CGAAGGTCACCAGTTCGAGTCTGGTACTCTCGGCACTGTGAAGGTTGGGGTTCGAGTCCCCTAGTCTCGGCAATACGATTAAGATGTGTAGATTCAATATATGTTTAACTAAACTTTTTTAAGTATGATTAAATTTTTAAAGAAAGCTGTTAAGTGGTATTTTAAGAAGAGTGCGGAAACTTACGCATGGACTCCTAGTTGTATGATGCCTTACATTAAGGAAAAAGAGAAAACAGTTTAAAAATTTGATGCTTATAGGATATTCTCAAAGGGAGAATATTCCTGCTGAGGTGAATGGTTAATTCGAGTTCGATTCTCGACACTGAACTAATTTAATTTGATTAAATATGGAAATAGTACAATACATATTTGGAGATTTATTCCACTTTATAGGATTTATTATAGTCCTGTGCGTAGTATTTGAAGGAATTTCTTCAATAGTAAGAGCTTTCAAAGAATAAAATAACATTATAAACCAATAAAGTAAAACAAAATGGCATTTGAGAAGAAACTTAGTTCTCTTATGAATGTAGATAAGGGGGCTGAAAATCAATTTCTGAAAGAAGGATTAAAAGAAACTTCTGTAACTTCTTCTGGTAATGGTGCTAAGAAGTACTCTACTACTGGAAATGATTTCGTGGATAACTTTGCAGCTATATCATATTTTAAGGAACCACGTTCTTATGAGGCAGTTGCAAAGGATATGGAACTACTCTGGAGCCAAAATCCAGTGCTTTGTTTAAAATTAGCGGTGTATATTCGATTGGTTACACGCAAGTCTAAAATTGTTAAGGATGATGGTACTATCGAGGAATTGGAAGTACAGCGAGGACAGGGATTAAAAAACGAAGGTATCATGAGAATGCTTTGGTTAGCGATAAATCAACCTGCTACCTTTAAAGCTAACTTCGCATACTTTATTGCCGCAGGGTCATGGAAAGATGTCTTTCAAATGCTATCCCTCGATCTGCAATATCATGGATGGGAGCATAAAAAGCTCGATTGGAATTTCTTTGCTCTTGTAATTGGTGCTGGATTCATTAATCCTGAAACTACGCATCTTGTCCGTAAGTATATGCCTACTATTAGAACTAATAAGAACTGCAGAACTCTCGAAGCACAAGCAGACACTCTTATTGGAAGATGGTTGGCCAAGAGATTCTCTCCAGACCTTGAGAAAGAGTCTGCATATAGAGCTTACAGGAAGATGAAGTCTGAGGGTAAAGCGCATCAGTGGCAGCAATTAATCTCACAACAGTTGTATAACTCTTTGAACTTTGACTTAATTTCTGGTAGAGCTTTGGCTCTTCTAGTAGGATCAAACTTCCTGAAGAATCATGGTCTAGAAGAGAAATATGGTGAGTGGATTATGGCGCAGCCTGTTGCGAAATATACTGGGTTTGTATTTGAATTGTTTGCTCCGCTAGGTAGCGGTTATAGATGTAATCACATCGAGCCATATAAGGAAGCTACAATTAATGCTCAGTTCGCTCAGCTGGTAAACACAGGAAAAGACGGAGTCAATACTGAATCTTCTCTTCTTGTAGTTCGTGATACCTCTTCTTCTATGACTAGTAAAGGTCGTGGATGTAATGTTTCTGCCTATGATATTGGTAAATCTATGGCTTTATATTTCTCTTCTTTCTTGAAGGGTCCTTTCGCTAATTCATTTGCAGAGTTTGCAGACACTTGTAAACTGCATCAATGGAAGGGAGAGACTCCTGTTGATAAGTACATTAATGATAGATGTGAAGCGTACGGCGGTACAAACTTCCAGTCTGTTATTGACTTATTTATCAAATTGAAAGAACAGGGAGTTAAAGAGGAAGATTTTCCGACAGGTCTGTTACTTGTATCTGATGGAGAGTTAAATCCTGTCAGATATGGAAGAGAGAAGAATGACGCAACAAACTTCCAAGTAGCTATAAAACGGTTGAGAGGAGCAGGCTTCAGTGAAGAATATGTCTCCAATTTCAAACTAATTATGTGGGATATTCCTAATAGTTACTATGGAAGACAAAATGCAGTTAAATTCGAGGATTTTGCAGACGCTCCTAACTTCTATTATTTGTCTGGATATGATCCTTCAGCTGTAGCCTTTATACTCGGAACAAGTTCCACTAAGGCATCTCCGAAGAATGCTGAAGAACTGTTCCAAGCAGCCATGGATCAAGAGCTGCTGAATAGATTAAAGGTAGTTGTTAAGAGAAAACCTGGAAGAGGTAAGCCCGCAAAGAAAAAAGCTAAGAGTGTGAAGAAAAATTCATGATTATAAATAGTATAAGAAATCTAACAGCAACAATCTTTCATATGGGAACCGACACATATTATTGTTTCTAGGTTCGAGTCCTGGTTCTAGCCTAAAAACTAGAATGGCGAAATGGTAAACGCATCGGTAAAATGAGTTATAGATTTCTGGTACGCCCTTGTAGCTCAACTGGCAGAGCACTTGATTTGTAATCAAGGGGTTGTAGGTTCGATTCCTATCAGGGGCTCAAATTGTTAATTAATTATTTATGTCGAATGAAAAAGTAGTTTATAGCGGTCCTGGAGTACTAGGTATTCTGGGAGTCGCATTTGTTGTGTTAAAACTCACTGGGTTTATTAACTGGTCTTGGTGGTGGGTAACTGCACCTTTCTGGGGTCCTGTGGCTCTATTAATTGCTATATTACTCATCGTCGCAATAATCGGAATTTTGGGAGTATGTCTGAAAGGGTTAAAATAGGAGAGATTCAAGGATATGACGTTCTATACATTCCAGAAAAGGACATAGTCTTCTGCAAGAATACTGCTGTTAAAGTATCTGTTTTAGACAAGATAGTTAGAAGTAGTATGGATGTAGGAGAGATTCCCGAGAAAAATCTGACTATTACAAAGGATAACGGGACTATTACCTTTGGTTGTTTAACAACCACGTATGATGCTTATAAGCAAATGAAAAAAGAAATTAACAAGTTTAAACTTTAAAAAAAAGTACAGATGAATCAAATTCAAGGTATTCAAAGAGGAAAGAGCTCTGTATTGGAGCAGAAAGTAAATCAGTATGAACGTTCAATGAAAGAAAAATTCATTGAAGTAATGTCACAACCAGACATTAAATATGCCGATTGTCTTGACTATATTGATAGTGAATTGAAGCAGTCTAAGAAGATGGCAAAGATTAACTATCGAATCCTCTGTTTCCGTAATGACGGAATTTATCAATTGAATCAGGCTATATCTCAGGTATTTGGCGCTGTAGTTTCTAAAGAACAAGGAAGCCCGTCTGGTGAATCAAGTGTGCAAACTGTTGACATAGTTCTTGCTGATGGTACTAGAGTTAAGGCTCCTTATGGTGATATATCTCTTGAAGGGCTCGGCGAAGGATCTAGCATCAACATTAACTATGATAGCTCTAAGCATGAGCTTGTAATTACTGGTAAGTGTCAGTTCCGATTCGCTTCATTGATGGATGACATCATTGAAACTACCAAGTATAACTTGAGAACTAACTCTATCTACAAGGGACAGGCTCTTGAGATTTCGGATATTAACAACCCGTCTATTCTGGATTTGAGCAGCATCGATAATCAGCTCATGGTTCTCAGTAAAGAAACTGAGTATGCATTGCGCCCTATCTATGCAAGAATACTCAATCCTGAAATGTGTATCGAAAAGGGAATTCCTTTGAAGTTCGGAGCCTTATTAGAAGGTGGTTATGGTACAGGTAAGACTCTGCTTGCATTTAAGCTGGCTCGTCAAGCTGTTGCTAACAACTGGATGTTCATTTACTTGAAAGATCCTAAGTTGCTTGCAGAAGCATTAAGAATGTCAAAGATTATTGACCAGTCAGGTCATGGTGCATTGATTTTCGTAGAGGACATTGACCAAGTAACTCGTGGTAATCGTGACTCTGCTATGCAGGATATCCTGAACACTCTCGATGGAGGTGACACTAAGGATATGAATGTCATTACACTGTTCACTACTAACCATATTGAATTGATTGAACCTACCTTCCTGAGAGGTAAGCGTGTTGGAACAATCATCTCTATGGGTCCTCTGGATGCAGAAACTGCAGAAATGTTTATCCGCCGGTCATTTGAGGTTGGTTGCTATACTATCTTGGACGATCTTACGGATGTATGTAAGTTCATTGAAGAAAGTCATATTGCTCCGGCATTCATGGCTGAAATCATTGAAAAGGTCAAGTCTATGATGGTACTTGCAAACCAGTGTGAGGTACGAGCAGACGACATCAGATACTCAGTTCAATCCTATCTGAGACAAGTAGAACTGTCCAGAACAAAGGATATGTCTGTGACTCCTGAAAAGAAGCTTGTAGACGCTCTGTTCGAAGTTCTTCATCTGGACAAAAACGAAAAGACTTTCCAGGCATTTATTAAGATGATGGAGAGTGCTCATGATGAGAAAATATCTGATTATGAATAATCATCATTTATAAGAATAACTGTTAACAAGAAAACTTGCAGCAATTTTAACAACGATCCCGTATGCCATACGAGAGTCTACAAGGTTTTCTGTTGATTGGGAAGTTGGGTAATCGGTAACCTCCTACATTTGGGATGTAGATATTGCCAGTTCGAGTCTGGTCTTCCCAACGCAAGGTTTACTAAAAATGTGTTCATTTACAAGAAATCCAACAGCAATTTATACGAGGGGTCTTTGGGTCAGCGGTTCGAGCCCGCTTCTCCCCACTAGTATTCAATTAATGGGGAGATAGCTCAGTTGGTAGAGCAAAAGTGTAAAGATGGATTTCTGATCTCGGGGATGCTTGGTTTTGACAGCGATTACGAGATAGTAGGACGTGTAGAGCGCGATCTCTTTAAACGAAGGAAAACAATAAATGCAAACAATAGCGTAAGATTGGCTGCCTAAGCAGCTGGCACATTAGCTTTGAGTTATGTGTCGGGTTACAAGGAGAGACCTAGAAACAGAAGAGGTGTACAGTAGAAGGATATAAGCCACTGTGCTTAACTCGAAGGCCACAGGTTAGTAGAGCTGAATCTCCTATACGTCGTTAAATGAAAGGTCAGATTAGCCTTGGGATTGACGGACCACTAAACACCGTTTCCTATTTTTGGTGTTAAAAAATAGGTGGTGGAGCTGACTGTGAACCAGTCAAGCCTAAAAGTTTGGTAATTTGATAAACTCGCAGTTAGTAAGTCGAGTAAAATTATCTATATGCTAGAACTCACTAGCTGATAAATAAAAATGAGACACACGTTATCCTATTATTAAGGATTGTTTGGACGAGGGTTCGACTCCCTCCATCTCCACTTATAAGAGTAGTTTTACTTTAAAAAGGCCAAGTGGTTAGTCCACAAGGGGATATGTCAGACTTAGAATTCGATAATTCTATACAGATAAGCCTTATCTGAGTTGAGAGTTAAAGCATCGAGGCTTTTGAATGAAAGTCCGCACTCAAAAGCATATCCTAAACTACTTTATAAAGTATACATTTAGAATCGTTAGTAGAAGAGTACATACAGCAAATTATTTTTTCAAACATCAAACTTTTAATTTGACACGTTTAGAATAGTACTCTGTAAAATGGCTGGATGGGTGAGTGGTTAAGCCCGCGGTCTGCAAAACCGTTGTTACCGTCGGTTCGAATCCGACTCCAGCCTCTAATATGGGTATTTTAGTTTAACGGTAGAATGTGAGATTGTGGCTCTCAAGAAGTAGGTTCGACTCCTACATTTACCCCATTGCGCATTTTAATTTTTTTTTTATTATGGAAAAAATAGAAAGACCTGATTTGAAGGAACTTAGCTCTAAGCTAGTTAAGGACCAAAAGAAAGTAGTAGCAACCATTACAATGGTTGACGATGGTGAAACAACTTCTGCTCTGATTGCAGGAGAAGGTGGGAAGCTCATGAACATGTTGGTTGGAGCAATGATTGACAAACCTGAATTCAGACAGTTAGTAGGAAAAGCTTATCTTGCTACAGCTATTCATGCTATGAAGGGCTAAGGGTACCTGTCGAAGATGGTAAATTATTGATAGGGCATAGTGTGCCCTATCTAAAGGTGGGTTACCCAAGTTGGTGAAGGGGACGGTTTGCTAAACCGTTAGGACGTTTATGCGTCGCGAGAGTTCGAGCCTCTCACCCACCGCGAAGTCGGGATGGCTAACTGACAAACTCGAGAATCATATAAGAGCTCTATATGATTATCACGTTTCCGAGAGTATTGGCGGATGGACGCATTAGTAGGAAACACTTATGGAGGGTTGGCAGAGCTGGTTTAATGCACCGGTCTTGAAAATCGGCGGGCGTGATGAGCGTCCCAGGGGTTCGAATCCCTTACCCTCCGCTAATTTTATACTCTTGGTGTAATGGTAACATGCCGGTCTCCAAAACCGTCGTTGGAGGTTCGAGTCCTTCAGGGTATGCAACTTTAATATTAAATAAATATGAAAAAGAAATTCTTTATTGGAGCGTTGGCAGTAAGTTTACTGTTGACGCTTTTTTCGTGTAAGGAGATAGAGGTAGAAAAGAATACTGAAGGTGTTGTATCTCTTACCGTTCCTACCGTTTCTGGATATAAACAGAGAGTAATTGACGTTCCTTCTGGGTATCTTTATGAGATAATAACTCCGAAAGATACATTTCTTGTATTTAGTAAGTACCAGACTGGAATGGTGTTACTTAAACAATCTCCTGTAAAATGAGACTTTTTATTAATGACATAGAAGTAGATAATTATGCTTTTATTACAGAAATATATGAAGACAGGATAATCTTAGACAAAGAAATTACTATTCCTCCTTTTAAAGATACTACGTATGTAGCTTCCTTTCCTAGAGTATATGGGAACCTCAGTAGTATTTCTATTACTGGTATTAATGGGAATGTAGTTTATTTAGATAATGAAAGAAACTGGCATTGTAATAGATCATCTAGGAATGGTCCATTTGGTTTATATATAACGCATGGAGCTCTTATTGTTCCTTTAGCTGTTCCTGAAGCAGTCAGGAGAGTTCTGTACAGTCTATTTGGACAAAATAAACTAAGAGTTGCAAAAACAAGATATGCTAAATGGCAAGATTCAGTTATATTTCCTAGTAATAGGGATTTCGAATTAGCGTGGAGAATAGAGAACCGATTAGGAACTCACAATCCGGACTATATTGAAAACTCTGAATTATCTCTCGACACTTGTGACTTCTGCATAGAAAGATATTATAAGGGAAGTTTTTCTTGCCACTGCGATTATTATTGTGGTAAAGACAGAGAAAGACTAAGAGAAAGAATACTGAAAACTTCTATGTAGACTGATTTTGGATTAAATAAACCCGAAAGGGAAGTATATAACTTTTAAATTTTTGTTTAATTTATGGTAAAATTCGTAATTTACACTTCGAATCTCCCCTTCATGCCTAAGAACATGGGAGAAGTTATTGACTTTGCTAAAGAGCAGAACAAGTTCAGAATTGCCTCAGTGGAACTGAACCCCTGCCTTGCAGACATTAAGGCTGGTGATAATATTATCACTAAGAAAGGTAACTCTATTTACGTGATTAAGGCTATCGAGGAATCCCTTGACAACTTGAGTCCTGAAACACGTGACTATCTTGATACTCTGACTCGCGAGTATGGCTTGAAGAAAGTCGGAATTACGAGCGTGGACAACATCATCCGCTTCGAGACTTGGTGTAAATCTGCTAAACCTATTATTAACTCATCTAAAAACAACAACAACATGACTACAAAAAATTCTATCAAAGGCTTCGCTGATCGTTTGAAATCTATGTTTATGCCGGTTGAGGCAGAAGGTGTTCGTATTGCAACTGACGGTAACATCTGTGTTGCAACAAGCCAGGGTTACGTAGCTATTGACAAGAACAACAGTCTGACTTCTTATCCTGAAGAATTGACACTGAACTTGCCGGTATTCATCGTTAGCAAACCGAAAGAACAGCTCGCTGTCGGCGATGTCATTGCTTTGGAACGTAGCTATGCTAAGGTAACAAAGATCAAAGGTGATCAGATTACTGCCATCGGTTATACTGGTGCTGGTAAGACTGTTCACACTATCAAAGACTTCTTGTTCAATCAGACAATGATTCGTGTCGTTGTTTCTTTGGCTGGTAGCGTTGGCGGACAGATCAATCCGATGATGTTGCTCGCTTTGTCAGACAAGGATGACAAGAAATCTCTGTTGCCTTTGATGATGATGACTCAGAACGGTGGTGCTATGAACATGAATCCGATGATGCTGATGATGCTCTCTGGTAAGGGCGATATGGACATCAAAGACCTCCTTATGATGTCTGCATTCAGCGGTGGCGCCAATCCTTTTGCTCAGATGTTTGGAGCTCAGCCCCAGGTCGTTAAACAGCCGGCAGCTCCTGCAGTACCTGAGGAACAGGATAATGATGCAGAAGTTAAGGAGTAATGTCTCACTAACCGTGCGCCGCTCTTTCTAAGGGCGGCGTTTTTTTTTTGTAATGAAAGAATTTAGTTTTTTAAGTTATCATACAGAATATTCTTGCACTGGGACATATAGTAGAAAAATGGGAGTTGATGTTTGTTTTTCAAACGTATTTTCGAGAATGAACAACAATTCTGATATTATCTATACTGTCCGATTGTATCCTGGGGTAGATCTCTGCGTCAAGAATCACCACTCGAATGCATGTCTCTTTAGCAGACACGAGGTAAGAAATCATCTTAGACAACTAAGAGGAATGTATCCATTCAGGTACAGAGTGTTAGAGAAAGCAACCGATGATGGACAGATATATTATGAAGTTGTAATACACCTTAAAGAAGTCCCTGCAACTTTTCATAAATATGTTCTCACTTGGTTAAGATATACTTACGAATATCCATATAATGTTATCTTGAAAGATGCTTATAGACTGAAGAAAGATCCTACATTCAGATTTGAATCAATTGCTAATATATTTAATGTTGTTTCCAATTGTTGTTCTGATTATGTTGGAGAAGGTCATTCAGTAGCTGAAGCTAGTATTCATGAGCCTCTTAGAAAGGATGAATTACGTGAGAGAATTAGAGAAGTAGATAGACTTAACAGTATATACAAAATTCTATCCATAAAGAAAACTAAACTCCCTGAGGAAATTGAAGGATTCGGATACAGAGATTTAGAGTATTGGTCGGAGGAATTATTTGAGTTGAGAAAGCCTACTTATATGAAGATGTATAACGCAATTAAGAGTAAAAGAAAATAATGAAAGTATTTGTTGTAGGAGGTTCAGTTGGCTACGCTAACTTCCTCGAAAACGCCTCTCTTGTTAATGACATTAAAGAGGCAGATGTAGTCTTGTTTACTGGAGGTGAGGACGTTGACCCATCTCTTTATAAGTGCGAAAAACACCCTCGAACTTACTCTAATCTTCAAAGGGATTTAGAGGAAAAGAAAGTATTTGAGAGTGTCATTCCAAACAAGCAAGTTTGTCTTGGAATTTGCAGAGGATCTCAATTCCTTTGTGTTATGAATGGTGGTTTATTGGTTCAACATTGCGATAACCACGCTATAGGTTACACGCACGGTATTACTGATGGTAAAGTATGTTATCAAATAACTTCTACACATCATCAGATGCAGTATCCCTATAACTTGAATCGCAAGGATTATAACATTTTATTTCGGTCAGAAGAGTGTAGAAGCACAACATATGGAGGTGAGAATATAGACTCTGACTATATACGCAGCTATGGAGAACCAGAGATAGTTTACTATCACAAAGACGGACTTCCTAAATGTCTAGCTGTGCAGGGACATCCTGAGATGATTCCTAACTCACCTGTAGCAAAAATGATTAATAACTTAGTAAAGAAATTAGTAGATGAAATTAGGTAAAATTACTATCGGCGCAGATCCAGAACTCTTTATTATTAACGAAAAGACAAAGAAAGTTGTTTCTTCTGTAGGAAAAATTCCTGGTGAAAAAGGTAATCCTTATGTGGCTGAGGATATGCCTTCTGGTTTTGGTCTAGAAACCGATAATATCCTGGCAGAATTTAATATTCCACCAGTTTCCGACGAGGCGTCATTTGTGAACAACATTGAGTACATGAAACAGTACATTGACAAGTTTGTTAAGAACCTTAACCCTGACTATGGTATCCTTTGTGCTGCTTCTAAGACTGTGGATAAGAATCAACTTCAAAGTCCACAAGCTCAATTGTTCGGGTGTGATGTAGACTACAATGCCTATACAGAGGCCGCTAATCCTAAGCCAGAAGGTTCCAAGACCAACTTAAGAAGTGCCGGATTCCATATCCATATAGGATATGAAAATCCAAATATCGATGCTTCTATTCTCATTGTAAAGTATCTTGATATGTACCTTGGAGTCCCATCTGTTATCTATGATAAGGATAAACGTAGACGCTCTTTATATGGAAAAGCTGGATGCTTCCGTTTGACTTCTTATGGTGTAGAGTATCGTGTCTTGAGTTCAGCTATGATGAAAGACGTAGAGACTCTGCAGTTTGTATGGAGACAAGTTCAGAAAGCTTTGGCAGCTGCATCAAGAGGTGGAAGACTGATTGATTCAACTTATGTTGTAAGAGCTATCAATGACAGCGATGCCGATTTGGCACAAAATATTGTTAAGACATATAACATCATGTAAGGATAAACTATATGTGTGGTATAGCAGGTATTATAAATAAAACTCCTAGGACATTTGATTACGCTACATTTTGTTCTTTAGGTATTTCAAACGACGCAAGAGGTGGCGATTCTTGTGGAGTATTTATTGATGGACGTTATGAATATGGCGTCGGAGAAAATAAGTTCTTCTCCTCTTACTTTCAAGAAAGTAAACTCCTTGAGGAAGTAGAAAAATCTACAGTTGCTCTAGTTCATTGTAGAAAAGCTTCAGTCGGAGTTATTAGTGAGAAGACTGCTCAACCAGTTGTAATTACTAAGGACGGCAAGGTTGAATTTGTATTGATGCATAATGGGACAATTTATAACTATGAGAAGCTTGCTAAGAAATATATTCCTGATGTGGATATTACTGGCATGACTGATTCTCAAGTTATGGCTCATATCTTCTATCATGCTGGTTATAGTGCTCTGGGAGAGTACAATGGAGGTGCAGTATTTGCAATCGTTGACTATAGAGGAATAGCTCCAAGAACGTTGTTGTTTAGAGGTTCTTCCAAGAAGACCTCTTATTCTAAGGACGCAGAAGCTGAACGACCACTCTATTACTGCATTGACAAGACAAAACGTGAGCTGGTTTTCTCTTCTATTTGGATGTATCTGATGGCTCTGAGAAGAGATTGTACTACTTATTCTCTTAGAACTAACGAGCTCTTAGAGTTTAATGGTACGTCTCTTGTGCTTGTTGAAAAGTACGATAGAACCAATATGCAGCAAAGTAAGGAAGTTACTACTGTTGCTAAGACATATCCATTATATGAAGGTGCTTATTATGGGCATGGTTCTTATGGAAAGTATGGAAGTTATGGTAGCTATGACGACTACTATGATGATTCCTGGTTTGATAGTGAAACCTCTATGGTATATGACAACTATATCAGTGTTGACATGCTTAGAAATATCTATTCCTATAAAGGAAAGAAAATTCATGGCAAGTTGTCAATTAATGACTATGGAAGAGTCGGAGGTAAATTGTCAAAAGACTGCGATGTGTGGTTTTTCAGTGGTGTAGCTTTGAAAAATAAGCATTGTTATAACTTTCTTACTAACCTTAAGAAGGAAAGCAAACTCTCGGATAAGGACTTTTTCTTTAAGTTTGAGAACGTTATTCGGTTCTTAAGCGTAGATGGCATCTATCCAAAAGGTGATTATTGGTATCAGGCTGTGTCCGCTACCGGTTCCGTGCTATTTACTGGGATCTGGCAACCGATGACTTCTGTCTCAGCAACCAGATTTACAGCAGGAACTCGTATAGGTACTACATATAAAGGAGTAAAAGAGCCTATAAAATCTAAAGTCCTTGATAAATTGGATATTAACTTTAAAACGATTAAGGAAGAATGCAAGTCATTGATGAAATAACTGGAAGAAAAATCTCCAGACAAAATTGTGCATTAGTGGCTGTACAACACCTTCCTGGGACTCTAGTACTTGGATACAGTAGTAGATCGGAATCCATCATCAGATTCTTAGCTTACGTTGAGGGAGAATTAAGATATTTTGAGGGTGATAAAGAACTATTAAAGGATGTCCTGGTATATAGTGTCTACAGAGGCTGTTATGTTTCTGTTGTCGATTTCCCTTCTAATTTATTGCCAATAGAGCAGTATCAAATGGGATTTGGAAGTTTCCCATATCACTTTGAAAGGAGATATGAAGCTGTAGAAAGCTTTAACATCTTCGAGGGAAAGCAACAAATAGTACATCCAGAAACATTTAAAGTTGCTGAGCACTTGAAATACTCCTTTGGTCTAGAGTTTGAAACCTCTATGGGTTATGTTCCAGAAGATCTCTGCTTCAGAGATGGACTAATTCCATTGCGAGACGGTTCAATTTCTGGTCTAGAGTATTCTACTGTGGTTATGGAAGGTAATTCTGGTTTGTCCTTATTGCGTCAGCAGTTAGGGACATTACGGAAATATACTGCCTTTAATAAGGAATGTTCTCTACATATGCACTTTGGAGGTTTCAACTTGGAACCTAAAAGTTTGTATAGAGCATACTTGTTATGTAAGGGACTTGAATCTGAGATAGGAGGATTGGTTCCACCAGAAACCTTTCATAGTGCGCATTACAAAGCGAACGGCAAGGATTATTGTATGAAGCTTCCATCATTTAAGGACTTCGACCAGCTTTATGAATATCTTGTAGGAAGAAGATTTTATGGTAGTCTTACTCAGCCTCATCCTAATGACATAAGACGTGAGGCCAAATGGCGGATTCCTACTCGGTATTATTGGGTAAACTTTGTCAATGCTGTATGCTATAACGTCAACAAAACTATAGAGTTCAGACTCCTTAGACCGACTTACAACTTTGAAAAGGTCTTGACATGGATCTCAATTTTCAATGCGATCTTAGCATTTGCAGAGAAAGAACAGAATTTACGCTGCTATAGGGGAATTTGCCTAGAGCATGTCATAACAACTGTATATCCAGAAGATGTTTCTAAGCAAGTCATGGAGGGAGTCCGTAAACTTCAAGTTCTCACTATTAACCAGATACATAATGGGGATGATATAGGAAGAGACGTTGTACTGGAAAATTCATTGTTTCATTTAGAATAACACTAACATGGAATGGTATTATATCTTAGGTATTATATCCTATAGTATCTTCATTATTCAATTTATCTTATCCAATTTCGGTTTCCTAGAAACCGATTTGGATGTAGATTTTGATGGTGAAGCAGATTTCAGTGTTAACGACCTCCTATCCTTTAAAGGTCTGGTTCATTTTGCCATGGGTTTCTCAGGATGGTTGATGCTTTCTGGAAAGGTCACAGCATTGACTATTTCTTTTGCATGTGGTGTAGGAATTATCTTTATGGTCATTTTATACTTCGTGTATAAACTGTGCATGAAGTTTAATTCTGAGCCTACTACAAAATCCAAGACTGATTTAGTAGGAGAGGTTGTTATAGTCTATGTTCCGTTACCTAACGGAAACTGTGTATGTAAAGTCGATGCTCCCAACTACACAGAAATTACATGTAAAGCTGACACTGAAGTTCAGGTGGGAGACATATTAACTATTAAGTCTTATAAAGACGGAATTTATTACATTTCTAAATAATTTATTTTATAATGATTACTTCTAGTTTGATTATTGCAGGGATTGTAGCAATCCTTGTAATTTTGACCTTAATTGGTTTGATGTCACGTTATCGTCGTTGCGCAAGTGATGAAATCTTGGTAGTATTTGGTAAAGCAGGTAAGAAAACTGTTACTAATCCAACTACAGGAAAGAATGAAACAGTTGTTCTTCCTTCTAAGATTATTCATGGAGGTGGTACTTTTGTATTCCCTATAATTCAAGACTGGCGAAAAATGTCTCTTAAACCGATTCAAATTCAAACATCGGTTATTGGTGTATCAAGTCAGATGATTAAAGTAACGATTCCTGTAACTCTAACTACTGGTATTGGTACTACTGATGAACTTATGCAAAATGCTGCCAGTCGTTTCTTGACTGCTTCCCCTAACGAAATATCGGAACAGATTAAGGATATCCTTATTGGTGAAATGCGTAGTTTGATGGCTACTATGACCATTGAGGAAATTAACTCTGACCGTGTTAAGTTCTTAGGTAAAGCAAAAGAGAATATTGAAACTGAATTGAATAAGATTGGTTTCAGTATTATCAATATTAATAATGCTGACATTTCGGATGATGCTAACTATATCAAGAATCTTGGTAAGAAAGCCGCTACTGAAGCACAAGCTCAAGCAGAGGCTGATATTGCTGAAGAGGAAAAGAAAGGACAGATCCGAATTGCAGAGACTATTAAGGAGAAAGAAATTGCTGTAGCAGATGCAGAAAAAGCTCGTGCAACTCAGGTAGCTCAGACCAAGCAGGAACAAGAAGTTCGTGTAGCTGAGATTGAGCAGGAGAAGCAAATTAAATTGGCTGAGGCTGAAAAGGTTAAGGAGTCCGGAGTCGCTGAACAACAGGCTGAAAAGGAAGCTAACATTGCTAAGGCTCAGGCTGCAGCAGAGTCAGCAACAGCAGCTCGTAAAGCTGAGGCTGTAGCATCTGTTGCTAAGTCAGAAGCTGAGGCATTGTCAGCTCAAGCAGAAGCTGAAGCTCAGAAACAGATTCGTATGGCTAAGGCTGAGCAAGAACAAGAGGCTGAAACTCAGAAAGCTGTTAATGAACAGCAAGCTAAAGTAGCTGAATATGAATCACAGAAGCGTCAGAGAGCTGCAGAAGCTGATAAGGCGGCTGGGGTAGCTGAACAGAAAGCTACTATTGAAGTATCTAAAGCAAGAGGAGAGGCAGCTCAAGCTGAGGCAGAAGCTGAGAAGATTGCAGGTACTTCTAAAGTTGAAGCTCAGATGGCTATTGAGAAGACTAAGCAGGAAAGACAAGTTGAAGTAAATGAGGCTGCAGCATTGGCTGCTGAAGCTAAATTGACTGCAGAGGTGATTGTTCCTGCTCAGAAGCAGAAGGAGAAAGTAACAATTGAAGCTGAAGCAATCAAGCAGAAAGCTATTCTTGAGGCAGAAGCTAAGGCAGCTGAGATTACTAAGGAGGCTGAAGCAAAAGCAAATGCTACAAAGATGCAGTTGGAAGCAGAAGCCGAGGGTACTCGTAAGAAACTTCTGGCTGAGGCTGAAGGTAAGAGAGCATCTTTGATGGCTGAAGCTGATAAAGTACAGGCTATTGAGATGGCCCCTGCATTGGCTATTGAGAAGATGATTGATTCTGGTATGACACCTCAGATGATTGTGCAGTATAAGACAGTTGACCAGTTATCCGGTATTGCTGATGCTTCTGCTAAGATGTTTGAACACATCCATCTTGGACAGGTTACTGTATATGGTAACGAAAATACTGCCGGTAACTTTATGGCTAAGACTGCAGAAAACTTGAATCCTGCTCTTGATTTGCTCCGTTCTATCCCAATTGCAGACACTGTAAAAGATATGTTTGGAGGAAAACAAATCGAGAACAAGCCTAAACAACCGGAAGTTTCTGAAGGTGAGGAACACTTTGAAGAAGTGAAGTAATCTTTAAGACATAAGCTTAACACTTTTTAACTTTGACAAGTTAGAAAGAGTACTTATATTTACAAGCTACAAGAACACATACAGCAAAATCTTTACTTTCTATTGTTCGCCATTTTATAGAACATGTGGTGTAATGGTAGCACACTCAGTTCCTAACTGAGAGGTAAGGTTCGAATCCTAAGAGTAAGTGTTCTGCTAAAAGGACGAGTGGTTAAGCGTATAGCACTATAAAACTTTTCGCAGAGAGTCCGAAACGACCTGAAAAACTAAATTGTCCTTTTCCTCTCCTTAGTTCAATGGATAGAACCTCTGTCTTCTAAACAGATAATTCCAGTTCGAATCTGGAAGGAGAGACAAAATATTAAAAATATGAATAGAATTGAATTTGAAACCCTAATAATAGACCTTGACAAGAAGGAATGTTACTTAGATGGCAAGGAAGTTAGTCTTACTAAGACTGAGTATAATTTGCTAGTCTTTCTTCTAAGTCATAGAAATAAAATCTACACCAGAAAAGAGATTATGCAAAGTGTGTGGGATACTGAGGTATCCTTAAGAGCTATTGATACTACTGTATCAAGACTACGAAAGAAAATAGGTCAAGTTGGAAGGCATATTGTTACTAAACTTGGCTTCGGTTACGGATTTAATACGTGAATTGTATCATATTAATAAGAACACTCACAGCAAAAATTTTATTTATGCATATTATTACAATTATTATTAATTAGAAGCTAGCTGGTCTAGTCCAAAGATACTGATGGTTAATGTATCCCTACTGCTCTTTTGATGGTAAATAAAGTGGCTTGCTCTGTACTAGTTTCGGAGGACTATCATACTAAAACTAGTAAAGTGTTCTGATTTATGGGGTAGTGGCGTAATTGGCAGCCGCAACAGATTTAGGATCTGTCGTCTTCGGACGTGTGGGTTCGAGTCCCACCTACCCTACTAACCTTTAGAAAATTTAGATAAATGATTAAAGTGAAGATTCTTTTTTTAAAAACTTTTTGGAAGTGGCTAAGAAGGCTATTCCAAAGAGAGAAAAATGTTACCGTAGAAGAAAAGGAGGAGAAACCTGAAGAACCTGAAGAACCTGAACCTATTCCAGAACCTACTCCAGAACCTAAGCCCGAAGTAGTTCCAGAGCCAATCCCTATTCCTGAGACTCCTAGAGTTTCCGATACAAAAGACAAGGAAGATGAGGACGAAGAGGTAGTTCCTGAAGAAATAAATTCCAAACTTTTAGGTAATACTTTCTCCAAAGCTGGGACACAAGGATTTATTAGAGTTTATAACACTAGTAAATTCAAAAAGATTATACACGAACATTTCCACTCAATAGATGAACTGTTATCATGTCTGAATCATAGAGACAATAATCAAGCTATGAGAGAATCCACTAGCTCTAATTCTGAAAGATCAGAGTTTAGCGGAACTAGTAGTTATGATGAGGCAGTTAATCTATTCAGAAATGGGTATGTTAGTATATTGCCTAAAATTAAGCAAGGAATAGCTGAGAATGTAAACAAGTTCAAAGAATTATTTCTTGACACTAAAAGTAAACCACTGTCCTCTGTAGTAGGTAGTTCTCCAAATGTACCAAAGTATTTGATGGGGTTACCACATTCTATGGATGACCGTACTAGAGAAATTCAAAAAGTAAAAACCGTTGATATAATTTATTTTCCTCAAGGTCCTTGGCATGTAGCTAGGGAGGACTTCGTTAAGGCAGGTATCTCCATGCTTTCAGCAATACAATTGCTTGAAAATTCTGGAGTATCTATTAGCTTAAGCTGCTCTATGTATTCTGGTTATGCGAGAGGAGAAGCTGTTCTAGGTACTGTGCAATTAAAGGATTATAAGGATAGATTGGATTTGAAAAAGCTATGTTTCCCTATAGCTCATCCGTCTATGCTAAGACGTATTGGATTTAGGTTCCTAGAAACGGTACCAGGTCTTAAGAACGATTACTTTGCTTCTGGATATGGTAGTTCACCTTCTCATATGCTATCCCAGGAGATGCTAGGCAATAAACCTAATACGGTTGTGCTCACTCTAGAGTTAATTCGTGGAAAAATGGATTTTAATGTTAAACAAATAGTAGCATATATAAAAGAAAATGCAAGAAGATAGAGTAAAAGAACTGGTCGAATTAATAGACTCGGCAGTTAACAGCACCGTAATATCTACGTGTGTTGACAAAGTGTATAATGAGGTTGTTCCTGTAGTGAAAAAGCATATTTTGGAAACCTATGGACCCCTTCCCCAAGTGGTAGAGGTAAAACAAGGCCCAATTACGCATAAAGTTACAGGAATTTTTCATGAGAAATTCAAAACTGTTCTTAAATTAGTCTCTCTAGACTTACCTGTATATTTAAGTGGTGAGGCTGGAACTGGAAAGAATGTTATCTGTAAGCAGATAGCTGAGGCATTGGGACTCGAATTTTATTTCACTAATGCTATAACTCAGGAATATAAGCTTACTGGCTTTATTGATGCAAATGGTATATACCATGAAACTCAATTTTATAAAGCATTCAAGAACGGAGGATTATTCTTCCTAGATGAATTAGATGCTTCTATTCCAGAAGTCTTAGTTATTCTTAATGCTGCTATTGCTAATAGATATTTTGACTTCCCTACTGGGAAGATAGAAGCTCATAAGGACTTTAGACTCATCGCAGCTGGAAATACCTTTGGAACTGGTGCAGACCATGTCTATTCTGGAAGATATTGTCTTGACGGAGCCTCTCTTGACCGATTCAATATTGTTACTGTCTCTTACTCTCCAAGAATAGAGGAGAACATAACTAAAGGAGATAAAGAACTTCTTGAATTCTGTCATACGTTTAGAGCACTTACGAAAGATGCTGGCATTAAGTCAATCTTCTCTTATAGAGGTCTGGGTTCTATAACTGTTTTAAATGGCAGTATGCCCCTGAAGGACATATTAAGAATCTGTCTTATTAAGGGTATGAATGCAGATGATCTTGTAATCCTTCAGAATGGAATGAGGTCTAACCTCGACACTAATAATAAATACGTTAAAGCATTTTTAGATTTATAATATGGAAAATCCAAGTATTGTTTGGCTTAGGAACGGTAGAGTACTTAAGCAAGTGGATAGCAATATCCAAGTATTAGACGCTCTTAGCAAAAGAGTGTATACAATGAACTACGATTCTGATCGTAATGAAATATTCTTGGAAGACTTTGCAGATGAGTTTCATTTTGATTTCAAGGTTTATGGTATGGAATCGAAACTCATTAAGCATATAATGAAGACTTTCGAGAATACCTCAAGAAATTTAGGAATTCTGTTTAATGGTGTCAAGGGCACAGGTAAGACTATTACTGCTAAGATTATTGCGAATGAAACGAAGCTTCCTGTAATTATTATCAATGCTCCTTATCCCGGTCTTGCAGACTTTATTTCCAAGATAAATTGTCCGTGCGTCTTGTTCTTTGACGAGTTTGAAAAGAATTTTAACACTGATAAGGGCCACGATTTGGAGTTGTTGTCTATCATGGACGGAGTCTTCAATAGCCAACATCGTAGAGTATTCATATTGACAACTAACAAGTTGTATATCAATGAAAACTTTATTGGAAGACCCTCAAGAATTCGTTATAAGAAATCCTTTGGAAATCTTCCGTCAGAAGTCGTTATGGAATATCTCGATGATTGTTTGGTGGACAAGAGTAGAACTCAGGAAATCCTTGAATTTATTGACTCCTTGGCTATATCAACTATCGATATTTTGAAATGTATTGTAGAGGAAGTTAACATTCATAACTGTCCTGTTTCTGAGTTCAAGCAATTCATCAATGTTGAGCAAGCTAAGTATTCTTATACCGCCAAGATGGTTTGCTATTACTATAACGAGGAGAACTCCGTAGACATCTTTAAGGAAACTCTTGCTAAAGTTGGCACAAAAGAGAAGAATTCAGATGGCGAAGAGTATACTCTGGATGAGGATGATTTGGACATCTACACTAGAAGGATTAACTCTCCTACGTCAGTTGAGTTCTTGCAAGTTGGAGAGTCTTTCGGTGGTTATGGAACTGTTGTGGAGCCACTTAACAAAGATGGAATTATCATAACGGAGAACGATTCTGGTAAGAACTACTTCAAGATTCTTAACCTTGAAAGTCGTCCTTCCTTGTATAGAGGAGGTTTAGCACTCTAAAAATATGAGGTACAGGTACTTACGTACCTTACCTCTTTTGGCAACATAGCTCAGTTTGGTTAGAGCGTAGGAATCATAACCCTAAGGTGGACAGTTCGAATCTGTCTGTTGCCACAATAAAAAAAAAATTAATTATGGAATTAGCACTATCTGTAGAGCAAATGAAACATCTAAAGGAATTAGGTGTTGACTTAAGTAAGGCAAGTATGTGGTGGTGTAGAATTGTGCGACCTGCGTGCCCTCCAACTAAGAAAGAAAAAGTTATGGTGGATTGGTTCTTAAGTACACATAAAGAACAGATGCATACAGGTTTGGACATAGTAGAAACTATGCCAGCATTTATTTTAAATGATATTCTAAATCTGTTACCCAAATACATATACGATGAACAATCTGGATACTATGCTAATTTGTGTATTGATTATGAAAGAGAGAAAATCTTATACGGAAGAACTGACGGATATGGAATTGAGGTATGGTATGGGGAATATATGAGTGATGATTTAACTGAAACAGCATACAGAATGTTGTGCTGGGTTGCAGAAAACAATTATTTGAACACTAATAGTAATTAATATGGAAATAAACGGAGTTAAAATACGAGTTCCTGAAGGAATGGAACCCTATATAGAAGATGGAGAAATAAGATTTAGGAAAAAACTTTCTCTTGATGAAGTATATAAACAATTGTTTTTGAACAGGACTATGTATTATATGGGTGATTCAGGATGGATTTGCAAAAGAGAGGATAATTTTGATGCTATGATTCCATATGATAACAGAACTATTGCAAATAATTGTACTTCTGAGAGACAAGTAGAAAAGCTTCTTGCTATTATTAAGTTAATGAATGTTGCTAAATATCTTAATAAGGGTTGGCAACCTAATTGGAATAGTGAGAATGATTCTAAATATTATATCTGTATTGATGCTACTGATCTTATTTCTATAGAAAGAGTAGGTACTGTTCTTAACTCAAATCCTGGTAGTATCGTATATTTCAGCGATTATTCACTTGCACAACAGGCTATTGAAATATTAGGTGAAGAAAATATTAAACTTGCATTGTCAACTGATTGGTAATTATGAGCAGGAGTAGAAAGAAAAAAGCTATTGTAAAGGATCATACTGGTAGATGGTATAATAAAGCTATTAGACATCGGCAGAATCAGGCAGTTAGAAATATTCAATCTCTAGTCGATATGTTGGACTATACTATTCCACATCCTAACGAAATTGTTAATAAGTACGACATTAGTGATTGGAAGATAATTTGCTCCAAGTATTTCGATGCCAATTATATAAGTAAATTAATGAGAAAATAACTATCTTTGGATGGCGAGGTGGTGGAATTGGTAGACACGAGGGACTTAAAATCCCTTGGGCATTGCGCCCGTGCGGGTTCGATCCCCGTCCTCGCTACTATATATCTTATAATATGAGCACATTAAAACCTGGGGACAAAGTCCGCAAGTATAGCGGAAAGCCCTTCAAATGTGGGTTTAAGACAGCAACTGTAAAAGACCTTACTGTTAACCCATATACTGAGAAACAAGCTGCAGTCATCTTAGAAGATGATTCAGTAGTAGATTTACACATAATTTATAAAGTTTGATATGATGGTGACTTTTTATCCTCATCTTCCTAATAACTATAAGGATTGGGAAGATTGTAGCTCTCCTACTCATGCAAGTATTAGAGTTACAGATAAGCGCAGTAAAACCTCTCGCAGGGGTAATAAACATTATTATCATTATGATAAGGAGTCCTATGACTACATTAATAAACTCTTAGAGGCTTCTGTTGGAAAGAATTTTGATGATGTTTACTCTAAAATCTGTAAGAGATTTCGTAGAAAAAAGAATCTAAAGTTTAGAAATGAATTTAAAGACTCTATTGATTCTATGTACAATCCTCGTAGTCGTAAGCACTTCTACCTAACTGAAGATAAGGTGATTACTTGTTATAAGCTAGGGCAAAGATCATCGAACTTAGTAAAGATTCCTATATCAGAATCGAAGCCCTACTATATAGTAAATTTAAAAGAACTGTTTAGATTTCCTAAGGCTCTTGACCGAATCAAGGTTTCGTTTGGTAAAATAATGTATAATAAGATATTAGATGGCTATAAAATGTCAGAGGGCTTAGGAGCTAGAGTTAAAAATGCTATCAACATCTCTCTTATAGAAGACTACAATATGCCATATCCGCAGTGTTTTATAAGAAATATGATTAGGGGAGTTCAGGATATTAATTATAAGATTCTCTATCGCTATAGTAAAGCTCATATAAAATATATGGCGGAACTTAGAGATTCTAGAAGAAAGAAAAGAAGAGAATTTTTGAGGCAGCAAGAAATTGAACGTTCTGAACTATTACGAAAAGTAGAATATAATAGAAAATTACAGGCAATTTTAAATGAACAGGAAGGAAGGAAATGAAAAGCTATTACAGCTCTTAAAGGATTATCTAGAAGCTAATCCTGATATTAGGTTCATTCAGGCTTTATGGAATCTCCATATAATTGATGGAAGAACTATAGTTCTATCTCCAGAAGCTAGTTATACTGAGGTTATAGATAGATTCTATGAAGAACCTAGTGAAACTTTAAAAAGAATAGTCGAACAAGGGGCTAAAGTAGATTAACCCCAAACCTGAGCCCTTGAGCCTACTGGCGACAGTCCACGGAGTAATTTCCTAGGAGTGCAGTTAGGGGGTTTAAAACAAATTTATATGAAGTTAAATATAAAGGTATTCCGTAAGGAATTAAGCACTAGAGATAATAGGTACCTTGTAAAAAATAATTCAATCATGGAATATAAACATGAATTATTTATTTGTCAGTGTAATAATACAGAACATCAGTTAATCTTCTCTTATTTTCCGGACGACGAAGATAAAGATGTATATGTATCAGTACATTTAACTCCAGAGTATAATATCTGGAAACGCATTAAAATGGCTGTTAAGTATATTTTCGGTTATAAGTGTCGTTATGGGCACTTTGATGAATTTATATTCAACAAACAAGATGCGGACAAATTACAATCGGTAGTGAACTATCTCAAGTCTTAATGCGTTTAACATTGAGTCTCTGTGAGAGTGTTTACTCTTGCAGGGACTCTTTTTTTTTTTCAGATTTTATGATACTAGGAGAATTAATAGGATATATTGCTATAGTTATAGTAATTATTCTGGTAAAAGCAGAGATCAACTTTAGACGAATGGTCAGATATTATAGGAATTTAGGATACAGACATCCAGAAGAACAAGCTAGCAGAGCGTATTGTATATCTGTATCTTTTGTACAAATTGCTTTGTTGATAGCAGTTTCAATACTCATCTGGGTGTTAATTACTCATTGGAATGACGCAATATACATTAATAACTGATGGTGCATATTCCTCTGCTCGTGATCAGGGAGGAATAGGGTTAGTATTTTTAAAAAATGGGGAGAAAATACTAGAGTATTCTAAGATGTATAAGAGCGTTACCAATAACATGATGGAATTAGGAGCAGTTATTATAGGGCTTCGATTAATTAAGAATCCTATAGATTCCTTAACTATTGTTACTGATTCCATGTACGTGATTGGTTGCGCTACTAAAGGTTGGAAGAGAAAGAAAAACGTAAAACTTTGGCAAGAATTTGACACTCAGTATGAACGAGTAAAGACTTTGTGTCCAGATATACGTTTTGAGCATGTAAAAGGACATGACGGAGATAAGTGGAATGAGTACTGCGATAAGTTAGCCGTAAAGGCTTCTCAGTCAATATAAGAATGATAAAAGTATTAAAATTATTAAAACGAATTTTGGTCCATAAGTTCTGGGTAGCATATTATTGCTTCCAAGCAGGTTTATACTGGCAGGGAATAACACATGACTTATCTAAATTTAGCAGAACTGAGTTTAGTCGTTCTATAAAATATTGGGACGATAAAGTAAGTTCGCTAGAAAATGAAACCAGAATAAATGGTTATTCTGAGACATTTCTGCATCATAGAGGAAGAAATCCACATCATTATGAGTATTGGATTCATAGCCTTGATAGTGGTGGTATTCCAGCTAAAATGCCTAGAAAGTACGCTTTAGAGTTAGTGTGTGATTACCTAGCTGCTTGTAAAACCTATGGAGGAAATCCCAGAAACGAGATAGATTGGTGGAACTCATGTAGTTCTAAGCTAAAGATGCATGAGGATACTAAGTCTTATGTATCTAACATCTTTTATGGATTCCACACAGGAAAAAGTTTAAAAGAAGCAATTGAATTTGCAGATATATTATGGAGGTAAGTAAAGAAAGATTTTACGAATTTATAGAAAATTATAACGGTCCTGGGGCTTTGTGTACTCATGAAATTAATTTCACAACTCCGAGTTCTATTATATACTGTGACTTTGGACTTCATCCAGAGATGAAACCTGGAATAGAGCGAATACAAGCCTGTATAGTAGCAGAGCATGTTTATCCAAATCCGTATGTTGAGAACTCTAAGGACAAATATTATATAGTTGTAAAAGGAATTTAACGATTATTCTATGAGTAATATAGTAGATTATTCGATTGAAACTCTTCTTAAGAAGGGTGGAAAGGTAACAGGGTGCATGGGATTTCCTGGAGACCCTAAAGAATATACAAATGCATGTAAATCCTGTGCTAATTTTGGAAATCATGCAGATGGTAGTAAAGGGTGTTTAGAGCCTTATGGTGGTACCGATTGCTATGTCTGGGTAACTATGCCTAATGGTGAAGTTATAGGGGCATGTCATAATTATGAAGTATTAACTAATTCTAGTAATAACAAATAAGATGAAAGAAACAATTCTTTTGACCGATGGTTATAAACTCGGTCATCACTTTCAGTATCCAAAAGGAACTGAAATGGTTTATTCAAATTGGACTCCACGTAGTTGTAAGTATTTTCCAGAAGCTAGTGAAGGTTCAGTAGTGTTTGGTATTCAATACTTGGTAAAAGAGTATTTGATTAAACAGTTCAACAAGAAGTTCTTTAAACTTCCGAAAGAGCAAGCTGTCAAAGAGTTCTATGACAGAGTAAATAACTTTGTCGGCATTGAAAATGTCGGTATTGAACATATAGAAGCTTTGCATGATCTTGGTTATTTGCCTATAGAAATCAAGGCTCTCCCTGAAGGTTCAATCTGTCCGATTAGGGTTCCGATGATGACTATTAAGAATACACTTCCGGAGTTCTTTTGGCTTACTAACTATCTGGAGACTCTTATAAGTTGTACTTTGTGGCTTCCGTGTACATCTGCGACATCTGCTCGTCTGTATAAGAAGGAACTCAGACGTCATGCAGACCGTACTGGTTTCCCTACTGATGTGAATATTGACTTTTCTTGTCATGACTTCTCTATGAGGGGGATGGCTGGTATCGAAGCTGCCATTATGTCTGGTATGGCTCATATGACTTCGTTCTGTGGCAGTGAAACCATTCCGGCCATTCGTGCCTTGGAAGAATACTACAACGCAGACTCTTCTAAGGAACTTGTGGCTGCAACCGTCCCCGCAACTGAACATAGTGTAATGTGTGCAGGTGGCAAGGATGGGGAGATTGAAACATTCCGCCGTCTTATCTGTGACGTATATCCTAAAGGAATCGTAAGTATAGTATCAGATACTTGGGATTTCTGGCAGGTAGTAGAAGACTTTCTTCCTAAATTGAAGAAAGAGATTATGGCACGCGATGGTCGTGTTGTTATCCGTCCTGATAGTGGTGACCCTGTGGATATTATCTGTGGACTAAGAACTAATCCACACTTTAATACTCGCATTGTAGAAGGTCGTTACTACTGTTGCTATGCTCCATTTGATATTGATTCTGAGTATGTAGAGGTATCAGAAGGACAGTATTATGGCGCTTACTATATGCTCGGAAAGACATTTGGCTGGAATACTACTGAGAAAGGTTTCCGTTACCCTTCATCTAAAGTTGGACTGCTCTATGGTGACTCTATTACTCTAGAACGTCAGAAGCAAATCTATATGCGTCTTGAAGGTGCTAATATGGCTGCTTGTAATCTGGTTCTTGGAGTTGGTTCGTTTACTTATCAGTTCAAGTCAAGAGACTCTCTTGGTTTCGCAGTTAAGGCTACAGCTTGTAAAGTAAATGGCCAGCTTGTAGAAATATTTAAGCAACCTAAGACTGATGACGGTACTAAGAACTCTTTGAAAGGTCTTATTGCTATCTATGAGAAGGATGGTAAATACGTAGCAGTCGATGGAGTATCTGAAGAAGAGGAAATGGCTGGAGCTCTTGAGCCTGTATTCGTAAACGGAAAACTAATGCGAGATCACACTCTTAGTGAAATTAGAGAACGTATTAACTCTACGCTATAATGAGTAACGAATCTTTTAATCATCCGTTTTGTGACTATAATTGTATAAGACGTTTAGAGAAAGAACTGAACACTCATGGTAGCTTAGTCATAGGGTTCGACTTTGACAATACAATCTTCGATGTGCACAATAATGGTGGTAACTACAAAGACATTATTGATGCTTTAAAAGATTGCAAGGACAGAGGTTGGACCTTATGTCTTTACACTTCAGAGCTAGATGAAAACTGGTTGAAGTGGAAGATTGACTATTGTAAACATTTTGGTATTGCTCCAGATTATGTTAACGAAAGTCCTCTTCTTAAAGGGACTAAGAAACCATTCTTTAGTTTACTTCTCGATGATAGGGCTGGTTTGCAAAGTGCCTATCTTATATTAAAAAGTATCTTGAATTATGCAGATTCTAAACCTAATCAACAAGGAAAGGGGTGATGTTGATTACTCCATTTCCAGATTCCCTGATGGTGAAGTACAAATAACTCTGGGTGAGTTTAGCCATAAGGACGAAATAAACGTAAGATGTAGAATTACTAGTGCTGAAGAGTTGTTTATACTTATGCAGGTATCTGACATTCTCAGAAGGCATGGGATGAGATTTTCAATCTCTATTTACTATCTCATGGGTATGAGAATGGATAGAGTAATGAGCTTTGATCGCCCCTATACTCTAAACATGGTAGTACATGTGCTTGATAATTTGGGAGCGTACGGGATTTACCTGTTTTGTCCTCACTCTAGTACAGCATTAGACCTATTTAGGTATACAAGTGTCGCGCAGATAAACCCTGATAGGCTTGATAATATGGTAAATACCACATTCAATGATTATCAGATTGTTCTGCCTGATGCAGGTGCTGTAGAAAGAGCCACTGCTGATGATATGCCTGAAGGTATAGTAATTGGAGAAAAGGTTCGTAATGTTACTACTGGTAAGATTGAATCTATTAAGATTAAGAATCCAGAGGTAATTGATGGTAGACCTCTTCTTATAGAAGATGATTTGTGTGATGGAGGAGGAACGTTTGTTGGGTTAGCTCAGGCTATAAGAGAAATTGATCCTAAGGCGGATGTCAACATTGTTGTATGTCATATGGTAAACCCTAAAGGTATTGAAAATCTTTCTAAGAACTTTAACCACGTGTGGTTTACTAACTCTTATAAGGATTGGAGAGCTGAGTTTGAAAAACAGTCTACTTCTCTTCCAGAAAACGTAACTCAAATTGATATCGTATGAAAGCACTAAAAGTAGAAATGGTTGATATTCAGCCTATGACTTGTGGTCAGGCTGCTGAAGCTGGATATACCGCTCATGGTATGTCTACTGATATGGGGTTTGGAGTAACTTACCCTAATGGGAAACGCGAGTGGATTCCGAGCGATGTTGCAAACAAAGAATTTTACCGTCTTTCTGAGAAAAATGATGGTACTAAGATTCTTAAAGAAGATGTTGAAAACTTTATTACTGACGTTGACGTAATGACAGTAGGAGATAAAACTACTGTTGTGAATGCTCACACTCTTACTGGGTTTGATACTGTAAGACACAGTTCTTGCGTTGATCCTAAAAACTATAGTGAGGAGTTAGGTAAGAAGTATGCTATGGAGGAAGTGATAAACGACCTCTGGAGCCATCTGGGATTTGTATTACAATGGGCAAAATTTGGACTTAAAAGAAAATAATTATGAAGTACAGAAAGAAAGTTGAAAACCTGAAGGCAGCACAAGCCTGGTGGGACAAGCAAGATCAGAAGTATAAAGATGCTACTACACGTCCTGGAAGTATTAAACAACGTATTATAAGTGGCAGCAAATAATTTAAAAACGATTACCTCCACTATAATATCAGTCATCACTGAAGACCTAGGCTACCCTGTAAAACTGGATGAGTCTAGTGTTATCAGTGATGTTTACATGGACAGCTTAGATACTGAATTGTTTCGATCTATGCTAGAGGGTATATATCGTATTACTATTGATGACAGTATTTATACTGACAGGTCTACGAGAATATCTGATCTAGCTAACTATATACAGAATAAGCTATATGTTAAGGGTGGTATTAAAGAAAATTAAGAATAAGTGGTATATAGCTTCTGGCGCTATAGGTTTCCCTACTACTGTTAGACAGAATGACTGCTTCTCTAGATATATCAAAGAAAATGAGGACCTTACTATAACTAAGGATTCTATACAGAGCTCCTTTTGTAGAATTGTTCCGGAGGATACTGGAGAAGATTATCTCTGCAAAATGTATGATGTTGAAAGTGGTGAGTTTGTGGGAACTGTAAATATATGCTATGAATTCTTTACTAAGTTTAAAATAGATGGAGAATTTTACTTTAACCGGGTAAGCGATTAATTTTGCATGTATGGTAATTGAGGAAAAGGATTTTAGACTTATACCTACAAGCGATTCTTCTACAAGATTTGACCTAGAACTACTGTACACAGTACGTCCTAAGGGAAAAGAGGCAAGGCAAGAATTCAAAAATGTAGCTTACGGGATATGCTTGGACCATGCTATAAGAAAGATTGCTCATTATCGTGTAAGTTTAAATCATGAGAATGAAGCAGTTACACTTCTTACGTATTTCCAAGAATTCACAAGAGAACTAGATTCACTAAAGACATTATGCGGAGTTTAAATGTTCATTATCTGAAGCATTCTCTAGATAAATTGTGCCTCTTCCTAGATGATTTATATCATATAAATAGTGGAGGTTGTTGCTATATAGCATACCTTATAGCGAAGCATCTTGATAAACTTGGAGTAGATTATACTCTTTCTGTTTATAACTTTGGATGCAGGGACGAATCTGATATAACTAAGGAAGTCACTAATATGTTAAGATCCAGCAATAGGAGTTCTGTTATCGGGCTGTATACGTGCGAACACTACTGTATCTCTATAACTGGAGGAGGTAGTGTCAACGAAGGGGACGTAGACGGGCTTCACTGTTATAACATTAGTGGCATTACCTGTAAGAATATTAGATGGATTTATAAGCACGGGTTTTGGAATAAGTACTACGATACCCGTAATAACAAAATTGTAAAAGGAATTATAGACTCATTTTTCAAAAAGTATGAATAAAGTGGTTTATCCTTCCACCAAGACAATGAAATGTCCTAGGTGTAGACAGGTAGTTAAACATGTTTTATACAACTACCAATATGCAATTTATAAATGTACTCAATGTGGTAATATACACGCATGAAAAAAGAAAATGTTCAAAGTCCTTCTAAGGCACCCCAGCGTGATGAGGATCGCTGGGTAGACGTGCATGATGATGCACTTATGATTGAGTTGGGAATTAGACCTGCAGCACTTACTCCAAGAGATAAGTCTGTGTGGACAAAGACCCCGTATGAACAACGATTGCTGAAATCTCTTCGTAGAAGTAGCAGAGAACGAATTCATTTTCACACTGTTCCTGAGAAGAGCATTCCAGTGAGAGCTAAGCTTATTATTCAACTGAAGAAGAATGATAAGTTCCCTAAAACTACTTACTCTACTGAGTGTTGGCAGCATGAAATTAGAAGCATTTTGTTAAATTACTACCAGAGAAACAAGAAGACTGGTATTAACGAATGCTTGGTATCCAAGTATACTTATAACGGTAAGACTTATGGTCCGAATGAAAAACCATTCTGGCCAGGAGCCTAAGACTTATGTTTACGACGGCACGAGAATAGAAGTCCTTCCATATTTCCTATACGAAGTTTGTATATACAAATATTGGCAATCAGGATTCTGTATGTTAGGAAATAGATTTTTCAAATCTGATAAACTTCTAGATATTAAGTGTCATAGTAAATTTAAGAAATGTGATGGATACTCCGTAGAGAAGGAGATTACCTTAATAGGAGCTCCTTATCAATTTATAAGAGAGAATAATCTCTCTGAATATAAACCTAATATTAAAACTAAAAAACTTAGAAGAAAATGAAACAGTATGTTGAAGTAATTAAGGATTCTTTTGTTGACTATGCAGGTAAAACTCACCATTTCGTTATCGCAGCTGTAAGCGATGGTTTTGAAACAGAAACTAGCGATTCTTTGATGATTGTACAGCCTAATGGTGCTGAACTTAACGTAGTAGGATACGCAGAAAAGGGTGTTCGTGTTGGTATCTCTATCTGTAACCCGGAAGATGAATTCAACGAAAAGGTCGGTACTTTGAAAGCTATTGCTCGTGCTAAGAATGCGGGTGTAGCTCTCTATGCATCAGACCGCGGATACATCAATACTAAGCTTGTCCGGGCATTCTTGGAGCAAGAAGCTGAGCATCTGAAGAGCAATCCTGATTTGTATATTGAAGGATACAATGACTCTAAGGCTCGCTATCTGAAGAGAAAGAACATGGAGGAAATGAAGGAAAACTTCAGTGAGGTGGAGAAGATTGTAGTTGACGGAGTTAAGAAGAATCCAAAGTTCTTGGACAATGTTAACACTTATCTCTCTTGGCTGAAAAATCAGGAGCAGGGTAAGAAATGCAAAAAGTCTGGAAAATAATCCTAGCTTTTTCGATTGTTGCTAATATAATATTTGGTCTTATCATTTTTAGACCTAATGAAGAAGAGTACAGCACTAGAGAGTATATTGATAAGATAGATTCTCTAGAGCTTGTGCTCTCATCTATAAGCAATAAGAGAGACTCAATACGAGGAAGGATTGATACAGTGTATGTAGATCTCAACGAAACTGAAAAAGACTATGAAGAAATTCGTGACATTGTTATTAACAATTCTACTAGCGACGACTATCTCTTTTTCACAGAATACCTCAAACGAAATCAGGCGAGACTCGATAGTATCAATAACCTCAAGTCAGCTCAAGGAAACTAATCTAATATTCGCAGAACATTGGAAGCTCCTACGTCAGAACAATCTTTTATCTGAGCAGATTAAAAACTATCAGGAAGAGAATCTGTTACTAATGCAATCTGACTCTTTAAGAGTTATGCAGCTCCAGAATTACGAGAGATTATCAAAAGCCTATTCTTTAAAGATAGATAACTTAAATAAGGAGATCTCGAAGAAAAACAAGACCATAATGGCTTGGAAAGTTGGAGGAGTAACTGTAACTGTAGGACTGGTGATATGGCTATTGTTAAAGTAAGTTCTGTAGGAATAGAGAAGGATAAATACGGGGTAAAGTTAAAATATCCTACTAGACAGTGTAAAAATTGTTCTAGATATCCTTGTTTTCCAGAGATAGAGAAATGTTCGTCTAATTTTGCAGCATATGGGTGTACCTATTATAGGGAACCTAAGCTGTCAAGCTAGTCTATGACAGTGCTAGCTTGTTTAGTAGCCAAGGAGATGGACACTCTTGGGTATATTACCTATGTGTTTGAGTGTCTAGATAATGAAGTGATTGAGAAGTCTAGGTATATAATGTGTACCAGATACCCAAACTGGAATCACCGAGATATTAACATTGGTGAAGTTGGGTATCTAAACTTTGTCGAAATTCGTGCAGGAATAGATAAATGGTTTGATGGTCAAAACATGATACCGTATAACTATAATGGCATTCAGTTCGTCAAGTTTGTACAAAAACCTGAATCTCGAGAACATAAGTATATAATGTAGATAACCTTTTAAAAATAAACAAGTATGAAGAAGTATATTGAATTATGACAGTGATGAGAGAAAAACTTATGGAAGCTATTGAAGCTAAAAATAACGACACTAAGTCTTTTGTGTGGAAACTTGCAAGAAAAGCAGACGGAACTCAGGAGGAAATACGTTTGCTAGATGCCAGTGAAGAACAATTAAATACGTTTTATAAGCATTGCAAGTCTATGCTTTATAGTGAAGATAAGTTAAATCCCGGCAGATATGTTCTCCTTAAGATTATAGAAGAACAACGTAAAAAGTGTAATGTAGAGCTATTCTTGCGTAAGCTAGAATCTGGTTCTATTTGTTCAGATAATAAGCCATATCCTAGACATTTGTATATTCAGGATATAAGATCCTATATGAATACCCATAAGGAAGATTTCCCTTCTAATGAATTGAAGGATATATCAATCTCTTCTATTTCTGGAGGGCTTCCTAGAGAGTTCGGTAGAATCTCTATTGATGAAGTACTTAATGGTTGTTTGGATCAACTTGGTTATTTTGATAACAAGCACATTACATTTAGTTTCATCCTGAACATGGGTGTATATCTCACTCCTGAGGAAATGAAGGAGTTTGATGTAAAAGACAAGGACGGAAATACTAGAAGTAAGCTTGAAGTTATTAAGGAACGTTTGGGTATTAAGCCTAGTGTTCGTTTGACTGTGAAGCCTACTGGTTTAAACTATAGTGAACTTCGTGCTATGGTTAATCTGAAATCTAAAAAGTATTCTGACCTGACTACGGACCAGTTAACTGTGCTCCGCAATAAAGTCTTGTTTAGACTTGAAAACGAAGTTTTGTTCCATATCGAACAATGGGAGGAGAGAATGAGACAGATTGAGTTAGTTGCAAAGGAACGTGGAATTGTGCTTAATGCGTAAACTCTTCTTAGACTTTGTATTAAACTGTCATAATTTAAATGATATACCTATAGATAACTATTCAGCGTTACTATACATATTATTGAATTGTGCAGGAACCTATCTTTAAAAAGATGTCCAGAGACGAGCGTCAGGAAGAATGCCGTCGAAAATGGATTCTTAATAAATGTAAAGGGACTATTGTGGCCTCAACTGGCTTTGGAAAGACTAGGGTTGGCTTAAACTGTATCAAGACAGTATTAGACAAATACCCGGAGTTAAAAGTCATAATCATTGTACCTACCACTGCTCTTCGAGAACAGTGGTATAGTATAATAGATAGTAACGGTTTATCATTAAGCTGTGAAGTGATAGTGGTAAACACCGCCATAAAAAACAATTTTAAGTGTGATGTTCTTGTGATTGATGAGATTCATCGGGTTGCAGCAGATACCCTAAGACATGTATTTGAAACTGTAGGTTACAGATATATATTAGGGTTAACTGCCACTTTTGAGAGACTTGATGGAAAACATGTATTACTTAAGAAGTACTGCCCAGTAATTGATGAAATTACCTTATTGGAAGCGCAATTTCAGGGCTGGATTTCTGATTATAAAGAGTATCAGGTAATTCTCGATGTGGAAAACATCAGTGAATATAAAGAGCTTGAAAAAGAATATACAGAACACTTCGAATTCTTTAATTTTGACTGGAATAGAGTAATGCATTGCATTGGTAAAGATGGTTTTAGGTTTAGAGCAGCACTTCGCGATCAGATGTGCCCTAATGGGACTCCAGAGCAAAAGAAGGAAATGTTTAAACAAATAACTTATCATGCCACTGCCTTTATGCGTGTTATTCATGCCAGGAAAGATTTTATAAATAATCATCCTAAGAAAATCGAAATTGCTAGAAAAATCATAAATGCAAGGCAAAGTTCTAAGATTATTACTTTCTCTAATAACATAAAGATGGCAGAGTCCATAGGTATGGGAGGGAAGGTATTCTCTGGAAAGGACAGTAAAAAGAAAGGCAGGATGACAATTGAAGAATTCAGTTCACTTAGTGGCGGTGTGTTACATACAGTCAGAAAAGCTGATGAGGGGCTAGATGTTCCTGGATTATCTGTTGCGATAATCTTAGGACTAGATTCATCTAAGATACGTAAAACTCAGAGAATAGGGAGAGTAGCTCGAAAGGAAGGTAACAAGCAAGCAGAAATATTTACTCTGGTTATAGACCAAACTGTAGAATGCGATTGGTTTAGAAAGAGTAATAACTCTGATAATATCATCACTATTGATGAGCAAGGATTAGAGGATGTTTTAGCTGGCAGAACCCCTAAGCCCTATACCAAGAAGATAAAAGATTTTACTTTTAGGTATTAAGAGTATGATAGAAGAAAAAATGTCGGAACTACTTCTGTTAAGCCATGTTTTAAGAGACTACTATTGCGATACTAGGAATAGAAAAATAATAAGGCTAAACGGAAAAGAGTATGATTATGATAAAATTTATGAAAGGTATAAAGTCTTGATGGAGGAGTTCCTAAGTCCGTATGTAATTGATAACAACTCGAAAGAGTAATACACTATTACAGTTTACAGATATATAGTTTTTACAACACTAACTGTAAACTGCTTGAAAAATTTAACACTCAATCTGGAAGAAGAGGTAGCCGTCCTAAACAAATATAGGATTACTCCAAATGAACTCATGCTTGTTAAGACTTTGTTATTACTACAAGATGAGGAAAACGAAGATCTGTTTAAGACATATATAGAAGTACTCTATAATTGTGGAGTAAAACTAAGAGATGGGCTACTTAGTTTACAAGAGAAAGGAATCATTTTAAAATCATATAAAGTTCCAAAGGAAGGAGAGGCATTCGATCCATACTCTATCCCATTTAATAAGAGTTTTATTAAGACTCTTTATAAATGTTCTTTCGAACTTGGAAAGGAACTCTTTACGGAGTATCCACAATTTGGATCGGTTCAGGGTAATGTTGTCGGCTTAAGGTCTATTAGTAAAAAGTTTGACTCATTGGAAGATGCTTATTTCAAATATGGAAGAAGTATTGGATGGAATCCTGAACGTCATAATCATATTATAGAGTTAGTTAAATGGGCAAGAGAACACAACATCATTAACTATACTCTAGCTAGCTTTATCGTAGACCATAGATGGCTAGAATTAGAAGCATTGAAAGATGGAGAAGGTAATATTAACTATGAATCCATTAAAATGCTATGATTACAAACTCTCTTATGCATCAAATTACTTTTGGTAGGGAAGGTAAAAACTGGGGCTATGCCATGGGATTACCTAAACTAGAAGAAGTGATTGATGGAGTAACTCAATCTACATATACTCTAGTGTTTTCACCTACTGGTTCAGGAAAGACTTCATTAGTCATATATTCCTATATTTATAAACCATTAATGGAACACTTAGATGATGGGAATTTCAAAGTAACTTATTTCTCTTTGGAGATGTCTGCGGAGATGCTATATGCTAAATTATTAAGTATTTATATCTTCGAGAAGTATCATGTAGAGTTATCTGTTAAAGAGCTCTTATCTAGAAAAAAGGGTTATAAGCTTAACGATGAAAACTATCAGATTGTCCTAGAATGTCTTCCGTGGCTCCATAAGGTAGAAAATGTAGTGAAAATCTACGATAAATCTCTTAGTGCTGAGGGGTTGTATTCAACTCTGATGAAAGAGCTAGAGATGGAAGGTACCTTTGAAGAGTTAGACAATAGAAAGATATATACTCCAAAAAATGAGAATCTTGTACACTTAGTAATCATTGACCACTTGTCTTTAGCCAGAAGGTCTAATGGTAGAACATTGAAGGAGGAGATGGATTTAATTTCGTCTTATCTAGTTACACTTAGAAATATGTGTAAAATTAGTCCGGTTGTTATCATGCAGGCTAATAGAAGTTCTACCTCTATGGATAGAAGAAAGGAAGGTTTGAATAATCTTAGGATTGACGATACTAAGGATACTGGAGCTCCAGCTCAAGATAGTGAAGTAATTATCTCGATATTTAACCCTCACAGAGAAAAGCTAACAAGCTATAGAGGGTATGATATTAGGGCCTTGCAGCAGAATTTTAGAGTTATTACTGTTTTAAAGAACCGATATGGTGAAGCCGATGTAGAAGTGGGTTGTGCCTTCTACGGTAGAACAGGTTATTTTGCTGAGTTACCAAGACCCGAAGAGATTTATGATTATGAAAAATATAGTGACTCGGATTGGCTATTAAATCCGAGTGAAGATAATATAAAGATAGAAGATGATGTGCATACTAATCAAAAATCTAAATTTATATTATAATGGCAGAACTAATAGCGATTGTTGGTGAAAGTGGAAGTGGAAAAACTACATCTATCAGAAATCTAGACCCGTCTAAGACATTTATTATCTCTACGACTGGTAAACGTCCGGGAATCAAGGGTGCTAATAAAAAGTATCCTAATTTCTCTGTGCAAGATGGAAAGATAGTTGGAAATTTCTTCGCTTCTAGTAATGTTGATCAAATTGCAAAAGTGCTCCAAATAATTGATAAGAAGATGCCAGAGATTACGAATGTCATTATTGATGACTATCAGTATGTTATGGGCTTTGAAGCAATGGATAGAGCAAAAGAAAAGAGTTATGATAAATTTACTGATATGGCTCAACATGCCTATCAAGTTTTAAAGGCAGCTATGAATATGAGACCTGACTTGAATATTATAGTCTTGACTCATAGTGAAAATATGGGAGACAGAGTTACTCCATATTATAAGATGAAGACATTGGGTAAAATGTTGGATTCTGTTATCACTTTGGAAGGTTTGTTTACATATGTATTGTTTACTACTATCCAACGTGACGATGACAATAGACCGTCTTATAAATTTATCACTAATTCTGATGGTACATGTACAGCTAAGACTCCTATGGGATTGTTTAATGAGATCTATATTGATAACGATTTAGATTATGTTGTAAAACGCATTAAAGAATATAACGAGGAAGACTAATGGCTGACACTATACAAAAAGAAACCTTTACGGTGAGTCTTACTTATGAAATGTCTGTTAATATAGACACAGGTGAGATTTTAGAAACCAGACTTATTGATAGAAGTATTGGTAAGTCTGATTTAAAAGTAGTGAAAACTCCTAAGAAAAAGACTGTACAAGATGATGGAGAAGAGCCTAAACTGATACTTGAGGAAAACAAGTATCGGTTGACTAGTGCTGCAGTTTCTTTAATGGGACTTGATGAAGATTCTAAACTTGTAATAAAATACGAGGATGGTAAATCTGGGTCAGTTCCAGTTATCGGAACGAATACAGCATTTGGTATAAGCTCTGGAAATAAGCTAACTAAATCAAATACGGTAGCTTGTAGAGGAGGTAACAGAGAAGAGCTTGCAAAGCATGGAACAGAGTTTACCCTAGTTCCACATCCTAATAAGGATGGACTCTTTATATTACATTCCGGAGAGAAACAGATAGATCAATTAGTTGGAGATGATAATGTTAAAGTAGAAGGAGAGGAAGGTGAAAACATTCCTTTTGACTTAGATTTAAGTGAGTTAGTAGATGATCAAGATGCGAATATTACAGAAGTAGATTCAAGCTTTTTCAAACTCTAATTTATAATTTAATATGTCAGAATTTAATTTTGGATCTTTAGCAACAACTCAAGCAACATCTAACGTACAGCAACGTCTTAAACCATGGGGAATTTATCCTGTAAAATTTGCAGGTGCTCGTAAGGAAACTATTAACGGTAAGAAAGACCCTAATGCGGTATACGATATATTGAAAGTCCGTTTCGAGGGAGAGGATGGGTATTACGAGGAATCTATCTTCTATCCTAAGGCTGGTGATGATGAACGTCCTACATATACAAGTAAGGATGGTCATGAATATCAGGGGGCTTCCTCTTTTGATAGAACTATGACCTTTATAGCTCAAGTTGCAGAAGTTCTTAATCCAACAGGATTTAAGAAGATGCAAGACGCTAGTACTATGTTTAAGTCTTTTGACGATGTAGTGAAGGCATTTATTAAAATCACCGATCCGGCTAAGGGTAAGGAAACCCATCTGAAGTTAGTTGGAAGAACCCAGAATGGAAGCGTTGTAGCTAGTCTTCCGAAGTTTGTTGCTATTAATAAGAATGGTGAAAAGTTCACCTGCGACAACTTCCTTGGAGACAAATTGTTCTTCTCTGCTTATGAGGAAACTAAGAAAGCTGAGTATGCCAACGCTAAACCTACAGACATGAGTGCAGCTAATTCTGCCATAGCAGCAAATGTTGATGGTATTTCTGGAGGTTCTGAAGATATTGACTTTAATGCACTACTTTAATCAACATATTAGAGTCACAGGGTAAATATCCTAGTGACTCTGTTTTTGGTTTTTACTAGAAATTTATTAAATTTATATCTTAATTTAAATGAAGTGTAAATATGGATTTCTCGTTTAAACCTAAAATCTCAAAAGAGTTAATTTTATCGAGATTCTCTGAAGAGCAGCTTATGGAGTACTATTTACACCTCCCTGTAAAGAAGGGGTTGTTCAGATCTCCTCTTAGAAGAGATAAACAACCTACCTGTAGTTTCTATAGAAACGGCTCAGGTACTTTAATTTTTAAGGATTTTGCAACCGGACAACATCTCAATGTATTTGGGGTAGTTCAAGAAATTTTTAAATGCGATTATCACGAAGCCTTGAGGATTATTGCCAACGATATGGGAATTGTACGAGATAAGACTCTTCATAAGAATCCTGGTAAGGTTAATGAAAACCCTACTAAGATTAGTGATAAGGAAATGTCCAGAATTCAAGTTGAAGTTCAGGACTTTACAGACTTAGAACTTAAATGGTGGGGAAAGTATGGAATAACTCCTGAAATCTTGAAAAAGTTTAATGTGTATTCCTGTAAACACGTTTTCCTTAATGGAGAATTATTTGCTAAGTCACAGCAACACTGTCCAATATTTGGATATTATGGAAAAAAGTATCAAGGGCTAGAGCTATGGAGATGTTATTTCCCTAAACGCACCTCCTTTAGATTTATAACTAACTGGCCTAGTAAGAAGATTCAAGGTTACGACCAACTACCAAAGACAGGGAAATTGCTTGTAATTACGAAATCTATGAAAGACACTATGTGTCTGTATTCATGTGGCATCACAGCATGTGCTCCTAATAGTGAAAACCTGTTTATATCTGACGCTATGTTAGACGAATTAAAGTCTAGATTTAATCACATAGTAGTCTTCTACGATAACGATAGACCTGGATTACATAACATGGCTAAAATTAGAAGAGATCATCCGGAGTTGATATACGTGTCAATACCTAAACAGTATGGAAGCAAAGATATTTCTGATTTTTATAAAGATCATGGGAGGAAAGAAACTTTAAATTTAATTAAAAACTTTGTATTATGGCTAAAAGAATATAGAAAGAGTTGAATACTGCTTGTAGAGCTACCTTTAAGAACGGAACCACCAAAGACTTTCCTTCTATTGAAGAGGCTAGTGAAGATACAGGCATTTCAACAGCTGCAATAAAAATAAGATGCAATAAACCTGGAACAAGTGGTAAAGATGGAACGACCTTTGAATGGTTGGACGATTACACTATAAGATACTATAGAGCTAAGAAATCTAAGAATAAGGGACGTGACCTTGAATATGATATTGTTGAAAGGTTAAAAGAGCTTGGGTACTCAGAAGTATGCCGTTCGGCTGGAGAATCTAAGAGACTTGATAACAATAAAGTAGACATTGCGGACCCGTCTGGAGAGCTTGAAGTAGCGATACAGGCTAAGCATTGCGCTAAATTCCCCAACTATTTTGACATTAAGGCAGAGTGCACTGACCCTAGGGATTTTGTACTAATCTGGAAAAAAGCAGCACAAGCTGGGGAAAATAGTAAAGGAACGGTTGCAGTTATAGACGTAGACTTTTTTTATAAGCTATTAAGTAATTATCACAACAAGTAACATGAGTAAGTATATTGTTCCAGTATGCTTTGTCTCTAAGTCTAAGATATACAATGAGGAGATTGTTGCGCGATCATTCACGGACTGTCAGGACAAGCTAATGGAGAAGTTTTCGGATTATTCTAACGAAGTTTCCTATCATGACTTTGTAAATGATTTAAGGGATCAGGATATTCTAATTGGAAAAATTACAGATGTAGAAGAATTATGATATTAAAGATTGGTTTAGACCTAGATGACACTGTATGTGACTTCTTAGGTCCTTATCTTGATAGGTTTGGTATACCTAAAAGAGATTGCGAAATAACTAAGAATGTTAGTAGAGTACTTATAAAGGATAGAGACTTTTGGATGAACCTTCCAGTAATCCATCGTCCTAACTTCAATCCAACTTTATATTGTACTAAACGAGTTCACTCTAAGTTATGGTCAAGGCAATTCCTGGAAAAGAACGGACTGCCGTTAGCCCCAATTTATCAGGTATTATGCCAAACTTCAAGTAAAGCTCCTAGAATTAAAGGGAGAGTTGATGTATTTGTCGATGATAGCATTTCCAACTTCATTGACCTTAACCTGAATGGTATTCCATGTTTGTTAATGGATGGTAAACATAATCAGAGATGGGGTCCAGTTGGACGAATATTTAGCTTAGACAAAAATGAGATAGAAGAGTGTTATGACCTCTTCCGTCATACTATGTTTGATTACTTTAAAGATTTAGTGGATGACTATAGGAAAGGAATTACTGGATAATATACAGCTAATACCTTTAATGGATACTCTGAGACTTCAAAAGATTGATGACTCAGAGTATTTCAGTGAAAGGTATAATGGCTATATTAGCAATTCTCGACTGTCGTTGTTAAATCCCAGCCAAGACAATGATCCCCAAGCCTTCTTTGAGGGATTAGGTAAGCATAATAAGTATAGTGATTCTTTAGTATTTGGAAGTGCTGTTCATGAATTAGTTCTTCAGCCCGAGTTATTCCATCTATGCACTAGTGTTGATAGACCTACTGCTAAAGCTGGATTTATGGCAGATGAATTATATAGAGTATTTTCTAATAAGAATAGTAGTCCAAAGGCTAGAGAAAAGGCTTTGTATGCTGCTTCAGAAAAAATTGACTACTATAAGGGAAGGCTAGACAACGATAAGATTAATACACTGATGACAAAGTGCTTACCGTATTGGGAAGCTAGAAGGGAGTACGAGTCTAAAGGGCTTCATTCTACTCCTATCTACCTTGATGCTAAAAGTCGAGAAAGAGTCCTGTGCTGTGTCCGTGCTTTAGAATCTAACAAAATAGTTCAGCGAATATTACACCCAACTGGGATTCTATCTGACCCAGTTTCGGAGAATGAGCAAGCTATCTTGCTGGATGTAGAAGTACATGTTCCCGGATACGAGCCGTTTATTTTCAGGATAAAAGCTAAATTGGATAATTACACTGTGGATTCTGAAACTAACTCAGTAATTGTTAATGACTTAAAGACTATAGGAAAACTAGTGTCTGAGTTTGGAAACAATTTTGAGAGATTTCATTATCACAGAGAGTTAGCCCTTTATAGCTGGTTAATGTCCCTAATTGCTAAGAAGTATTATGGTATGGATAACTGTACCGTAATATCTAATTGCTTAGTAGTTTCTACTATTCCAAACTATTACACTAAAATCTATACCTTGAACAAAGCAGATTTTACTAAAGGATGGAACGAGTTTAAGTTCTTGCTTAGATTAGCTGCACACTATTACAGTAAAGGATATCGTTTTAGTTAATATGGATATAATTACTACCCCTCCGTATGAAGAGATGCAACGTGTATACAATCAGTACTTTTCAATGGGATATTTGAACACTGATATAAACACTAAGTTCGCATTGATTTCGTTAATTTGCTACCTTACTGAGAAGCTTAAGGCAAAAAAGCCTGATGTTACTCATTACCAGGTAGTAAGAAAGTTGTCCGAAGGTACAATTCCAGAAGATCAAATAAAGGGTTTATCCGTAATTTGCTCTGATTTTTCGTACGGATGTACCGAGTTTCCTACGTTTGGAATTGATGATAAGAATATACCTGCTAAGATAAAAGAAATTTTGTCTAAGTGGTTGCCATTCTGATATATTAGTAGATAAGTTCTATAGATTTGTGTAGATATATAAGTTAACACTATTTAACTGAATTGTAACTCTCTCAGGTTTGTGTCACTTCAAAATATAACTATATTTGCAGTACCAAGTTTGAGATGAGGAGATAAATGAATTTAGAGGAATAAGATGATTTTTACTAGTTATTATTTTGTTGGTTCGATAAAAAATAGTAATTTTGTAATGTGAGATGAAAGATGTTAATACGAATTAATGTTTTAAATTATAACCTTTAAATTTTATTGAATTATGACACAAATTATGAACTTTAAGAGAATGGAAGTAGTTGGTACAACTAAAGAAGAAGCATTGGCAAAGGCTCCGTTTGACATTATGGGTGATGCAACTCAGGCATACAAAATCTGGTTGAAGAAACAGGTAAATGGTGTTACTGATGCAGACAAGAAACAGTTTATGTTGGACTATCTTGCTAAGAAATCTAAGAATGTTGCTGGAGTAGGCTTCGTTATTACACAGGAAGCAGCCGTTGCTGATACTCGTGAACGTCCTTATCGCATTTGCGATGTAAAGAACGAACAGGGTGCTCGTAAATATAAAACAACTTACCAGCTTATTGATGCAGCTACTGGTGCTGTAATTGCAGAAACTGATGAAACTAAGGCTAAGGCTAAAGAAATTGCTAAGTCTTTATATGCTGACAAAGGCTTCAAAGGTAATTTGATCTGTACCTATACTAAGCAGGTTGTTGATGGTGAACCAATTGCTTTCAAAGCTACTTATACTCCTTCTAAGAGTTCGAGAGTTGGAACATATCTCGTATTCGGAATCGAAAGAGGATAATTTTTATCTTTTATAATTTCAAGGCGGCTATCTAAATGATAGTCGCCTGTTTTTTTTTTATAACGGTGTAACAACTTAATCTCAAATTGAATAAATCAATTAAAAATAATGAAACAGTCTACTGTAAAGAAGTACACGAATATCCTACTTGCAGTAAAAGAAAGTGGGAAAAAACTTAGTGCCTTTTGTGCTGAAAATAATCTCAGCTATAATAGTATTGTAAACACTATCTCGGCACTCAAAAGACAACACGAAGAAGAAACAGAAGAAGTAAGGGTTCTCCTTTCCCTCTACAATGAGGTAACTGGTAAACACAATGTAGGACGGGAAGTGCCACTAAATGCCGAGGAGGTTGAGACAGATGACGTTGCTGAAACATCGTATATTAGAGACGATAAGCAAAGAATTAGGTATTATGCATACCAGATATACCGCAGAAACAAAAATCCGCTTACAGGAAGATTGACTAGAGAAGAGATGAATACGATTCACAGGTTGTATTCATACTATGGTGATTCATTAACTCAGAGAGTTGTGTCGAGACATTTTGTTGATTTATCTCTAGTAGACTTTAAGAGAATTTTGAGAGCCTTTAATATTACAAAGGCTTCTGCCCCATTTGCTCCTCATATGATAGAGGAATATTCAGAGGAGGAATTGAGAGAAATTCAACTGAGAGAGAAGGAAAACAGTTTCCTTAGAAAGGCTGAAGAGGACCAAATTAAAAATAACGAGAAACTTTTAAAGAAGTATGCTCAAGAGAACATCGAATTAAAGAAACAGTTAAAAGCTGCATCTAGTTTTGTTGTTTCTATCCCAGAAGGTATACAGCCTACTATTCTCGAAAAGCTTCCAGAGTCTAATCAGAATATTAACCTATATATTGCTGATTTACATCTCGGAGCTACGGTTACCTCCGGACCTATGTATGGTGAAAACGTATCATATGGTTTTGAAGAAGCACAGAGAAGACTTTCTGAAGTCCTGCGTAAACTAAGTAGTTTTGGACACTTCGATACAGTTAACTTAGTCCTTATGGGTGATAATGTAGACTGTACTGGTATTTATGGAAAGACAGCAAGATTAGACCATGACATGCCTGAAAATATGGATGCCAGAGAGCAAGCCAATAAATATATAGAGCTGATGTTATGGTTTATAAGAACTCTGGCTGCTAAAGAAAACGGATTATGCTCCAAGATAAATGTGTATTCTGTCCCATGTGGTAATCATGGTGGAAATTTTGAATATATGTGCAATAAAGCTTTACTGGCTTTAATTAATGCACAATTCCCTGAAATTACAACTACCTTATGGGAAGAGTTCTTTGGAGTATTTACTCAAAATGATGAGACCTTCGTCTGCTGTCATGGAAAAGATGACCAGTATATGAAGAAGGGGTTGCCTTTAAACTTGGATGATAAATCTAAGGTTATGTTATATGAGTGGTTACATGATCACGGCATTCACCAAGATAAGGTTCACTTTATAAAAGGTGATTTGCATTCTAACTCAATAAACTCTTGCAAGAGATTAGACTATAGAAATGTTCTTAGTCTTTTCGGTGCTTCAGATTATGCTAACTATAATTTTGGTAGAAACTCTTATGGATTGTCTTATGATGCCTTTATAGGAGGCAATCTGTTGAGAGGAACATTTGAAAATCTTTAATTTTTACTAATATGAACAAGAATCTTAAGAAATTTTACAGCTTTGAGAATTACAAACCTAACAAAAACGCTAAGCCTATTGTGTATAAAGGAACACAATATTTATCTAAGGCTCAGTGTATGGCATTAGAAGGTATTACTCGTAAGGAACTTGATGAATATTTGAAGGGTCAAGACAATGTTGCCGAGGATAAAATCCAGGAAAAGGAGATAGTAGACGAAATTATCGGCTACAAGCTAGATCCAGAGACTCACGGTTTAGACGCAGGCTTTGATGACATACCACTCTAAAGTCTATGCTGTTATTGAATACGGTGGTGAATGGGAAGACTCCTGGGAGCGTATCCTGGGAGTCTGTTCAACACCAGAATTAGCAGATGCCCTTAAAAATAAGGTAGAGGAATCTCATTCTAAGCACATTAATATTTCATATGATGAGTGGGATGAGATGTATGAGAAGCTGGCAGAATATGAGGAAGAGACTGGAAAATACTTTGAAGACATTCTAGACGGATTGTTATTTTTATTTCCAGATCGTAAGGCAGAAGATATAGAAGATGCTGTGGAGAAATATTTCTATCAAGAGGATGATTATGTAGGAGTAAGAACAGAGGAGATAAATTTCTTTGATAACTTATCTGATATATCTAATGAAATTGACAATTGACGAATTGCTGAAAGGCAAGGCTACGGTAATTAAAGGAAAAGAATATTTTAATACAGAGGCGTATGTAACACCATTTCTAGAAAAGATGTCAAAGTTTACAAATAACTTTGAGATCCAGGCTAAGCTACCTGACCAAATGAGCTTAACAAAGAAAGAAGACTTGAATTTAGAGGATACTGTATTCAATAGAGTATGGATTCAGGCTATTATGCCAGAGGAATACAGTTTTGACAATCATCAGGAAGTGATAGGTTTAGTATATGGGCTTGATACAAGAAAGCCTGTAGCTAAGATATATAGAGGAGCCCTTAATATGGCTTGTCTAAATTTATGCGTATTTAATCCTTCATTCCTGAATGTTCAGGAATTGGAACCAGAGCGACCTATAAGTCTAAAGTGTATTCAACCTCTAATGGAACAAACATCTGATATTAAGGCATGGCTAGAAAAGCTATCTAATACTGATGTACCCTATGACGAAACGTCGATAAATGAGAATCTTGGATTGTGGGTAAGACGTACCTTAAATTCCTCATATGACACTGGTTACGGGAAAGTAAAGATTGCTACTAGTGTAGCTATTGATGCTTATAAGTTGTTATATGAGAAAAAGGATTCTCCATACTTTGTACAACCTGGTCAATCTACTACAGCTTTTAATGTGTACAACGCATTCACTGACCTAATAACTAATGTAGATACTAGGGATATCATGAATAAGGCCGAGAAAACTTTACTCTTGAAAGATATTTTAGGATTATCATAAGATTTGGAATTCTAGATATTTTTTATTATATTTGTACGATTAACGCATAATATGAATATATGATTAGAGTAAAGAAACGTAACGGTAATTTGGTGCCTTTTGACATTAGCAGAATAGAAAATGCTATGCAAAAGGCGTTCTTGTCTTGTGGTCTAGAGGACTACGAAGGAGTTGTAAAAGATATTGCGAAAGAAGTCTCTATTTGGGATGAAATAAGTGTAGAGGACATTCAAGACCAAGTTGAAGAACTCTTAATGGATTGGGATTTTCCAGAAGTTGCAAAATCTTATATTCTATATAGAGCATCCCATAGTGAGGATAGATTTATACGAGAGAGATTAGACTATATGAACAAGTATAGTCAGTCTTCTGACAATGCAGCTACATCAAGTGAAACAGACGCAAACGCTAATGTAACTATGAAGAATGCTGCAAACCTTGAGGGAGAAGTTTTTAAGACTAAGAATAGAAATATTCAAAGACAGCGAATGAAAGATAAGCTGTATGAACTATTCCCCGAAGTCGCTAAGCAATATGAGAAGGATTTGGATAATCATATCATTTATACTCATGATGAGGCTACAACCCCTGTTTTGAAACAGTATTGTATGGCAGTTAGTCTATATCCACTTATGACTGAAGGTGTAGGAAATATTGACGGTATTACTCCTGAACCACCTAACGATCTACAGTCATTTAGTGGTCAGGTTACGAACTTAGTATTCCTACTGTCATCTCAATGTAAAGGTGCTGTAGCTTTAGGAGAGTATTTTATCGCTCTGAACTTTTATATCATTCAGGAATTTGGACCGAACTGGTATAATCATCTAGATGATGTTACTACCACAAAAGTTTGTAGTAAAGAGAGAACTGTTCGCGATGCTATTTATAAAGCATTTAAACAATTTATCTATGGTGTTAACCAGCCAGCTGGAAACCGTAGTTATCAATCTCCATTTACAAATGTGTCATACTATGACCATACATACTTTACCTCTCTATTTGGAGAGTTTTATTATCCTGATGGTACTAAACCAGAGTGGCCTGCTATAGATGTTTTGCAGAGATTGTTTATGAAGTTCTTTAACAAATTAAGAACAAAACAAATTCTAACCTTCCCTGTAGAAACTATGGCAATGGTATATGATCCTGAAACTAATGATATTATAGATAAGGATTATAAGGACTTTACTGCTGAAATGTATGCAGAAGGTCATTCATTCTTTACTTATATATCAGATAGTGCAGATAGTCTTGCATCTTGTTGCCGGTTAAGAAATGAGCTGGCAGAAAATACATTCAGTCCTACATCCGGTCTTACTGGAGTTATGACCGGTTCTTGTAATGTTATAACACTTAACATCAATAGAATCGTTCAGGATTGGTGGAAAACTCAAGATGGTCCGAGAGAAAGAGAAGATCCTATGAGTGTAGTATTTAACGAAAACCCTAACATTGGATTGAAGGGGTATATAACTAAGATATTAAATAGAGTTTATAAGTATCATATTGCATATAAGACTATGCTTTATGAGGCTGAGGATCAAGGAATGTTTACCTCTTCTAATGGAGGATATATTCATATCAGTAAACTTTATAGCACTATAGGATTGAATGGATTAAATGAAGCTGCAAGATTTTTAGGTCTTACTGTTGGAAATAACAAAGAATATATTGAATTTCTTCAATTAGTTCTTGGTACTGTTAAAGAGCAAAACAAGAAAAACTCTATAAACAGTCGTAGACGTCCGTTCTTATTTAACTCTGAAGTAGTTCCCGCTGAAGGTCTTGGTGGAAAGAACTATAGATGGGATAAAGAAGATGGATATTGGGTTCCAGAAGATGAAAATCTATATAATTCCTATTTCTATGATGCTCACGATGATACCTCTGTACTAGATAAGTTTATACTTCATGGTAGACAGACTTATCAGTATACCGATGGTGGTAGTGCTGCACATATTAATTTGGAAGACCATTTGAGCAAGGAGCAGTATATTAAGTTGCTAGACTTTGCTATAGCTAATGGAACTAACTATTTTACATTTAATATTCCTAACAGTAAATGTGAAGATTGTGGATATATTACAAAACATCCTATTGAGGAATGTCCTAAGTGCCACAGTCATCATATTACCCAATATACTAGAGTTATTGGATATTTGAGACCTATAAAATCATTCGGAGAAGATAGACAAATAGAGGCACAGAAACGAACTTACAGTAACGGAATAAAGGAATTTAATCATGAGTGATAGGTACAAAGTAATAGTATATACTGACGCAACAAAGCTAGAAGAAGGCTTGAATTACATGGATAGTGAGGGGTATAATTTCGTGACTCTTACTAGAGGTGTAAGTGGTTATATTACAGTAGTTTATGAAAAACGATAAAAGAATGGGAACAGATGCTTAAATATGTTGATACTAAGGTAGTGTTTGCTGAAATACCTGACGAAATAACACTAGCCATTAATATCTCAAATTGTCCTTGTCATTGTAAGGGCTGTCATAGTCCTTACTTGGCTGAGGATATTGGGACTCCTTTAAATGAGCAGGAATTAGAAAAGCTCATTAGGGAGAATAAAGGAATTACTTGCATATCTTTTATGGGAGGTGATAAAGAGCCAGAAGAAGTAAATAGATTGGCAGGTATGGTTTGGTATTGTTATGGAGGAGAAGAGCTTAAAGTAGCTTGGTATAGTGGCAGGAAGGAAATACCTAATGAAATAGACCTGAAGAATTTTAGCTACATTAAAGTGGGACCTTATGTAGAGGAATATGGCCCTCTTAACAGTAGAACTACTAATCAAAGACTCTATGAGATTAACAGAATAGGCAAACTTCCTGACCGATTCGCACTCAAAGATATAACTTATAAATTTTGGAAGGATGAAGATACTAGGCATAATACTAGTGATACTGGGAATAGTTAAATTCTCAATGGTAAGAAGGGTAAATAAAGACGAGATCTCAGAGAGACTACCATATATGAATTCTGATATGATATATGAGGTAGCTCGTGGTTACCTTACTTTTGAGGGATTGTTGGAGGTACTCTGTGGTGCATTTATTGTATTCTTATGATAACTGATATTTTTATAGTTTGCAGTGATAAAGAACAACTGAAGAAAGTCGAAGATACTACTAAGGTAACTTCGACTTTTCATTTTATAGACCCTTTATCAAAGAAGGGGAAGAAGGAAGCCTGGGCTCTTAAATCTTATTGGGGTGCTAGGTTGGATCCCTTTGCTATAGTGATGGACGGAGATAAGCCTATAAAAGCTTTTTACTCTGAGTCTGAGAATGTAATTGATAACTTAATAGCATATCTAAATGAAGGAATTAACTGACAAGGAAATCATTACCTTACTTAAGTCTTTAGTAAATTCTGGGGACTTAAAACTGAAGGTTAATCTTACTGAGGACAATTATGAAAATATGGCCTCTAGTACGTTAAGCTATAAGAATAGAAAAATAGCCAGTGTTAAATTTACTAAGAAGAAAGGCATAGATGTATGAAAATAGTAGTACTTGGGGATACTCATGGCCGTTTAATATGGAGTGACATTATCGACAAAGAAAATCCTGACAAGGTTATATTTCTTGGAGATTATGTATCTACACATGAGGGTATTCCTGCAGACCAACAACTCTCCAATTTAGAGGATATTCTTAACTATAAGGAAGAAAATCCCGACAAGGTAATTCTCTTACGTGGTAACCATGATACACAGCATCTAGGATATTATTGGGCAGAGTGTAGTGGTTATGATAGAGAGGTTGCATTTGGAATGAGTAGTGCTGAGTTTTTAATGAGATTCACTAAACTAACCGATTGGGTGTATATAGACGATGAATTGAAGACTATATTCTCTCATGCTGGAGTGTCTAAAGTGTGGATGGAGAAAATCCTAAAGGAATCTGATGTCCATAATATTAATGACTACGGCTTAAGGGAAGAATTCGGATTTACTCCAAACTGGGGAGGTGATTGTTATGGAAACTCTACTACACAACCTCCAACTTGGATACGTCCAGAAACATTATGTACATGTAATGTAGAGGGATGGAATCAAGTAGTAGGGCATACTCCTGTTAAAAGACAGATTATTGATTTTGGACGCATCGTAGGCACCAAAGAGCACATTTGGTTATGTGATGCTTTAGGCATTAATCAATATTTAGTAATAGATAATGGAACATTTCAACCTAAAACTTTTTAAATTATGATAGTACCTATTTATAATAACTCAAAGAATCCTAATCCTGAATATACTTGTCCTACTGATGCTGGATGCGATATTCGTGCAGACTTTAGTAGAGTGTCTCCAGAGAAACCTATTAAAGTTTTTGGTGATAGTGAGATAATCTTCGCAGGTGAAGGTCACGATCTTACTATGTTAAGACTTGAGCCAGGTAGTAGAGCACTTATTCCGACTGGTATCTTTACAGCTATTCCTGAAGGTTATGAAGTACAGATAAGACCTAGAAGTGGATTAGCTCTTAAGAAGGGACTTACTGTCTTAAATACCCCTGGAACTATAGATACAGGCTATAGAAATGAGTGGGGAGTTATTGTAATTAATAACGGTTTTGAGACTGTTTGGATTGAGGATAAGGAAAGAATAGCTCAAGCTGTATTGGTTAAATTCGAAAAGATTGAATGGGAAAATCATAGCCTAGAAGATATAACTAGTATAGGATTGAATCGCGGTGGTGGACTTGGACACAGCGGAGTAAAATAATTTGTATGGGACTTGATATATACTTCACAAAGAAGTCAGCTGAAGAAATAGGATACTTTAGAAAAGTAAACTTCCTAGTTAAGTTTTTTGAAGATCGTGGGTTTGATACACCAAATCAAACCCCATTAAAGATAACAAAGGAAGATGCAGAGGAGCTATTGCATAGATGCGATAAAGTCTTAAGTGACCGTTCTTTGGCGAAAATCCTTCTCCCGACTATGAGTGGATTTTTCTTTGGATGTACTGATTATGATGAATATTATTTCGAAGATGTACAAGAAGTACGAGACTATGTAAAAAATACTCTGCTGCCAGAGTTTGATAAATTAGAATCTAACGAAACAATATATTTCGAAACTTGGTATTGATATGAAAGGCTTTATAAAAACAGATGCTATAGATGGCTGGTTAGATAAAGGAAATGGTACCACTACAGTGTACATGCGTAATGGTATGGCTGTTAACATTCCTACTGAAGATTGGCTGAAAGGTTGGAATAGCAACAAGGAAATTGCTGAGACTATTACAACTGATAAAATGATTTGTATTGGAGGTTCTAATCTGGATTAATAATGATTACACAAGAAGAATTTACCAAGTTAATCTCCGATAACCTAACCCACAATAAGCGGATTGATGAAGTTGAGGCCGCAATCAAATGGAGTATCTTTGATTGGGATATAGTAGAATACGGTAACGTGCTGTTTGATTTCACTCTAAGTATTCTCTTTGAGCCAGAAGCTGTGGATGATATTTTGTGGTGGGTATACGAGAGGAGAATTAATCCCGAATTAAAAATGTGGGACGAAAACGGAAATGAGATACCGACAGAAACTATAGAAGATCTATGGAATATTGTTAAGGATTTTCGTAAGCAATGATTACATATCTTTTAGGAAAAGCATCTACTGGAAAATTTAGGTTTGCAGTTGTTGAAACTGACGAACAATGGCATGAACCAGAACATGGATACATTATACAAAGAAGCTACGGACAAGTAGGAGGTAAGACAACCTTATCTCCTACCATAGTAGTAGATAAAACTAAGCAGAAAAGAACCTGGAAAGAACAATTAACTTTACAATATAATAGTGAGGTCAAGAAGTTTAAAGATAAAGGTTACATAGAAGTAGATGAGCATCCCAATAACTATAGCCTTGAAACTCTGGAAGAAATCTTCGGAGATGTTAAGACTAACCAATATGGTGTAATAAAGCCTCAGCTAGCTAAGCAGAGTGAGAAGGTTACTAATCCTAAAATCTACAATAAGAAGTGGATGATTAGTAGAAAATTAGATGGTGTCAAAGCACTATTCTACTATAAGGATGGAGAGATTCATACTGCATCTAGAGGAGGTGAAGATTACGATCCAGCTACCAATCACTTAAGAACTAACCCAGACCTATTAGATTTCTTCTCTAAGCATCCCGATGTAGTTCTAGATGGAGAACTTTTTAAGAGGGGTAAAACTCTTCAGCAAATTAGTGGGGCAGCGAGACTAGAGAAAAATGCTTACGACTGTGATTGGTTGGAATACTGGATTTATGATTGCTACGTATCCAGCAACCCCGATATGGTTGCGCTGGATAGATATAAGTTCTTAATTAATGAGCTTGTATATAAATTTGGTATCCCAGGGTATAAGTCTGTAGAAGATGATGAAATGGATTTTCCTGTGAGAGTTTTATCTCATAAACCTATTGAAGGTTGGGATAATATGATTCAGGAGCATGATCAATACGTCAATGAAGGTTTTGAGGGAGCTTGCATTACAGACCCAGATAAACCTTATAAGCCAGGGTCTAGGGGAAATCAATTAATTAAAATTAAGCAATACAAATCTGAAGACTTTAAAGTTGTAGGATATGAATTAGGATTAAGAGGTTCTGAGGATATGACCTTTATTTGCGAGTTAGAAGATGGTAGAACATTCAAAGCTATGCCTGTAGGCGATAGAGAAACTAAGGCAGAATATGTTGAGAATTTTGAAAAGAAATATCTTGGACATAAGGTAGAATGTACATTCTTCAATTACTCAGATGAAGGAAAACCTACTCAGCCTAAGGCTAGAATATTTCGATTTGATTTGGAATGATAGTTAAAGTATTGCAAAATAAAGAGGGCAAATATCTTAAAGACTTCTGTCTTGAAACTATAGATCATTTGTTTCGTCCAGTAACTGGATTAATGTGTTATTGGGTTACAGATGATCCCAACGAAGCTATGCACTTCTACTCATCTAATTCTGCTATAGTTGCGAGAAGTTGGGTAGGACGGCATAGATTTGATTATAAGAATGTTGAAATAAATAATCCAACGGAAGACTATGATAGTATTAAATAATGAAACCTTAAAACAAATAGATGAATTAGGAAAGGCTGCCCAGACACCTATGATAGGTGACCTTGTAATAAATTACATAGGCAGTAAGAACCCTCATGAAAATCTAACCTTAGCTTTAAGAAGTATAAAAGAAGATTTAAAAGAGATTTTGTCCCATTATCCTGAAGATTTCTATTTTGGGCAAGTACATTTCAGTATCTTAGATGAAGTATTTAAGGAATTAGGCTGGAGAGTAGTCTACGATACTATAGTAACTATAGGAGTAGACTATGAAGTAGCTATAGACGTTCCAAATAAAGATTTTTATTATCAATTATCCTGTAGTTGGTATGATCCTAAGAACCATTTAAGAAAGTGTTATGAAGCCAAAGGCAATAATTGTTGATATTGATGATACCATTAGTGAAAATACCTCGGGCAGGCCCTGGTATGGCAGAGGTGCTGCTGAGGGAATGTTAGAAGATGAACCTAAGACTGACCTTATAAATATGATTCGAGCGTACTGCGACCAATATGATGTAGAATTATTGGTTCTTACCGGTAGACATAAAGGCATCGAAGAGGCGGCTACATTAAAGTGGCTTGACGATAACTGGTTACATCCAGATAAAATATTTGCCAGAGATAGAAACGATTATTCGAAAGCTGCTGATTACAAAGAACGCGTGTATATGGAACAAATCGAACCATATTATAAGGTGTTAATGGTATTTGAAGACAGTAACTCCTGCGTACAAATGTTTAGAGATAAAGGATTATTAGTTTTACAACCTAAAAATTCTGATTATTAATATGAGAAACTATAATAAAGTCATTGATAGCCTAAAACCTGCTGGGGTCTCACTTCATTCTGTAGAGGAGAAGGACGATTATGATATACTCACATTTTACGGAGGTCTTAACGGTAGAGGAGATTTCTACCGTTACTTAGAACAAGTCATGAGTATAATAAGTAGGCTTGAATTAGAATTCAACGTCATGTGGGACATATGGTTAATAGATTGGATTAATGATTGTCTTGATGATGTTTGGACGTTAAGAGTTGGAATAAGAAATAAACATGATAAAGAATAACTTAGCAGATAATAGACTCTCTAGTTGGAAAGAACTTCTGGAGTCTTTGGGCTTCGAGTCTAGATATTTTGGATATCTAGATTCTGAGCTAACTGATATTGATTGGTATGCTAAAGATGGACTACACTTAGTAACTCATACACGCTACACTGAGGAGTACTGTGATTTTCTGCGTAATACTCTTAAGGAGGGAGACGAATTTGAAATTGATTGGTCTCAATGTGAAGTAACCGGTGTGTCCATTAAAACTGATGAATTTGGGTATCAAGGAGGTAGATTTGAAAGCGAAGGGTATACTCTAGTATGGAAGGGTGAGATACACTTAACTTCAAATAACTCTACTGAAAACTTTAACAGTTTCACCTATGAGAATTTTATGAAGGCTTTGTATATGGCTAGAAATCCAATTGCTGCCAAGAATAAAATCGCTCTAGGCTACATTAAAGAAACTGAAAAATTTCTAGAGAAACATTGTAAGATGCTCTCCGATTTGGGATGGAAACAGTACAGTAGTACATTTCTACCTGTTGGTGCTGCAATATCTGAAACGGAGCCTTATATTACTTTTAGACATCCAAATGGGCATAATTTGTGGGAATTAGATTTCCGTTACAATATGTTTACAGAGAAACTCATATATAATCGTTCTGAAAAGACTGACAATCCTCTTAGACCTTATAAGTGGTATGAGCAAAATGTAAACGAAATGTCCACAGATGAACTAAAGGAACAGGTACTTAATTATATGAAAGAACATTTTATGATATGAAATTTAAAGGAACTATTATAATTACAGACCCTTGTTATATTATCAAGGATATGAATGACCGTTTAAAGGAAGCTGGGATAACTGTAAAATATCCAAGTTATAACGATGATAAGGATATATCAGAGTACCAGAGAGAAGTAAACGCCTATCGTGCATTAGTAGATCCTTATGATGACTGGAAAACATGTGAATATGGTAGTCATATGGAAAGACTAGGTTTCTCATCTTTTATTTCTGAGCCTACTATCTACGGAGATTGGAGCTGTACTACATGGTCTACCCCTCGTAAAGATGTAGAAGTTCAGCTAGAGGAGCTCAATAAACTCTCTGAAACTGCTTGGAAAGCTATAGAGGAATATGGAAGAGATTCAGTACAGAGTAAAATATATGATGACAAAATGGCTGACGCTACCGTGGATATGAAAAAGCTCGGTGTATTTTGTGCTGATGCTGGAATGGTGGCAGTATTCCTTCTTGAAGAAGTTCTGATTTATAATCCAGACTTCTCTAAATGGATAGAAGAACATCCCTGGTGTGTTACTGTTATACCAGATTTTGATGGAGACATTCAGTATCACATAGATGAAGATGGGGACGCACATATAATTGGTAAGGGAAATATTAATTTCCTTACATCTCAAACAGGATTATAATCTCTTAATGTAAAATATAAAAAGTATGAAGTTAATTAAAAGTAAGAAGGCAAGTGAAAACTACTTGTCAAAGATTGTAAACATTACTACATTCAGACAACATTCCGACCCTGAAGTAAGTAAACTTAAATGTTGCACCATTGATGGTTTCAATATTATTACTGGTATTGATTCAGAGCCCGGACTGTATGTATACTTTCCAGCCCTGTCATGTATTAATGGGGACCTCTTAAGCTATGCTAACTTATATAGACATAAAGAACTTAACAAGGATCCTGAGCAATCTGGTATGTTTGATGACAATGGCCGGGTTAAGGCTATTAGGCTAAGAGGTGAATTATCGGAAGGCTTTATTCTTCCTGTAACCGTTCTTGAAAATTATATTGTATCAGTAACTAATAAAGAAGTAGAAAATGTCAAAGAGGGCATTGAATTCGACGCGGTTTCCGATGGAGGAAAGGAATTCTGGATTAGCAAGAAATATGTCGCTAAAAGAACATATGTTTCAGGCGCATCAACGGGAAAAATCACAAAGAAAATCCCGAAAGGTATCGACAAAATCATCGACACGCAATTTAGATTTCATTACGACACAACTCTTATTAAGAAATGTCCTAATATAATTACTCCGGAATCTAGAATTCAGTTATCATACAAGATTCATGGTACTTCTGGTATCTCAGCATATGTGCTGTGTAAACAACCTTTGAACTGGAAACAAAAGTTAGCTAAGTGGCTTACTGGGGAAGAATTCAACAGATATGATTATGTTTATTCTTCTAGAACTGTTATCAAGAATAAATATTATAATCATAATGTCGGAGGTGGCTTCTATGGTGTTGATGTATGGGCAGAAGCTGATAAGATTGTTAGACCGTGTCTGGCAAAGGGGCAGACTGCTTACTATGAAATTGTAGGTTATCTTCCTAATGGAAAATGTATTCAAAAGAAGTATGATTATGGATGTGTTCCTCCAAAGGAAGGAGAAGCTTATACACCAGAAAAGCACTTCAAAGTAAGAATTTATCGTGTAACTTACACCAATGTGGATGGACAAGTATTTGAATACACTCCGCATCAAGTTCAGCAATGGTGTGCTAGTGTAGGTCTTACGCCGGTTGAAGAATGCTACTGTGGATTAGCTAAGGATTTATATCCAGAGCTTGATCCAGCAAATCACTGGAGTGAGAACTTTATAGATAAGCTTGCTAATGACAAGCAATTCTATATGGAAATGGATTCCCCTCACTGTGTGAACAAGGTTCCTCATGAAGGTTTGGTAATTAAGATTGATGATGGAGTTACGAGAGCCTTTAAGTTGAAATGTTTTAGATTCCTTAACAAAGAACAAGAGCTTCTTGATAAGGGAGAAGGTAATATTGAAGACGAAGCTTAAAATTTTTATATTGTGACAGTACAAGAATTTCATACTATAAGAAAGCCTTTATATTTAGATCCTGATACACTTTTAATAAAATTCCCTACATCTAAACATATGAATAGCTCTCATGCAGAGTGGTTCCAAGACATTGGAGTACCTTTTATTCATACTGTTAGGGGATATTACTATAAATCAGGAGATGAAGAGTATGTATTATTATATTGGAATGATTTTGAAATTCCGAATTTGAATGTTAACGTCCTAATCTATATATTTGAATATTTTCCAAACATTCAATGGATAGGACTAGGATGTAACAAAGGACAAGTTGGAGAGATTTGGAAACCTAAATTAATTATAAAAAAGGATAAATAATGAAAAGTAATTTATTGCACATTTGTTTTGTACTTGACGAGAGTGGTTCAATGTATGGTTCTGTTAACGACGTTATAGGTGGATTTCAAAAACTTATAGACGAACAAAAACAGATTAAAGATGGAGAATGTATTGTATCTGTTTATAGATTTGCAGATACGGTAAAGTCTGACTTTATAGGTAAGCCTGTTGAGGAAGTACAGCCTTTGGAATATAACCCTGGAGGATGTACCGCTATGAATGACGGTATTGGTACTGCAATTGATGAAATTGGATTGTGGTTAAGCGATATGGATGAATCCGAACGTCCTTCTAAGAATCTGATTGTAATTATGACAGATGGTTGTGAGAATGCTTCTAAAGAGTATTCTTTCCAGGATGTAAAAGATCGTATTAAACATCAGGAGGAAAAATATAATTGGTCCTTTGTATATATGGGAACTGATTTAACTTCTCTTGATGACGCTAATGCTTTGGGAATTCGAATGTCATCTGTATCTTCTAGAGATAACGTCGTAAACAATTACGGACATATAAATTCTTATGCTGCTTGTTATCGTGTAGCTAAGAATGATCTCGAAATTCAAGCCGCCCAAACTTCTCTGGCATTATCTCTAAGTGAAGATACAGCAGAATATTCGGTTGCGAATGGTATAAAAGTTGAATGAAAAGTCTGAAAATAACACCATCTATTACTGATAGGCAAGATGCATCCTTAGGGTTATACTTTAAGGATGTATCTAAACAGCCTATGATTAGTCCAGAAGAGGAGATAGAATTAACTAAAGAGATAAAGAAAGGAAATGACGCCGCTGCTGAAAAGCTAATACGTGCTAATTTACGTTTTGTAATCTCTGTTGCAAAACAATATCAGGGAAAAGGACTTCCTCTTATAGACCTTATTCAAGAGGGAAATTGTGGGCTTATTGAGGCCAGCAAGAAATTTGATGAGAGTAGAGGATTCAGGTTCATATCCTATGCTGTATGGTGGATTCGTCAATCTATTATGAAAGCAATCTCTGACCAATGTAGGACTATTAGAGTACCAATGAGTCAGGTGGTGTCTATTAGTAAGATAAATAAAGTATCAGACAAATTTGAACAAATTCATGGAAGGCGGCCTTCCCCAGAAGAAATAGAAGAAGAAGTAAATCTGGATGCCAGTAAAATTGGAGTCACTCTAGCTTCTAATAATAAGGCTGTTTCTCTTGACAGCCCCTTTAAAGATGAAGAGGTCAGTTGTCTTCTAGATGTTCTTCCTAATGAGGATTCTACTCCTGCTGATAGTGATGTTAGTAAGAATGATGTTACCAATGGAATTGAGTCAGTTCTTGCAAAACTCCCATATAGGGATAGGGACATTATAAGAATGTCTTTTGGAATAGGAATGAATCCAATGCCAAATGATGAGATAGCTAATCGTTTTGGGATTGGTGGAGAAAGAGTTAGACAGATTCAACATAGCACGTTAAGCTATATTAAGAAAAATTATGCTGATGAATTAAAGGATTTATTATGACACAAAACGAGGAGGAAATATGCAAAAGAGCATTATTTACATATGGTTTTGAAGCCCAGGCTACTATGGTAAGTGAGGAGTGCTCGGAACTAATTAATGCTCTATGTAAATATAGAAGAGGGAGAGTTTCTGATAGTGATGTCATAACTGAAGTGGCAGACGTTATGATTATGTGCGAACAGATGGCTTGTTACTTTGGAAAGGGTTTAGTAGAGGCTGAAAAGGAGAGAAAATTACAGAGATTAAAGGAAAAATTATCTAATTAAAAAACTATGGCAAAAATAATTATCTGTCAAGGTCTTCCTGCAAGTGGGAAGAGTACTTGGGCTAAACAATGGGCTGCTGAAGATTCTAAGCATAGAGTCAGATTTAACCGTGATGATGTAAGAAATATGCTTGGAACATACTGGGTTCCATCCAGAGAGGGTTTAATAAACACTATCTATGATAGTTTTATGAATGAGGCTATGTTAGCTGGATACGACATTGTTATTGATAACATGAACCTTAATAAGAAAACCATCTTGGAGATAGAACAGTACGTAGCAGAGTTCAACGAATGGATAGGTTTATCTCCGTTGAAGATTCATTATGACATTGAGTATAAAACCTTCTTTGATGTACCTCTGGAAACACTCATAGAAAGAGATTCTAAAAGGGATATTCCTATTGGAGAGAAGGTTATCAGAGATTTGTATAATAAGTACAAAACTGAATATAACTTATGTCCTACGACTTAATTTTAGATGAGAAGGTTGAAGTTTGGAGACGGTCGCATATAACAGTGGAGGCTGATAATTTAGATGAGGCTATCAAAAAGTGTCTAGAAGGGGATTATTACCCTGTTGAAGACGAGATGTTATATGATACTGAAATACTTTTGGATCCAACTATTGAAGATGGTCCTACAAGGGAAATATACCTAAACAAACCTGATTCATATGAACCAATTTACACAAATGATCCACGTAAAAAATGATAATAGATAATTTTGAGTTAATACGAGAACATCTCGTATTTAACAGTCCAGACGAATTTTACTTTGTTCAAATAATACAAAGAAAGAAGGATGGAAATGAAGGTCTTCATGTACGAAATGGATATAGACTGATTAGGTCTTATTATATATACAGCTTAGAGGACTTTGACAATTTAAAAGGCAGAATAAAGGAATTATGCGAAAGTAACAATGCTAGAGCATATATCAATCCAAATGTTAGAAACGCCAAGGAAGCTGCTCTTGAATGCATCAAAAGATATACTGACTTGGTACTTAATAATAATGCCTTTCAAGGAAATAATATTTGGGATAGTGTATGCGGAGGAGTAAGAGCTCGAGGCTATAAAGCACTATGGGTAATTGATGTAGATAATCCAGATGAAATTGAACTTATAACTAACATTATAAGGTCTTGTCGACATACGCAAGATTTTACTCTTTATCGAGTTCCTACAGTTCACGGTTTTCACTTGATATGTAATGGCTTTGATACTAAGCAGTTTGATTCCCTACTTAAAGATAATAACTTGAGTACAATAGATATACATAAGAATAATCCTACTTTATTGTACTATAATGATCTATCTTGTAAGCAGGAACAAAAGCTTATTCAGTCCAACTAAGTATAAACAGATTGAGTTTTCTGAGGCAATGAAACTATTGTTGCCTCTAAAACTCGCTCAGTTTGATACTGAAACTATGGGTTTGGACCCCCATACAAAAGAATTACTTACTATTCAATTAGGATGTAAGAAATTTCAGATAGTCTTCGATTGGACAACTCTAACCAAGGCAGAGCGGTTGCAGCTGAAAGCATATTTTGAATCTGACAGAGTCTTTTTAGGCTGGAATTTAATGTTTGATTTGGGATTTTTGTATGTAAACGATATTTGGCCTAGACATCTCTGGGATGGTATGATTGCTGAGAAGTTGATATTTCTTGGTTATCCTCCAGCTCTTAGTGTAGCACTCTATAATAAGCTCAACTTGTTAGAGTATACTCCTGTAACAGATCCTAACACTGGGGAAATAAAGTACTATGAAATTAGTTATTCCTTACGTGCTGCAGCTATGAGAAGATGTGGAATTGATATTGATAAGACCGTTCGAGGAAAAATTATTGATGAAGGTCTTACTGAGGAGGTTGTAGTGTATGCTGCAGGGGATGTTATGTGGCTTGAGGATATTAAAGCCGAACAAGATAAAGAGCTTGATAGACAGGACTTACAAAGGGCAATGACCTTTGAATGTGAGTTTATTAAACCTCTTGCCTATGCTAAGCATTGTGGAGTTCATTTGGATATAACTAAATGGACTGCTAAAATGAATAGCGATTTAGCTCGTCTAAGAAATGCTGAGAAAGCATTAAATGACTGGGTAGTAAATTGGGAAAAGGATAGAGCTCAGTCTGTTTCTCCAGGAAACGAGATTGAATATGTTGATCCTAATATTAGCCCGAAATCGGATGCGCAATGGTTATTGGACCATGGCTATATTAGATATCAGGCAGGCGATAAGCCTAGTCCAATGTACCCAGGTAATAGGCTTCAAGCATATAAAAAGAAGCCTCAGAAGAGTAAATACACAGTTAAGGATACTCAGGGTGATTTATTTAACGGGTTTGACCCTAATCCTAGATGTACTATTAACTGGAGTAGCTCAAAACAGGTTATCCCACTGTTTGAAGAGCTTGGTATACAAGTTAAGACTTTTGATAAGAAAACCAAAAAGGAAAAGAAGTCTGTAGAAGAAAAGTTATTAGCTCCCCAGGCTAAAGACTTCCCCATTATATCTCTGTATCTTGACTATCAGGGGGCTTCTAAAGTGGTTTCTACTTATGGAGATAATTGGTTAAAGGCTATCAATCCTAAAACTGGTAGAATCCATGTAGAGTTACATTCTATAGGAACAGATACGGCTAGGGTTAGTTCTGGAGGAGGCGTATATAAATTAAATCTCCAGAATCTCCCACATGATAAAGAGACTAGAGCCTGCTTTACTGCTGAAAAAGGTAATGTATGGATTTCCTGTGACTACTCAGGACAAGAGAGTGCTATTACCGCTTCTGTAAGTAAAGATGCTAAAATGATTGAAATCCTATCAAATGGAGGAGATCTTCATAGTGAAGTTGCTAAGTCTTGTTGGCCTAGTTTACTTGGAAATCTTACCGACGAGGAGGTTAAGGAAAAGTACAAGGATTATAGGCAAAATGCGAAAGGTGTAGAGTTTGGTATTTTCTATGGGGGAGATGCACACACCTTACATGCTAATAAAGGCTTTGAAATGAAGGAAGCAGAGCGTATCTATAATAACTTTATGGAAGCCTTTCCTGGGATCAAGCAGTATCAAGATTACTGTAGAAGAGACGTAATGGAAAAGGGTTACATATTGATGAATCCTGTTGTAGGTCATAGAGCTCATATCTTTGATTATTCTAGTCTGAAAAAGACAATGGAAAAGATGAAGGATAGAGATTTTATGAGCTATTATTGGGAGATGCGTAAGAGCAATCCATATTGCGATACTGTACAAGAAGTTAAGGAATTTAATGCAAGAAAATCAGCATCCGAACGTCAGGCGATTAATTATCGAATCCAGAATCGTGGTGCTTGCTGTTTCAAACTTGCATCAATTAAGTTCTTTAATTGGATTGTTCAAAATAATTATCAGAATATAGTTAAGATGTGTGCTCCAGTTCATGATGAATGGAATATAGAATGTCCTAAAGAAATGCAGGACTTAGTATCAGATACATTAGTTAAATGTATGATTGCCGGAGGTAAACCATTCTGTCCTAATGTTTTTCTTGGGGCAGATATATCTGTTGGTGATTATTGGATTCATTAATTTTATGGATAAACATCTTATTATATTTGAACAGGAAGACAGTTGTAGTCATTTCCAACAGCTGTGGGACGTTGACTCTAATGAGCCGATATATTGCGTATCTGACTTATGGGAGTGTCCTGAAGATGCTATTATAGGAAGAAGTTTACATGACTGCTGTGATGCGTTAGATCTTGTCCGATTGGGTATGGAGTATTCCAAACAAGGATATGAAAAGCTAGCTATAGATTATGTTGACTGCCCGGAAGATGAGGATTTAGAATCCTGGGCAGAAGAGTATATAACTAACATGAAATCCGAATGAAAGAAAAATATGTTTTAGTAGGTTGGCCCGAAATCCAGTATTTAATGGACCACCCACGCTGGAGTGAGTGTATATTCTGTATTGAGATTGAAGGACATCCTTGCCCCGATTCTACTTATGCTATACCTGAATCTCTATATGATGAGGTATATAATTCTTTACCAAGCTCAGAGGAATGCTAAAAGAATATAAGTTGACCCCATATCCAAGAAAAATGTGGGTTGCAAAGGGTGAGAATTTTGACCAAATAAAAGGTCAATTTGATTTGAGTGCTGAAGACTATGCTCTTACTAATCAAGACATAGAGGACTCGTGGAATGCTGTAGTTTTTTCATGTAACAAGGGAGATTATTCAGGTTATCTAGTATTTGTGACCGAAGGACATGATCAAGGTGACTTGGTTCATGAAGCTCTACACGTTGCTATGAGTGTTTACGAGGATTGCTCAATGAAGATAGAACCTGGTATGGACCAAGAGCCTCTGTGCTACTTAACTGAACATATATGGAGACTGCTGGTTGAGGATGAGTAATTTTGAGATATACTTTTTTACACGATGAGCATTAAGTGAATGGGAGAATGGCTTAATGCTGTTCTCCCATTTTTTTTTTATTATGGATGAAGTGTTACGGTTACTTAGGGAAAATAATTTAATGCTAAAAGCTATATGTAAGTATCTTGTAGAACGCGACAAGGAAGGTTCAAACGAGGATATTAAAGATTTCGTTACCAATGTTGTAGCTAATATTTACGCAAATAACCGATTCGATGTACGATAACGTCAACTATCCAGTTGGAGCAGACAATGAATTAGCTCCATGGAACCAGGTGGATAATCCCGAAAGGGAGATAGAAGTTACAGTAAGTGTAACTCTTAGTAAGACTGTAAAGATTAAAGTATCAGACTATGAAGTTGTTGACTCAGGTAAAGATGAAGATGGTGAGTATTTCGAGGATATTGATTATTCAGGATGCAATCTGAAAAAGGCAGTTGAAGATCAAATTACCTTACCGCAGGATGCTCATATTTACTTAGGTAATTATGCGTATGAGGGTGGATATACTGACCCAGTACCAGAAGTGGAAGATTTGGAGAACTGGAATGTGGATGATTTTGAGGTCATATTAGAATGAATTACAAAATAATTGTTAATAATGAGAGAGAAATAAGCAAGGAAGATTTTAAGAGGTGGTCTGGTTTATCGGATTACATTATAGATTGTCTGGCTAAGCAAAACGTTTTTCAATAGATGCCAGATGGGAGTATTATAACCTTTAAGCATTGTGAAAGTAATTAAAGTCTATTCTGATACATGTGGACCTTGTAAGGTACTTGAAAAGAACTTAACCCTGGCAGGAGTCCCGCATGAAAATGTAAATATATTATCTGAAGAAGCAGAAGATATTATTGAGAAATATGAGATAAGATCAGTCCCAACTTTGTTAGTGTTTAATAATGATGGGAAATTGCATAGTAAGTATGTAGGAGTTGTAGGAGTCGATTATCTTAAATCATTACTCAATGAAATTAATTAAACCTTCTTTTGAAATTATTGAACAGCAACCAGGGTTAGCAGGAGTATACAAGCAAATAGAACTTGCTGGAAGAACCTGCTATAAGTCAGAAGATAAGATTACAGAAGATTCAGCTAAGGGCTTTGTAGATAGAATGATTGCTAGTGGTCATGGTGCTATGTTAGAGCATGGTACTGTATATTTACATATAAAATATACATCTCCATTAAATGATCCGCATTATATTGAATCAGCAAATGATTCTCATAAGTACGAGAAAAATAAATATTCTGTTGCAAAACGTATTTTAGTTAACGGATTTGAGCATAATGTATATATCACTACCAACCTTAGAGTCTTAGTAGAAAATGGTTGGATGGAAGATTTAAAATATATCTGTGAACCTACAGAATATCATGAAAAGAGAATCACTGTTAGATTTATTTGTGATAGAGGAGTATCTCATGAATTTGTAAGACATAGAGTGTTTTCTTTTGCTCAGGAATCTACAAGATATTGTAATTATTCTAAGGATAAGTTTGGTAACGAAATCACTTGCATAATTCCTTGCTGGATGAACTTAGAGGAAGGAAGTTATAACAATGGGAAGTACTATAACCCAATAGCTACTCCTTATTTAGTAAAAGGAACTGCTGAAGAAAGATTTCTACTAAAATTGGTTGGAGATGAATTGGATTATTTTGAGCTATTAGAAAAGGGCTGGAAACCACAGCAAGCTAGAGCTATTCTTCCTAATTCTTTAAAGACAGAATTAGTTATGACTGGCTTTGTGTCTGACTGGTGGGGTAAAACAAACATCATAAAGGACAACAGGTTAATCCAATCTATCAGTAACAGCTCTCCTAACCTAGAAGCGGAAACAGGTAAATATGATACCAGCTATAGAATAGTTAGAAATGGATTCTTTGGTTTAAGATGCGCCCCCTCGGCTCACCCGCAAGCACAAGAATTAGCCATTCCTCTAAGAGAGGAGTTTATTAAGAGAAAATATTTAAGCGAATGAGTTATATAATTTTTAAGGGAGTGATGATGGATGAATTTAGGTATCAGTACCTAAATTCTCTATCATTAGAAGACTACGACAGAGAGACTTCGGCCAATGAACAAGAAGCCTTCTGTGAATATCAGCAGAAGTACCATCCAGATGAAGTAATATATTGGCAAGGACATAACCCAGATTAATTTATATGAAGGAAATTTATATAATATGGAACGATTCCTTTAAATATGGAGATATGTGTACTAATAGCACCATAGCTTATATAACTGAGGATTATAGTCTAGCTGAAAAGGAATTCGAGCAATATAAAGAATTGTGTAGAGTTGCTTATGATGATCCCAAGTGGTGCTATGATTATTCTTTATTTTCATATCCTCTGGATACATATCCTATAAAGGGAAAATGCTTATGTGAAATTAATAATATACCAGATGACTAAATTAGTTTACTCTATTAATAAAGTTATAAAGGACCTATATATAGGAAACAGTTATAGGGACCTAACTATTGCAGGCCGAATATATAGAAAGGATAGAAAATTTTTTGGATACGACTTGAAGCCTAAGTATTACTATACTGTAAATATTCCTCTAATTAGGTATCCTTTCTATGATGGAGAACATTCTACAAATAGAATTTTAAAAAGTTATGGGAAGATTATCAAACAGGAATTGCTTGATAAAATCCAGGAGCTTAAGGAACAGGAAAATAAATACTAAATTTTTAATATATGGAATACAAACGAGTTATTAGCTATGGAACTGTAATGGACCTAGAACAATTAAATGCTTTAGGGGCAGAAGGGTGGAAACTATGCGCAGCCGTTAAAATAACAGATAATTCTTACAATTATCTATTTATGAGAGAAAAATCATGACTGCTGAAGAGTACTTCGGAGACTGGATAAAAGTTGTTGACAAAAATGAGTTAGTTAGAATTATGCGCTGGTTGAAAACTGTCAATCCAGATAGTTTGTGTCCACAGCAACAAAACATATTTAAGGCTTTTAGAACCTGTCCTTATGAAGATTGCAAAGTTGTGTTCTTAGGACAGGATCCTTACCCGCAGGCTGGAGTAGCAACAGGAATATTGTTTGGTAATTCTGCAGATACTCCAGAAGAATGTTTATCCCCTTCATTAAAAGTAATTAAAGAAGCAGCAATAGATTATACTGTACCTCATAATGTGATAGAATTTGATAACACTCTTGAATCCTGGGCTAAACAAGGGATTCTAATGATTAATACTGCTCTGACCTGTAGTGTTAATCAGGTTGGTTCTCATTACATGGTTTGGAGGCCATTTATATCTAAGCTTTTGTATAATATGAGTTCCATTAATAGTGGGATAGTTTATGTTTTATTCGGAAGTCAGGCAGCTTCTTTTAAAGATAGCATCATTGGTCAACAACATATTATTATGGAATATCATCCAGCTTATTATGCTAGGAGGGGGACAAAATTATCTCCATTATTGTTTAAGGAAATTAATAAAATACTTAAAGGAATGTATAACCAAGAAATAAAATTTTATAAGGAGACAGATTATGGAACGTGTTAAATGTAAGATTCTTAAAAGGCTGGTATTATTACTACTGCTTTTTATTGGTGTATCTGCATCTGCTCAGGTCATAAAATTTAGGACTGTAGCTTATGCGGAAAACAAGTATAATTATTACACCCAAAAGTGGTCAGGGTGGAGTAATTGGGAGAAATCTAATATGCTATTAACTATAGATCTTCAGAATGATCTTATAGCAGTCTATTCTCCGGTAACTCAGATTTATAAAATCTATAAAGCTGAGGAAAGCTATTATGATTCTGATGGTGATTTTAATCTACCATTTAAGTTTATTGACCAGGATGGTGATAGAGGTACGCTGAGGCTACTACAAAGAGCTTCCGGCTCTTCTGAGGTATATATTGAGTTTTTAAATATACGATGGTGTTATAAAGTACTTAGACTATGAATTTTGAAAATATTAAACCATTAGTGTTAGATTCCTCTAAGCAAGGAATCTTCTTTACATCTGACCTGCACTTTGGTCATAAAAATATTATAAAGTTTTGCAAGCGTCCTTGGGAAACTACAGCCGAAATGGATGAAGCCCTAATAGAAAATTGGAACTCTGTTGTAGGAGAAAATGATATAGTTTTTGACTTAGGGGATTTTGCTTTTGCCACTAATAGTAGATGGAAGAATCTAATTGAGAGGCTTAATGGTAGACATTGTCTCATATTGGGTAATCATGACGTCACTAGGTGGCCGGGAGATAAGATTATGGAAATGTTCGAAAGAGTAGAACATCAAATGATTGTTAAAATAGACGATAGGTTTGTTTATTTGAATCATTATCCATATCTTTGCTATGGTGGAAGTTGGAGAGGTCCAAGTAATAGCGTTTGGCAGTTGTTTGGGCATGTTCATTCTGGTCCAACCAGTGCTGGAACTGATTCAGAGCGTCTTGTAAATATATTCCCATATCAATATGATGTCGGAGTAGATAATAATAATTATACCCCAGTATCGTGGGAGAGAGTTAAGGAGATTATAGAAAATCAAGTTAAAAACGGAATTCAATATGTTCAAAAAGAGCACACAATTCCTGATGATGAATATAAGAAATGACGGATAAACTTTATGAATGGTTACGAAGAGAATTTTATAGTAGTAACCATTCAAAATATAGACATCTATTTGAAGAATGGGTAAGTAATATCACGGAAGGTCAAATAGAAGGATTTAAGAAACAGATGTATAACAAAGAAAATAATGTACTAGGAGTATGGTAAAAGATGAAATAGTAGGGACATACTGGTATGTTCTTAACGATGGTAAAAGATGGATAACTCAAGGAGATAAACCAGTTCCTAATCCTTTCGGAGGGTTTCGACGATCTGGAGATGGTATGGGATGGCTGTGTTTAGACAGAGATGATGCAGAGATGAAGGATGGAGTTAGAGTAAAAAATGATGATTTCAAGGATGTTAATTTCCCTGATGTAGAACCAGAGACTCCAGTTGAGATAGAAATAACAAAATCAGGAAGAGTGTACATATATGAACCCTAATACTATCAAGAAAATTGAAAGGCTCTTAAAAGGAGAGTCTTTCATTACTAAAGAGCCTGGAAACTCTATGCTTCCTTTGTATAGAAGTAACGAACCTCATTTGCTTACTCCTATAACTTGGGATAAATGTAAAGTAGGAGATGTTGTATTTTGTAAGGTTCGTGGAGTATGTATTACTCATAAGGTATACTCTATAGATGAGAAGAAAGGTTGTTTAATAGGAAATAATAAAGGGCATATGAACGGTTGGACAAAGAATGTCTATGGTCTTGCCCATAAAATAACAAAATAATGTTACACGTTGTACCTATACTATGTTTAATCTTTTTTATTTGGTTTGTAGAAATGCAAATCAAAAAGGAAATGCATCACATTTCCGAGGAGTTTAAAGAACTGAAAGAAAGAATAACAAATAATAAAGATCAAATTGAGACTAACAGGACTTTGATAGATCAAAATCGTACAGATATAAATAAATTAGGAAATGGCGAATCTCTGTGATAACACGTTTTATGCATACACTGAAGATAGTGCTAACGTTGAGGTAATAAAGAATTTCTTTGATAGTTGGCATGATGCAGATTGCGAGGTTGACGGAGAGCAGATAGACGTTTATTTTAGTTCAAAATGGGACTTCCCTAAAGAAGAAATGGACAACCTTTTCAAAGCTATTCCTAATAAGAACGACATCTATATGCGATGTCTTTCTGTTGAGTACGGTTGTTTATATCATGCTTTATGGATATGTGATGAAGATGGTTGGAGGGAAGTGTGACTAAAGCCAATCGGTAATTGATACTTAAACGATAAGAAGTATGATAAAAATATGCGCGATGAGTGACTTACATGGATACCTTCCAGAAATAAATCCATGTGAATTAGTGTTAATATGTGGGGATATAGTTCCATTGAATTTTCAGGGAAGTTCAAAACTAACCTATAAATGGTTTTCAACTACCTTCAAAGAGTGGGCAGAGAATTTACTATGTCAGAAAGTAGTGTTTATTGCTGGAAATCATGAATTACATTTCCCAGGTCATTATAAGGAATATAGACAATTGTTTAATAATGGTAGCAAGATAACATATTTATGTCATGAGGAGTACACATACTCCGGCTCTGACGGAAAGGGATATAGGATCTTTGGGACTCCATACTGTCAAGAATTTGGTAGCTGGGCATTTATGTTAACAGACAAACAGCTTGGAGAAAGATTTCTAGAAATTCCTAGAAAATTGGATATATTGCTTACACATGATCAGCCATACATGTTTGGAGATGTATTACTGCAAGAAGACTGCCCATGGGCTACAGGTGAGCATATAGGAAGTAGCTCTCTAACTCTTGCAATAATAGGGACTGCTCCAAGATATCAATTTAATGGACACTTACATAGTTGTGATCATAATGAGATTATAATAAATGATAATACTGTCCATTACAATGTTAGTCTCAAGGATGAGAGTTATCAAGTTGTATACGATCCTTTATATTTAGAAATTGATAAATGAAATGAAAAATAGAGAAGCACTTAATGCAAGAGTAAAGCAAATGGCTGAGGTGTACTCTTCTACAATTTTAGAAGGTATAACTAAGAAGTTCCCAGATCTTGATCCTACTATTTCAGAAGTAGTAGTAGAACTTTCAATGTCAGGTTTTATTGATGGAGCTACAATTATTCTAGATGCTCTGGAAGACGTAAATAATATGAACAAAAATGAAAAAGATAGTATTCTTAACAGGAGCGGGGATCTCAGCTGAGAGTGGAATCCCTACATTTAGAAGTGCAGTTAATGGGATATGGGAAAATTACCAAGTCGAGGAGGTCGCAACTCATAAGGCAATAGTAAATAACCCGGACCTGGTATATAAATTCTGCAATGAATTAAGAAATAAATACGCAGGATGCCTTCCTAACTCTGCTCATAAAATGATTGCAGATTTGGAGAAAGATTATGAAGTGTACGTAATTACGCAAAATATAGATAACCTGCATGAGCAAGCAGGTTCTTCAAATGTACTTCATCTACATGGAGAAATTAATAAGGTAAGATCAGTTAATAATCACGACTTACTGTTTGATTGCACTGAGGACATAACCCCAGAAACGGTTATAGATGGACACAGAGTCAGACCTCATGTTGTTCTATTTGGGGAAGACGTTCCTAACTATAGAAGGGCTATCCCATTTCTTAAACAGGCGGATATCTGTGTAGTTATAGGAACTAGCTTTAATGTATACCCAGCTGCAGATCTAGTAAGCTATGTTGATATAAACAATCCTATTTATTACATCGACCCAGATCCTGCATATACTCCTGATTATCCAGACATTAAGGTAATCAAGGCTACTGCAACTGAGGGTATGAAGGAGTTAATTAAAATATTGAATGGTGCACAATAATGTTTATCTTCCTGACGGAACTTTATTTGCATCAGGATTTAATAGGGTTGTACACGGAGGAAGGGGTGACTATGTAGAATTTGAAACAAATCAAATTCTACTTCCCCTGATTTCTAAGTTTGGGAATGATATATCGAAAGATGATTTAGATATCTACTATTGGTGGTTATTTCCAAAAGGTTATCCTGAAGTTAAGGTATATCTCCAAAGGAAGACAGTTAAGTATGCAGATTATAAGGTTGGAAAACTTTATGTATCTCCTACTCTATTTAAGGATTTTAAAGACCCTGAGAAATTATTCTAATGGATACAAGTGATATAAGCTCTCTAATTATTGAGGATTTTGAGGCTTTTAAGAAAATTGTTGGAGTTGATGGAGAGCAAGCAATTAAAGAATATTTAGAGTACAATGCATTCTACGATATTGATATTAGAGTTATTAAAGATGTTTTAGAAGATTATAAACAGAAAAATTTATGAAGTGGTATTATTTATTTTTATTAGTAATGTTCTTTCTAATGAGTTGTGAAAGAACTAGTAATGTTTCTGAATCTAGAGTTATAGGTAGCTCAAGTTCTGCTTTAATTTACGAATATACTATGGACGGACATGACTATATTAAAAGAGGTTATGGAATGGCTCACTCAGGAACTTGTAAAAAGTGTAAACAAGAAAGAGACAGTATCGTTAATTTGATTATTCAAAAACTAGACAGTATAAAAAATGAAAATAACAGATAAATTAGTGTTATTCTTCGGGAATAATGATATTTGTAGTAATTTCTACTTATGCCCTTTATGGTATGAAGGGCATAAATTTCATTCTTCTGAGCAGCTTTTTATGTATCTTAAAGCCAAGACTTTTGAGGATTGGGATACAATGGAAGAAATTATAGAATGTAAAACTCCTAGGGAGGCTAAGGCATTAGGAAGAAAAGTCAGAAATTATAATGACAAGGTATGGGACTCGATGAGAGACAAGTGTATGTACATAACTGTACTAGCAAAATTCATGCAGTGTAGAGAGTTTAAGGAATTTATCATAGATAACTCTGAGAAGACATTTGCAGAGGCTAGCCCTTATGACAGTATTTGGGGAATTAAACTCTCGGAAGACGATCCTAGAGCATTAGACCCATCTCAATGGAAAGGAGAGAATAGATTGGGAAAATGTATAAACAGACTAATTTCTACTTACGGTGATTTATTTCATAAGCGGGCATAGAGATTTATCCTATGAGGATTTTGAAAAGTACTATATACCTGTCATAGATAAGGTTATAAGAACAGAGGGTGACGATGCCAAATTTGTAGTGGGAGATTGTGAAGGTGTAGACAAATTTGCAATGGATTATGTATTTAGCAAGGACATATGCCATATAACCATTTACCACATGTTTGCTAAACCTAGGAATGTTCCGGAAGCAAATACAGAAGTATTGCTAGACTTAGTAGATTTCTGTGGCGGCTTTGAATCTGATGAAGAAAGAGACTCTGCTATGACTAGGGATTCTGACTTTGATATTGCTTTCATAAAGGATGGCAGATGGAATAGTGGAACTGCTCAAAATATAAAGAGACGTTATGGACTATAATACAGAACGAGATAAATGTATACACGATCCTGTATATTTTATAGAACATTATATTATTGTTGATGGGAAGCATCTAAAACTTACACCTTTGCAGAAATTACTTATTAATAAAATTAATAAACATGGACGAAAATGGAATGATAATAGACTTAGAATTAGCTAAAGCTATTCTAATAGAGTTTTTTACTACTGGTGAATATCAGTTTGCAGGATGTGATGAAAGCTATAAGAAATTTCTTGAAAAAATAAAGACTGAACTGATATATAATGGTGATTATTTTACCTTTAAAGACAGTGAAGGTTATACATATTTTGGAGGTCCAGAAGGTTCTTCAGGATATTGGATTCAAGAAGCATCTGAGTGGCTTAAAGAGATGAAACTTACAAAATGTTGGAGTGTGAATGGTCTTGTATCTGATTTAAATAATGAGAATAAAGTATTTTATGAAGTAGAGGGAGAATTAAAATGTTTTGTTATTCATGAAGGAGATTAATACGAATAAATTCATATTTTTAGATTTAGATGGTGTCTTGAATAGTAACCTGTATTATTGCGAAAAGCACCACAATGATAGGTATGCTGAAGCTATAGCTCAGTATCCTGAAGAATTAGCTCTTGGAATAAGTGCTATAGACCCAGTAGCAGTGGGAAATCTGAATAAGATACTAGAAGCTACTGGTGCAAAAATAGTAGTGTCATCATCTTGGAGACATGACCCATACTTACCAGATATTTTTAAAGCTGTAGGTATTAAAGCTCCAATATTTAGTATAACTCCTCTTTCAGAATCTAGAATTAGAGGAGAAGAAATACAAGCTTGGCTAGATAAACAAACTGGGCCATATACTTATGTAATCTTGGATGATGATTCTGATATGTTAGAATCTCAACTTCCTTATTTTGTACAGACAGATTGGATGAAAAGAGGTTTAAGCCAAGATGATGCAGAACAAGCAATAAAAATTTTGAATGAAAATGAAACAATGTAGTGATTCTTTAATATTCCTACTTATTGATGATACTATAAGTGCTCCTGACTTTGAATCTCAAGAAGAAATAGAAGAGTATTTTGGAGAATCTGTTTCTTTTACTATAGATGATTATAATTATTCTGAACAGATTTTTTGGGATTATTTAAAGGAGTGGGAATCTAAACATAAATTTAAAGTTATACAAGAAGAAAATCTTATAACAGATAGATACTCTGGAAATGCAGAAATGAAAGTAATATATACCTTAGATGGTAAATATTACTCTATTGTTTATTCTTCTAATCCATACTCAGAAGATGAATTAGCAGAAGGCTCTAAAGAAGTAAGACCAGTAGAAGAAGTTATAACTAGAATTAAATATGTTGAAGTATGATTAATGTAAATGAACTTATAAAGAATGCAATGAAGTCTAAAAATCAAGTAGAACTTCGTGCATACAAAAATTTGAAAGCTGAAATTCAGCTAGTATTAACGGCTAAAAATGCTAAACCTTATGATGAGGCGGCTGAGATTCAATTAATCTCAAAAATGTGCAAGAAATTGGAAGATAGCATTTTAAGCTTTTCTGAGGCTGGTAGAGAAGACCTGGCGGCTGAATATAGGGATGAATTGGAAGTATTGAAAAAGTTGCTTCCTGAGCCTGTAAATGAGTCACAGATATGTTCTGAACTTCGTATCTGGGCTGGAAATAATAAACTAGTTGAAATGTATCTTACTGAAAAAGGAGTTTATCAATTTGATGCTATTGAGACTAGTAGACCCTTTATTCCGAAGAAAGAGATGGGAAGTGCAATCAAATACTTAAAATCTAAGTTCCCTCAAGCCGATGGTAGAATGATTTCGGACATCGTTAAAAAATATGTAGTATGAGTAGTTTTAATGTAATAGTTTATAATTTTAATGAAGGAAAGTTTGAACCTTATGATATTATTCCTTATCTGAAAAAGTCATATTATAATGAGGATGAAAAACCTTCCACTTTCGAAGAGTTCAAAAATTTTGTACTACGTAGAAGCGCATGTCAATGGTGGGCAAGATGTGAATACGAAATCATATTAGTAGATTGGCCTAATAAGAGTCACGCAGAAAAGTGGGATGTTCATAAACAAGTAAAAATGAACATAGATGTAATTACCGATTTACTAATTAAAGAAGTATCATGACTTTAAAAGAAATAGTGAAACTCGAAGAACCTGCCGTATTTTCTCATGCTATAGCAGGAGTATTATATTACAAAATAGCACATGGGAACATTGAAATTATGTTTCCAATAGACATGAATAATAAGGATGATGTAGGTACAACTACGTTTGTATCTTCATATAAACCTATTACCCTTATGAGATATATCAGAAAAGCTATAGATTCTGACAATTTGGTTATTATAAACAAAAAGTAATGGAAATTAATGATGATCTATACAGCGTATTAGTACGCTTAGGCATAATCGATGAAACAAAAGTAAGAGAAGGAAATGTTGGAGCCAGTAATTATGCCCAACATGTAATTCAGCCCTGGGCCATTTGGCAAGATTATAATCTAAATCCATGGGATGCAGATATTGTTAAAAGAGTTTTAAGAACTAAGAAAGAACCAGGACTATCAGATGTAGAATCAAGAATGCTAGATTATCAGAAAATTATCCATATTTGTAAAGAACGATTAAGACAATTAGAAAATGATAAAGTATGCTAAGAGCGATGTACAGGATGGGATGAAACTTATTAAGGCAGGACTATCAAACATTATTTCAGAACTATTAAATGGAACAATAAGTCACTATACTTTAGAGTTTCCCTTTGAAAAGGATGTTTTAGTTGCCCTTATACATTACGCTTGCCCAGACATTGCTGTATTCACAGAATACAAGGGAGAAAGAGAGAATTTAAGTTTACGTTTGAGTAGACTTCGTATAACAGTAACTTACGACACAGAAGGAAAATATGAATTCCAACTAGAACAATAAAATTAAGGCCGGTAGCTTAGGAGAAATCCTAGGTTACCGGCCTTTTTTTTTTGTTATGTTATGTAATAAAAGTCTGTTCTACCCCGAACATCTAAATCCGAGGCTTTACATCTAAAACTATTATTTATAAAGATAAAGTCGTCTTGAAAATAGTCCCATCTAAAATATCCCTCAAAGTGAGGTAATTTCAGCCATTTACCTTCTTTAGCTATTTTAAATGCTTCATTATATGTCATTCTTGTACAGATTTAATATAAGCAAAACCGCTATCCTTGAAGGATCTAGTAAGTCCAGAACTATCAAATAATAGATATTTCCATGATCTATCACCAAACAAAGATTGCACTGCATCTGATATTAACTAAGTAGGTTGAGAGTATGTAGGAGGATTCATATTCTCCCCAAAGAACTATATAATATTAACTGGACCTTTATATTGATCATAAGCTCTAGAAGTAGATTTATAGACTAACTCTGTAAGCATATTAACAACTAAAGGATTTTCATCCATATCTTTCTTATATTCTTTATACTCAGGAGTAATAGCTAATTTGAATAACATTGAAAACAGCAACCACATTAATAAGTCTGAAAGTAGTTTTCTCATGTTTGCTTTCTCATGCTAATCAGCATTTAAATACTTTCTCATCTACTCTATCTTTGTAGATAAACCTCCCTCTGTTTTTCTAAAGATGTCTACCAACACTCCTAAAGTAGGGAAAATTCCCTAAACTATTATAGGTATATTCTTGGTAATCTTCATACCTGTATCCTCGGTAGTTATTCCTCCGTGTTCATCATAGAATAACGGTCTACCTTGCTCATCGGTTTCCTATACTTCTTGAAGTCCAAAAGCTCCATTCTTTTGAGGTTTCATAAAGTAGTTATTAACTATACCGTTGAACCATGTGCTGAACATACCAAATACAATTCCTAGCGAAGTATTCTCGGCCATAGCACGCTTTCCTTTATCGTAAGAACCATAAATGTTATCACCAAGGTTTCTAATATAAACTACCTGCTCATTAGAATACGGAGATGGTAAACCATCTTCTGGATCTACTGGGGAGCTAGGGTGCTCACTGTTATACTAACGTATAGCAGAAAAGTATGCAGCTTTCTACTTTTTATACTCTGGATGAGTTGTTAGTCCCTAAGCATAAATTTCAAATCTTTTATCTTTTTTCCAGTTATATTCAAGATCGTTATCTCCATTTATACTAAATGCATCCCAAACTCCGTCTTGCATACATCGAGCTACAAACAGTGTCATTCTATTCATAAAATCAGGGCTTCTCAGGGTACCATATAACCAAGTGTCATAGTTAAATATACCGTTTCTTCCTGACTTAGCTCTTTCGGCAATACGTCCAACATCGGTATTTGATAGACGATACTTTAAGCATAACTTACTCAGTAGATTTACTGCCATAGCATCAGATGTAGCATGAGTACTAACATAGGCATATGCCTTAGCTACATTAGAGGGAGTAAGATCTGTGTTAAATTTAATTACAGCTCTCATGAAATTCTGTTGAGCACCTTCTACTAAATCTCTGAATGCTCCGACTATGTTACCACCAAGAAGCATATGAGATACTACCTCTCTAACAGGAGAAATACAACCTACAATTTTCTTTTCCTACTAACTCATTATAGAGGTATTAAAGACATTAATTTTTAGGTATTTCTACAACCATTCAATCTCTTTTTTAACCGTATTAGTGTTTCCTCCATAATCTCCAGTTAAGTGTAATTGTAGTAACAGTGCTTTTGAACCCACTAATAGTTTATTAAACTATGTTGTAGATATATGCTTAACTAAAAATTCTATTAATACATTTTCTACATTAGTTTCAAAAAACTCTGGGCCGTAGTTTTCTAAGAGTCTTTGTCTTGATTTTATTGTCTCAGAAATACCACTATTACTAGAAAGCATACTAAGCTCAAAAGGATTTCTCAGTCTTAGCTTGTAAAAGTCCGAGTCATCAGCTCCAAGCAGTTCTCTTTCTTCTGGAGTTATACCGTTCACGAACTCATCGAATCTTTCGGTTGCATTTCTTAGTCTTTTAAAACTATTCTTCAACTTAGCTGTGATGGCGTCTGTACTTTGTCTTCCTGTAGCTTTAGATGCTCTAATAAGAGGAACCCATAGATATTCTGGATGTTCCTTAACATAATCTGCTAGCTTAGGGTCATTCCATCCAGAGTACTTGAAATTACCGTTTGTATTAATCCATGCTATTTGAAATAATACCTTTTTTAATAGTTCTCTTTCTTCAGGCTTTAAGTCATTATTATAATCATATGGATTTTTAAATGACATTGTTTTCTTACCTGTATGAAGATCTATCTCATAGAGATTTTTAAACTACTGAGCTTGATTTCCTAAGGTTACGTTCTGTACGTTAGTATATCCAATCTTTTTATAGAAATCATCAAATATGCTTCTATCAAATCTCTATAAGAATTCAGATGCTATAGCATCGTGGGTAATTTGCAGATTGTTAACAACTATCTAAATATTTGGGTCTGGAACGGTAGTGGCTGTAAATAAATATTCGTCTATTGGCTGTAATTTATTCTAATACTTTGGGCTTTCTCCAGTAATGTTTAAGTACGCTTTTGTTACTAAGTTTAGTAATTGAGCCATTTCCTTATCAGTTCCATTACTACCTCTCAAAGCGTCTTGAACTTCTTTAGGGTCAGAAAACGCTTTGTATTTCCCATAAATTTGTGCCATTATGTATTGAAGTGCTTTTATTTGCTAATCTACAGTCTCTGCTTGTGTAAGCTAATCAAATCCATAATATGATAATCTATTCTATTCAAATTCTGCTTTACCTTCCATAATCCTTTGATATTCTTGGAGAATTGTATCTATAGGATTAACAAACTCAGCATTTTTAAAATTGTTAGTTATCTCTAACTTAGGGTTTTCTCTATTTACTACTTTTATAACATTCTGGAAATAATCCTTATTAAACTATCCTAAATCCCATCTTCTAAAAGAGCCATCACCTACAGCACTAAGTACTCCAATAGTTCCTAGTTTAATCTTTTCTCCTGATTCTAAAAGACCTGGTAGTGACTCATTCAATAGTTCCATTGCTCTAACTGCTTCAATATTTCCCCAGTCGGCATTTAGCTCAGAGCGAGATAAATCAGTGTCATAAACATAGCTTCCTAAAAGATTCTTTCCTTTGTTTAAGGTTACTTCAGAGTTTAAATCAAAAGCACTTATGGAAATAATGTCAACAACCCCACTTTTTCTATTCTTAAAGATTAAGACATTGGCATCAATTAAATCATCTAATAATACCCAGTCATATACTTTCTTATCGGAATTTGGTGCTTTCTCATATTCAGAAAAATATTTTCCTAATATTCCCTCTAGTTTTCTTGTAGAACCTTCAAAACCACGTATCTCGCCAAAAGATAGAAACCCTTTTTGAAAGCTATTTCTTAAGGCTTCCTTCAATCTTTGTGTAGAGTATCCTTTGTAATCCTCTAATTCAGATACATATTTTGATACTAAATCAAGAATTTCCTGATTCTTATTCTTACTTTTACGAGAATTTATTTTATGTGTTGTTCCTTTTATTACTACCTCATATCCATCATCTACTTCCCGTATCACTAATGGTTCTGTGCCAGTAGGATCAATATTAGGAGCTTTGGCAATCCACATTCTTGCAGACTAACCTATATAACCCTCTCTTTTAATGTTTAATTCAGGAAAGATAGCACTATTTACTGTATCTGCTCTATCAACTACTTTTTCTGGAACATAGTCTATAACAGAGTTATTCTCAATAAAAGCTTCTACCTGCCTGTCATATTTAGCCATAGCATACTCAGCTCCAGAGTATCTAGTACTATATGATATAGCATTAAGAACCTGAACTGATTTTAATTTAGTATACTTCTCATCATAAGTAAGCTATACAGGAACAATGTTCAAATCGATGTTTTGAACATTAATACCATTATTAGCTAACATATGCTTCAGAAAGGCAAGTTGGTATTTATATTTTTCCTCTTTTACATTAGCCCAGTTATTGGGATGCTCAGAAGTTGTCTTGAATAGATATAAATGTAAAGTTCCGTCTTCTCCTACAAATAAGTAATCTATGTGTCCGAATATTTCCTGGGAACTATCCTTTATACTAGAGGTTAGATTGATATTCGTAAGATTATATGAGCCCGGATACTTTCCTTTTTCTTTTATATAGAAAGTTTTCTTTAATCCATTAAATAACTACTTCAATAAAGTATCATTTAATCTAGTATCTTTTATTTTATCTTTCTAATTATTTATAAAGTCTATATCCTATGCATTTCTATCAGAGATAGTTTTATCTGTAAACATTCCATGTAATAGAATAGAATCTTCTTGAATAATATCCCAGTGTTTAACAGTGTCTTCCACTATAGCTCGGCACTCTTCCTAAGTATATTTTAATGAAGTGTCCTTCATCATCTTAGCTATAGAAGCATTAATATACTCCTCTCTAGTAATAGGAGTAACTAAACGTCTTCCATTTATCGCACAGGTTGGGCTATCTATATAATCTAAAATAGCCATCCTTCCTTCTATAGAAGGTTCTCCATTTAAATTATCAGATACTTCTGAACTAACCTACGTTTTTGGTTTATAGTCTCTCTGTGATTTTAAAATCCTATCTACTTGCTGTTCCTATTTTAATACTTTACTATAGACTATATCCGAAATATTTTCTAAATCAAGAGCTTTATCTGCAAGAAAATTCAATAGGTCAGAGTAAGAAGCATATTGAGTTCCTTTTAAAGTGTATGTACAATTAACCATAACATTCTTCTTTTATGTTTCCTTCTTTTATTTGTTTAGAAATCCAGTTTGAGATTCTTCTAGATTGTCTTGTTTCAGCAAAATCTATTTTCCTTCCATCTAACAAACTAGCTATATCAGAATTAAATCTTCTAAAGACAGTCTATATACTAGAACCATAAAAAGAGCCTAAATCTTCTATAGGATTGTTAAAGACAATCTTAGTAGCATCTTTTATATATTTATCTACAGAAGTAAATAAATTATCAAATCCAGGTTTAAGTTCTCCCATTATATGTCTACTGAATAAGTCTACGAAAGCTTCTTCCATTAAATCCATTTCAGACGCCTCAGTATATATGTCCCTCAGCTTTTGTATTTTACGTTTCCCTTCTTCAGTTTTAGACACTATATACATTAGCTACTCGTAGTTCTTACTTAATTCAGGGTTTGCTTTTAGCACTCCTAAAATAATATGTGTAAATTCATGGAGTGGGTCAGTAACCTCGGCTAGAGTTGTATTTATAAAGATTTCACTATCGCGAACAAAAGCCTTAGTTGTATTGACGTCTATATCTGGATACTTTTCTACTATCTCTGATGATGTCAACATATTAATGTTAACTCCAAACTGAGACTATAAAACCTATCCTATTGCAGACATTAATTCTATAACCGGAACTCTTTTATCCTTTTTATAGTTATCTATCTGTACTGGATTAGTCGGGATTACTCTATATTTGAAACCTCTATCTGATGATTGTTTAGAATCTATATAGTAATAGTTCTTCTTAGCATTCTAAACCATTTCAAGTATTTCAGTTAACACCTGTTCATTACTTCTATCATTTTTTAGCAATTCATTTGCTTTATAGACAAATATAGCAATTTTTTCTGGTGTATTTATATTACCTATTATATTATTTTTTAATTCATCAGAAATATTCCAACCCCTAACAATTCTAGTAAAGGTATCATAATTCTATCTATCCAATTTGAATAAATTATTCTCATCAGAGTTATAGAACTCCTATTTTTCATTAACTGGGACGTCTATAGATTCTATAATTGATCCTGGAACTAGTGATTGTAGAGATCTAACCTGAAATGAATCAAGCTCAGTACTCCATCCTTCTTCTAGCTGTTCCCTATATTTGAATTCTATTAAAGAGTTCTTTTTAATATCCTACTTAGAAACTGAATTCTATATATACTACTTTAATTCATCTAAGGAAGTGTATACTTTAGCTATAGACTGTTCTGTTAAATAACCTCTACTTGATACATACTTTTGATTACCATCTTCATCAGTAAATCTATATATTTTATACCCTAAAAAGTCGTCCTATATTATATCAAAACTATGAATAGTATCATACTCTATTCCATATTTTGCTTGAATAGTTTTTGGAGAACTGTGCAGAATTATTCCTTTATTAGTAGCTCTTGAGTAGCTCCAACTAAACTCAGGTTCAGCCTTAAATAATCCACTTAATAGCTGCTCATAACGTGACTATCCTTCCACATATGGAAATATTGCAGATAACTCTGGACTCTCATCTTTAGAATCAAAAAAGTCTTTAAACTCTTTCTAAGATTTAATATCTAACTACTCAAGGATTTCGTTATGATATTGCTTTATAGCATTATATAAGGCAGTATAGCTTACAAACCCATCATTATTATCTAGATGCTATCTAATTTGATTTATTGTATTTACAAATTGATCAGAGAAAACGACTCTGTCAGAGTACTATAGGATAATATTATTTATCTTACTTAGATAAGCATAAACACTTTCTTGCTATCCTTTTGAATTCGTAAAATATAGATTATCATACTTTTTTCTGTTATATATGAAATCAAGTATTAAATCAAAGGTAGTGTCTAACGCGGGCTTACGCTTATTTCTTTCTTTTAAGCACGATTCTAAATCCTTTTGGTATGCACTATCCTCATTAAAGATAAAACTCTAATCCTGCATCTACTTTCTAATAAATAGAAAATTAGCAAGCTTTTGAACATCATTATTATTTCCTCTTATAACGAAAAGTTCTTCCCCATTTGAATTTATAACCCTACCATAAATGCTCTGATTTCCTACCTTTAGATTATTTACAAGAAGAACATTTGCATTAATTCCTTGTGGAAAGCTAACCTCAGGAAATTCGTTAGCAAGAAATTCTACATCAGTATTCCCTTTTAATCCTGATAAACTAGTAAGATCAGATACCTTAATCGGTTCTATGGTATTTTGCTTATATAATTTATTCTAAATCAAGCTACATAATTCCTATCTTTTTTCAGGATTCTTTGTTAAAATTTCAAGTATTTCTTGGTCAGTAAGAGGAGAGTCCGGACCTGTTTCCAAGTCCAGACTTATTTCTTTATCTCCTACTTTAAATATAGCAATACAGCTCATTCACAAACTTTCTATATAGTTAATATTCCACGTTTCTATAAATCTCTAATAGCACTAATTGTACTATTGTTTATCTACTGTAAATTCTGTAGAAGTCTATCTACTAGAACCTTATAACTTCCTCCTAAGACGAAGTATGCTTTATCATTATATATACGTTCAAATCTCTAGTCTAGTGATTCTCCACTAATGGTAGGAATTAGACTTCCTATTTCTAAATACTCCCATCCAGATCTTTCATACAGTCTAGGACCATCCTCCTCATTAATTATAACTGTCGGATCGCTCTAACCGCTTAATGATCTTACGATAGGAGCAGCAGTTCTTTTTAAATCAGAGAGTAAGATAGAAGTATCATTACCTTTGTAAGAGATTTTAATAACATCTCCATCCCCAGAAACTTTACCGTTATAATCTAAGTCCCCAATATATTCTAGATATTGTTTAATCATTGATAGCTACTCTGAATTCTATAAGAAAGAATCAAATAGAGTAGTTAATCTATCAGAACCATATTGGTTTTTATTAACTAGCAGATTATACAGTACAAATAAGTCTGATAGTGGTACGTTATTTATAACCACACTCTTTAATGCTTTTAACCCTTTTAAGTATGTCTAGAACTTGATTTTACTATCGTTACTATTGTCAATAGTCATCATGTTCAGGTCACATTTATAGAGTGGGACGTCTTTATTAAATCCTCTAATTAGAGATTTGATAAATGGATTTCTTATTAAGTCATCTACGTTTATTTCTACAACCTTACCTTCTCTAATATCTCTAATTATTCCTCTCTTTAAGTCTGGAATAATCTAATTTTCAAACAAATGTTTAAAAGAAGCTATACTTCCAGGTGAATCTAATCGTAGTAAACCTCCTTCTACAGCCTGACTTGATTGTCTGTTTTCTTCCAAAATAGTGGCTCCCTTCATGTAAGGGATTCCAATATTCAGAGTATTGACAAACATAGAAATGAAGATATTATCTACACTTCTTAGTAGATTATTCTGATACGTCTCAGATATATATGGATTAGTTTCAGATAATCTATTATATGCATAATCATAGATCTATGTTTTAATAGCAAGATTATGATCTATGTCATTAACAGCTGAGAATATACTAAATATGGCTTTAAACTGAGGAATATGGTCAACTAAGTCAAAGATATTTACACATTTCTTTACCTTATTATACTAGTCCTTAATAACCTTAGCATACCCAGGGTCTGTAAGGAATCTCTGAACATCTAGTATCTCTTCCATATTCGTCTTAGTTTCCGAGAATCTGTTAGCATATACTTTTTGAAGTCTTGCAACTCTTTTCTACAAGTCAATCTTAGAAGTTGGGATTCCTTGATTAATACCTAGAGTTTGACCTAAAGCACTAAATTCATCAGCACCTTCCATTACATTTTCAAACTCAGAAATGTCTTGTAAAATGTTCTGGTCATGTATGTCATATTGTTGCAGATGTTTTATTGAACCAATTAGAGTAACTAAGTCTTCAACTGCGTTATATGCAGATTCGTTACTTTTAAATGGATTCTTAAAATTCTCAATATTTCCATCTTCAAGTAATTCAAGTAAATCTTTATTCTTATTATATAAAGCTGCTCTAGCTTCACCTTCTACTAGTGGAGAATAATCCCCTCTAGATATTTTAATTGCATCTTTTAATTTTATTTCTTGTCCAGTAAATATATTTGTTTCAGTAATGGCATCAATAAAGTTGATAGCAGGGCTAGTCATAAACTTCACAATATCATTAATATCGAAACCTAATGTAATTAAGAATAGATACATTTTTGCTAATTTATTACCTGCATTTACCTTAGCAAGAATCAATTCCTTAGCATTATCAGTTGCAGCACTAAGTACCTGAGAAATCATCAAGTCTACTGTAATATCTCCAGTAAGTCTTATAGGATTCCAAGATTCTATTATAGCTGGATCTACTCCCTCAAAGTTAACGTCAGGAAGAGTATTAACTGTTTGAGGAATAGGGTCTCCTTTGGCTCTTCCCTAAATCCTACTAGTATTAAATTCAAACTTAATGTAATTTAGCTTATCTTCCGATGGATTTCTTAGGACATCATTAATATAGTAATGCCACATGAATGAACCTTTTTCACCATTTGCTGCAATACCAATTACATTTTTACCTGTAATATTTTGGATTTGCATAAGCAATTTAGTAGTTGGGTTCAATAAAGTCATTTTAGATGATTGCTCACCTTTAGGGCTATTGCTTGATGCAGCTCTAAAGTCTTCCATCTCAATAGGAGAATACGCTCCGACCATATTTCTAAGATTCTGAACTACATTCTAAATATGAGATGATATAAAGTTCTTACTTGCGTCTTCTTTAAGGTTTACAGGAATATCAGTGAATTCGTGCATTCCTAGATATCTAAGGACTGTCTGTCCGTAAGGATTAGTATATGAGACTGTAGTTATGTTATTCTTATATAAATAATTTAACAGATCTGCATATAACTTAACTCTCTACTCTGGAATTTGTTCAGACTATTCTATCTAGTTTACAAAGTTATCAATGTTAACTCCATCTTGAGAAACTGTATATCTTATTCTCTTAGGCATTGGCAAGCTTTCAGAAGCTTTTATTGCTTCCTCACTAGAATAGTCAAATAAGTTACTCCATCCAACGTATCTACCGTTACCATCAAAAGATAAACCCATGATATAAGCCTTATCAATATCATAGTCAGAACCCTACAACCAGGTTTGCCAGTGACTTACAAAACACTGATTTGTTGCTGTTCCAGTAAATCCAACACAATGCATTTGCATAAATGATTGCAGAGTCTGGGCAGGAATACGAGAAGCCGTAAAGTTCTGTGATCTCAAGAAGGATGCATATTGTTTTTTAGCAATTGCTGCTCTGTATTTATTAACTACAGAGTTTAACTTCTTGTAAGTAACTACTCCATCTTTTGCAGATGCTGAGTTCTAAACTCTATCTAATAAGTCAACACTTAGATAAGAACTTAATTCAGGATCATATTGTAAAGCATTTCCAAATCTATATAGACAGTTTTTAATAACTGTATGAGATTCAGGAGTTACTGTACTATTTAATTGAACTCCATTAAAATCAGATGATTCATATATTTTAGCAAGAAGCTTTCTACTAATAAAATCATTTACTTCTTCATTAAACTTCTGTTCTGGAGTAATAGTAAATGAATTACCGTTAGCGTCAGTTCTTGTCAGCTCAGCATCGCTATATGTAGGCTTATTTAGAACACTAGCTAGGGCAGATCTATTAATATTATAAACTGTATATTTATTCAGTTTTCCATCAACCTCTTCCTAAACATTATATTGAGATAAAAATTCTACGTACTCTAGAACCTTATCTTCTCCATAGCGTCTATATTTCTTCTGATTTCTAAGAACCTTTCCTTTTTTATCTGTAAATTTCTTTTTATCAGAATTCCACAAAACGTCGTCCCTTAGAATCTCTCTACCTACTTCAAATAAAATTAGGTTGTCCTTAGTAGTAGCATAAACTCTATTTATTATAGTTTTATCTTTCTCATCTGTTCTCGCAGGATATTCAAATGTTCTACGTATAGTATTAGACCAATTCTTCTGATGAGAATCAAACGTATCACTATCTTTCTAAATAGGTTTAAAAGTTAAGTATAAATGTCTTCCGTTCTATTTCGTAAAGGCCATATCATAAGCTGTAGATGATATTAACTTAGCCGGATGTAAGAAATAGTTATATCCTTGGTCAATTACAGAGGCCAAAGAATCTCCGTCATGTATACCAAACTTAGTTTTATATAGGTTAGACATTATAAGTTCTGCTGAGATACTCTATAAATTACTTATAGAAAACTCAGTTCCGTTCTCATCTATATACTTACCTCTGTCTAGTTCATCAAAAGCCTATTGAGGATTGAATTGTTTTCTAGCTTCCTATATACGTCTTTTCTTTTCTGCTCCAGAAATTCCTTTAGTGTTTTCTATTTCATCTATTGCCTAGAATAATTTCTTAATTCTCCAATGGTCAAATATGTTCATAGCATGAATTTCTTCTAAACCCGTTACTGGATTTACAACAGTATAATTCCAGGAGATTTTAGCAGGGGCAAGATTTCTAGGAACGGTTATATCCTTCTTGAAAGAAATGTTAGAAACTCCAACTATTTTCTTACTTTCTAGATATGCCACAACGTCATCCTTAAATAAGTAATAATCTGAAATTTCTTTTAGACTTGCGTGATAAACATTAGTAACTGTAACTACTTCTTGAGTATCTGGGTCAACTACTTGTTGATCGTATTGTATTAATACATTATCTGTAGGTTGAAATACTTCATTAGAAGTAGTGGCTGGTATTTTATTCTATTCTTTCCAAAGCATCTATTTAACAATATCTCTATTATATTGAGATACATCTTTAGATGCAGATTGATATCCAGCATTAACAGCCATTTTAATTAAATCTTCAAACTGATATGTCTTTCCATTTAAATCATAAATCATAGACAAGTCATATCCAGGAACCATTACAGTACCCTAACCAGGATATTGACGTTTAATAGATTTCTTATTAATAATTGAAACAAAGGTTGGTAAGATAGTAGAGTAAATATTAGGATCACTAAATGGAATCTTTAGAGCATCTAACTCATGGTCCGTATTTAGATTGAAATCCTTCTTAATATTCTCTATAATTGCTTCAGCCAATCCAGCTTCTCCCTTACTTCCTGATAGATTGTTTATAATTGTTCTACCTATAATGTCATACATCTTAGATTTACCTTCCCCACTTCTAAATGCCTCTACAGCATCTAATTCGATTTGTGATAGCTATATCGCCACTTCACCAAGAGTTTCATAAATCTAAGAGACATAATCATGTAATCTTCCTCCAGCATCTAGAGAGCTAATAACCTGAGAGAACTCAGTCATCTTACCCTCATCAGCAGTATGGTCGGCGTCCATCTGAATACCATATTGAGATGTTCCGATTTCCATATAGCTTAAATTACTATCATCATAATAAGCACTGGAGGGGTTCAAGTTTCCTGCTCCGTTTTTGACCGCACTATTATTAGCCAATACATCAATTAACATCTCTTTAAGAGGTTGATAATAGTTAGATTGGTCTATAGTAACTTTATTTGATTGATTTGGATCTCTCTTATAAGCAACTGCGTTTACAAAGTTTGCTACAGCAATATTTGAAGCTTCTGAATATTGAAGTAATCCCTCGGAATTCAGGCTTTCACTGTAAATTCCACCCATAGCTGTATGCAATTCGTATAGAGAGTCTATTGTATGTAAATTAGGGTCAGTAGATATAGTACTTGAAGGAAAATGATCTCCTGCGTCATTAAAGTAATGATATACCTTAACTTTAGAACCATCCCCAAATCCTAACGGGTCTACATTTTGTTCCTCAGTATAATAAACACCATTCTCTATACCAAAGTCTGTGATTTGAACATCCTAATCACCTTTCTTATAAAACAATTTATGTTGCTATAAAATATCATTAAAGAAGTCTATACTACGGAAATCAGGGTCATCAGTTCTAGCTCTAAAATCGCATCCGTCAATTAGGTCTATACCTCTCTATCCTGCTGCTTTAGCCTCAGCACTGTGCCATCTAATGTGATGCATTTTCTTAAACACTTTTCTAAGTCTAATAGCATGACTTGTTTCGTTTAAGTCATTACCTTCAGCTTGACGCATCCACTGGTTAGTAATAGTATCAACAGCATATTTTAACAAGGTGGCAGTACCAAATCTATCATCATACCAGTGATGGATAGGTTTCTTAATAGTACCTACTTCACTATCCTAAAGAGCCTTGTTTTCTAGTATTGATGTTATAGGACTCTCCATAGCTGAACCGTCATGAGCATCAATACCATCAGATTTTCCGTCAAAATTGAAAACACTTGCAGAAACGTCATTTATAACAGCAACTTTTACTGTCTTTCCAATACCATCAATACAATTAGGAGTATAAGGTCTCATTGTACCTGGTATAATAACATTACGTTTAAACTGTGCATTTTGTGCAGCATTCTCTATTTTATAAATCTATTTATCATATATTGTTCTTAGAGCTTTTAACTAGCTCAAATCCACTTCTGTATCAGCAGGGATAGCTAGACGTAACCTTCCTAAGTTATATCTCAAAGCTTCTGCTTCTTCGGCACTAACACTAGGATCACTCAATCTAGCTTGAATATCTTTATATTTCTATAAAGTCTCATAATTATATAAAGCTCTCTGAATATCATAGAAAGTAGTTTGATTTCCGGAATATCTAGGATTTAAAGTCTTTATAAGAGGTTTGTACAATCCAGCTCCAGTAATATCTAGATTTAATCCGGCTAAAGCCTTCACTTTATGGTTAATTTCTGAACCAGTTAAGCTCATTCTTAGGTTATTACCGATAAGATTATCTAGCATAAAGTATGCATTTAATGCTGGGTTAAGAGTAATTGTCTCTCCTTCTTCTATATCTCCATAGAGTATATCGCGAGTTCTTCCAGCTTTATTGGTAGCTTTAGCCAGTATCATATTTGATCCATGTACCCAATCTGTGGCTTTAGGACCTAACAAATATACTAAGAATCCAGTTATTGAGTCAGCGTTAGCTTTTGACAAAAGACGTGTAGAATCTTCTGGATCTCTCTAAACTGGGAATGAGACTCTATTTGATAGTAAATCATTTAAGAAATTAATTTTTTCTTGTTCAAGTCTAGAGTGTAACTTATCTCCATATAGATTAAATGTATATTCTATAAGCAATTCATTAATAGATAAACGCTTTTTTCCATTAAGCTTTATTTCTCTAAAGTGTGTATCTTTATAAAATACTAAATTGGTATTGTTTTTTGTATTATATTCGTTTATTTTATTCTATAAGTCTGTTGCTGAATGATTATTAAGCCAATCCTACACTGAATCTAAGTCTAATTCCCCATCAACAACATATTCTGAAAATAGTTTTTTATAGTCGTTCCTTACATTATTCCAAATTCCCTAATAAGTTTTTCCTATAGTTTCTCTCATTAATCTTTCTATCTATTCGTCAAAAGATTTACCTATTAAACTGTCAATTTGTAGGGTTTTTAGAGATACTCCATATAGTAAGAATTTAGTTTTATCAGAATATGTAGTAGGTTGAGTGTAAATTAATTTCTTTGATAATATTGGAGTAAAGAATTTATTAACTATACTATCATATAATAATTCCCCACTGGTCATATTCTTAATCTACTTTCTTATTCCATCCTTAGTTAATACATCAGTATTAATAACCTTTTGCTTTATAGCATTTCTATTTTGGACAAAAAGTAGATTACTTGTAGCATCCCCAGCTTCAGCAGAAATCTTTAACTGTTGTTCGATTCTAGCTCCTAAAAACTGTGGACTAAAGTTAGGTATTTTATCTCCGTCTAGATTAGAAATTACTGACTTAGAAGTCTCTCCGGATAGAATAGCTTCTACCTATGATAAGTTATCTAGCCAATTCTAACCACTATAAAGAGTACTTAGTTGGTATCCATCAAATCTCTAAATGAAGTAAGGTTTCTTCTATTTAGCATTAAATGACTGTATAGCATCATAGTATGGCTTCTTATCTTCTAAGAATTTAAGCAACTCCAACTTAGAATATTTGGTTCCATCATCCTTAGTAGCAGTCTCAAACTTGTTATAGATGTCTGTGACAACTAGAGCTCTAGCAGCAGATGCAAATAATTCTTTAAAGTTATTTGAGTAAAGATTCTACATAAGATTAAGCTTCCTTAATCCTTCCTAATCAGAGCTAAAGTTAGTAGATAGCATTGTATCAACAAATCTCAGGATTGCCATTAATTTAGACTCAGCCTCTGATAATCCGACACCACCAATTAAGCGTCTTCTCTCACTAATACTGTCTAAGTTAAATTCCTATAAATCTGGCATATTAGAAATACTTAACTTAGTAGATGTCGCGGTCTTGTCAAGTATACCAGTATTGTCTAGAGGCAGAAATTCAAACTTAACAGGATTTCCTTGGATATTTATAGTAATCGTATAATTACGTCCAGAGGATTCTAGCTTGTATGTGCTAAGTATTTCAGCTTTATTCTATCTGTCAACGGTTAATGAGTTTACATTATTGATAACATCAAACTTAGTACTTCTATCATTATATTTCTTTTTAACTGATGTTTCAGTTTTCTAATCATCGTAGTTAAAAGTAGTTTCCAAGAAGTTATTAGCAACATTAGAGTTCATTATTCCAAATACTGTATCTATTATTGGATATGTATTAGGAAGACCATTATTTCTAATGTAACGTTGTTCAATGTAATCCCAAGAATTTGTTCCTTTAAAGCAGGTTCTATAAATAGAGTATAGGTAGTTTATGTAATTCTGGTCAAATCCTAAGTCAAAAAGATCATTTAAAATCCTTTTGTTATTTCCTCCGAACATCTTCTAGAATATAAAGAGCATACTTTGTCTAGGATTATTCTAGAATGAACTTATTGCTTCCTATATCTCAGTATTAGTAATTGAAGAACTTAAATCCAAGAGCTTGCTTATAGTATTAACAAAGTCTTTTACTTCCATTTTACCAAATGACTCAGACTCTGCATCTCTCTCAATGTTGTATTCGTATACAGGAATTGATTTGATTAATACCTGTGAAAACTTGCTCATTTCTTTTAGAGCATCATGGTCTTCAACACCCCAAGTTTTAGTAGCAAATTTATTACCCTTAGCGAATGTATATTTATTTACAAATTCTGTCTGACCATATTCATTCTTAAATGCAGTAATAGGAGCATCATAATCTTCGTTTATTTGAATATACTCTCCTAGAAATTGTTTCAGAACATCATCAAAATATGCCAAGTTTATATAAGCATTAACTGCTCTATATAAAGTTGGTTCCTGATTGTTAAATATAAACTTACTCCATCCATCTTCTAGAAGTTGCTCAAGGCTACCATCTCTTCTAGCTTTCTCAATTACATTATACATTAATGTAAGTAAGTTATAGTATCCTTTAGTTAAGACTGGAATTTTAGTAGCATTATCAGTGTGATATAGATTTTGAGGAATTCCGTAGTCAGATAAATTGTACCCCTGACTGGTTAAGTAATTCTTCAAAATTTCATATTGTTGAGATTGAAAGGATGTTATTCCTTCATTTAGTTCGTTTTCGTTAGTAATAAGTTTCTTTTTAGCACTATCAATAATAGTTCTTAGAAGCATATCGTTGTCAAATGCATTTTGTCTACTAGCATTTAATGGTGATGTGCCTTTTCCATATATTGATCTAATTAAGTTACTAAATTTTATATTACGTCTATCATCCTCTGTAATTAAATCAGACCCAGCTATGTTAGCCTATATAAGCTGTTCAGTTTTTGTTAGAGGTTTAGGCATAACTAGACTTTTGATGTATCTGCTTAAATCACGTTTAGCAGAAGCATCAAACTCAAATTGAAGACTTAATCCACCTATTTTTTCATATAAAGTTTGAATTAAGTCATTAATACTATCCTCATAATCACTATCTGATTCATCAGTTTTAATGCGGAAGGGGAGATCCCCTTCCAACATTAACCTTACTGATTCCTTTAATTCTGCCATATTCTCAAAGGAGTTTTTATCAAGTCTTAAGTCCCCAGAGAATTGGTCTTTATCGAAATAAGGGAGTAAACACTATCTCATATTAGTTCAATTTACAAACGTCTTTCAATTTTGTTAACGCGTTATTAATGTCACCCTCCAAATCAGTGTTTTGTAGAGCTTCCTAAATCTAATTAATAATTCTATTTTTTGTTTCTATGCTTACATCTTCTGAAGATCTTCCCTTTTTGATCACTCTATCTACAAATCCTACCAACTGACTAGCAGTATCAGGATCTAAACCATCTTCATTATTAGGCTGAGTATAATCCTCAATTATTTGCTTAATTTGTGTTCCTAAATCATCCATAGTCGCATTAGCTACATTAGCAGTATCATTTGTTTCTACTGGAGTAATAATAGCGCCGTTAGGACTTGAGTCTATAGTAAATGCTTTTCCATTATCCATCTTAACTATTAGATGCCCCTAATCCCAATACACTTGCTATATATTGGCTTTATAATCTACTAAAGATCTAAGTTGTGTACTTAATGAATATATAAGTAACTTCCCAGAACTAGGAGATATATAAGTATCATAAGGTAACGATTTTAGTTCATTAATATCAATACCCTGAGTGCTCCAAGATTTTTTAAATCTAGTTATAATTTTTGAGTTTACCAACTATTGTAAATCTTCCATAGTTTTAACGTCTTCCAGTTGCTCCTCAGTAAATGAGATATTATAACTTTTTAAATTATAAATACTTGCTGCATCCATTAACTAATTTAGTATATTAGTAGCTGGTTTAGGAGTAACTGCTTCTACAGGAGCTGGAGTTACTTCAGTCTCAGTACTAGGAGCTGTAGGAACTGTAGGTTGAGGCCCTGAATAAGGTTCCAGAGAGACTCCTATTATAGGAAGTCCGGGATATACTTTTGCTCCAAATAATCTATGATTGGTTATAGTGAGAGCACTAGTGTTGTCTACTCCTTGCTTAGGAGCAAGTACAGGGTCTGTGAAGAATCCATATTTAAAGTCTGCATCAGTTGCTCTAATTTCATCTTTAGTGAAATCATTATATTTCTTAGTAGATGTTAATCCATGGAACATTAACCCAAAAAGATTTGATAATCTTTCATCAATTATTCCTACAGGTTTCCCCGTATCTGGATCAGTTTCATATGGATTAATTCCAGGAGCAAACTGAGTATAGTCATAATCTTTATCATAATCTACAATAGGTCTATCTTTTTCAAAAACTTGATCAATACCCCACCAATTTAGTCTTTCATCTCCAAAATTTATAGTGTATTTGTCAGGATTCTACTGTAGATATTCTTCAAATTCTACCTGATTTAAAGTTTTAAACTCTAAGAATTTAGCAGTTTCTACCATAATTGGTAGTATAGCTGCTAACGCCTAATCGTTTTCAAAGTTTAATGTTCCTGTTTTGATAGTTCCACTTAGGCTTTCAGAATAGTCAACCATATTAATAGAAATCTTTCTATCATTTACAACTTTTCTAAACCAACCCTTCTCTAATTCCTTAGTTATATATGTCAAAGGATCTCTACCTTCTGTAGGAACTATTTTTTCTAATATATTGTTAAATAGATTATCTAATATTTGAGAATACTATTCAGCTAAATCAGGATTAATATAAATTCCAACTATGTTATTTATATCTCTATCTTGATAAGGACCGTCCTCAGATAGATTAGTTAACTTTCTTAGATATGCACCATTGTTAGAACTATATCCGAGTCTAAATTGTCTGTAATCTTTTAAGCTATCATTGAAGTCCCAAATAGGTTTCAATAAAGCCTTAGTTTTATCGTCTACTTTACTACGATATTCTTGCTCAGATATGTAACTCTAATCTCCTCTAATGGAATTATAAGTGGCATTATCTAGCTTGCATAGCTTGATAATGTCTTCCTGAGATAACTTAGAGTCCTCTTTGAAAGTATTATAAGCTTTTAAGAAATTCTAAAGGTTTGCTCTAAAATTCCACATAGCTATATACATTCTCAATCCTGTAGGCTCTGATTCCATTGGGAAATAATACTTAGTCTCTCCCTAAGCAGTAGTATATATGTCTTGATATTTCTTTCTATATAGAGAATCAAAAGATACTCCCATGTTATCCAGAACTATCATTCTTACCTACGGAACCATAGTAGGATCATTCTTCTATTGTTCGTATAAAGTCTTTAACTATGATGGGTCTAGAAGTAAATTACTAGAAACATACATAACGGGCTTTCCTTTCAAACTTGGGTCGATACCAGGAATATCTCCAGTAAGAACATATACATCAGATTTTAAAGCATACTAACAAGCAGCATCAAAAGGTTTAGCATCTGAGTCAGGATCTATAGACTACAATCTTAGTTCAGTATCAGACTTAATTAGAGTAGTTAAGCCAGAGAATTGAGGAGTATTAATTCTATAACCTAAGTTAAAAGGTAAAGTTTTAATTTTTACTTCGGCAGTTCCAAAGTCTCCATCGTTATATTCAACATTTTCCAATCTAGCAACTACAGTTCCATCAGGTCTTTTAATAACTGAAGATATTTTGAACTATGCATCATTAGTTATTCCAAGAAAGTCTGCATCATCTATATCATTTCTAGATATATATAGGAATGACTATTGAGATATACCTTTTTCATGTTTAGTACCTATAAAAAATTCTTCTACTCCATCTCTGTTCTAATATTCTTTGATAACAATATTAACATTCTGTCCGTTTTTTCTAGTATACTATCCAATAACTCTGCCAGTATAATTATTAGAGTTCTTTATTAGTTCTGCCATCCTATTTTCATAGGCTATAATGTTTTTGTGCAAATCATTAAGATACGCCTATAAAGTTTCTGAGTCAGGATCATTCTCATCAATTCTTTTCTGTATTCTCCTAGTAATATCAGCTTCATTTGCTTTCCATGTCTATGGATTAGCTAATCCTCCAAGCGTTAACTCCCAAACCTAACCATTCTTGTCCTTTATTGAGGCTACTAACGTTACTACTTTTCCATTAATAGTTCGTTTATCAGGATCTAAGTCAGTTAATCCTACTAAAGTATTATTTTCAGTAGCATCTTCTACAGAAATATAATATTCAGCATTGGTAAAGGATTCGGCAGTAAATCTTTCCTTAATATCCTTTGGAAGAAGATTCCAGTTAGATACTCCATAATTGAAAATACATTTTAACTGAAGTAGCTTTCTGACTAATTGTCTCTTATCAGAACCTTCTCTAATAATGTCTCCCTTTCTAACAAATATTCCTAAATCTCGTCTAACGTCAGCATTATTAGTCCACACATCATTTAGCGGGATTCCAGAATAACTTACATTAGAATAACATCTTATAGGAGTGTTTATAGTTTCTATTGTCTTTTCATCGTCTTCTTTAGATTGATTAGCTTCCTCTTCATTGAAATGAGAGTTGTCTTTCATAGGCTCAGATTCTGGTTCCAATTCTTCTTGAGTAACGTGGGTTCCTTCTATAGGTCCTCCGTACTCTGATGTTTCAGATTCTTCTGTCCCCTAAGTACTTACCTCTACTTTTTCTTCAATCAAGCTTTCAGCTATATTTTGTATAGTAGGTATTCTCTAATCTCTAAATAATTTAATAGCAGACTTCATACTAGTTGTTCCCGTAAGTTCATTTTCTAAGCTATGGAACTTACTTAGGTCCCCTCTTTCTATTAATATCGTACCATTACGACTACGACTAATCATAGTGTATAGGTCTCTCAGGAAGAAATAAAGAGATGATGCATTTCCTTGCTTTAAATCCCAATCCTTATCAACAACTACATAGTCAAACTCTTGACCTTGAACTGATACAGGGTCTATTAGGATAGGATTCTTTCCAGCTTCTTGTAACTTCCTATAACTTTCAGAATTAGAAGAACCAATGAACCCAATATCTCCAGATAATTTATCGATTACATCTGAAGGAAGTTCCTTAGTTATCATTTCACCTCTGAATGTTTCCTTATTGTAATAGTTAAAACTAAAGTTAGGAATAACATTATTCAAGAGCTAAGATGCTACATCTTCCTCATTTCCAACATTAAATGAGCTGTCTAACTAGTCTATCAAATTAATTATAGATAGCAGATTATTACTTTTCTAAACATTATTATCTCTCAACGAAATAAACAATTTAGGAGTTCTCCATGATAGGCAAACCTCTCTATCAAGATTCATCATAAGCCCATCCTATACAGAACCGTTCTGATGATCATCTCCTAATAAGAGTATCTATATATTGTTTAATTTAGCAAATTTACTGATTAACTGTAATTCTGCAGTATTAAAGTGAGTAGCTTCATCTATTACAATCAATTTTGGAGCATCTGTAATCTTATTTACTGCTACATCATCCTTTAATTTTATAGTCTTATTTCCTTCTAATCCTGGTACTATTACTCCGAACTTTCCATCAGTTTTCCAAGTTCCATCATCTTTACGAGAGAAGGAATTTTTAAATTCTCCATATCGTTCAGCTCCGAGTATTATAGTAAGTAATTCTTCTTTATTCTTACCCTAACCTTTAGGAAGATACTCAATTAAGTTGTCAATCTATGTCTTAGTAGGTCCACACAACCAGGCATTTTCCCCATCTGCAGCTCCTATTTTTGCTATAACAGCACTCTTTCCAGCACCTCCAAGTCCTAAAACAATAGAAGTATTTTCTAATATCGGAAGAGCTATTTTCAGTTTATTAGAAAGATAGTTAAGAACTGAGTTTATAAGAGCTGGGTCACTCTGCTGTGCCAGTACTACTTTAGCCACTTCTTCCTGAATAGACAATGGTGCTATATTTCCATTATCCTATATAAACTTTAATAAGTTGTTATAAAAGCTCTTTGGAGACATAGCGAAAGCACTAACTACTAGACTAAATTTGTCATAGCTGGTTAACTTAGAGTAATCTAGGTTTTCATCTAATTTAGAAGTTAATTGAGTTGCTAACTCATTAATATTAGTCACTTTCGGAAGAATTGCATCAAGAATCTACTCTATCGTGATACCCTTAGCTCTAGCCTTTAGATAATTGTTATGCAGTAACTACTCAACTCTAGCTACTCCTAAAGGAGTGTCTGTTTCACCTAAAGTTTCAAATCCTTCTAACAAATCCACTTCAGGATTAATCTTAAAGCTATCTCTATTAGCTTTATAGAATTCTGATACTGACTTATTATATTTTCCTTCAGCTACTGTAAACTTTCTAGCCTTGTTACTGGTATTTATCCTAGACAGTTCGATCCAATTAGTAGCTTCTTTTATGAAGCTAGACACTTCATTTAATAAGAAATTAGCATAATCAGCACTGATTTCTGGCAATACCTAGTCAGTAGTAAATACATCCTTGTGATTAGCAATAAACTCATTAATAGCTTTATTATGTCCAACAGGAGTCTCATAGTTAGAAGTTACTGATGCAGCATGGATGAAAGCCTAAGACATCTTTAAGTCTTCAATAAACTAGATAAGAGTCTTCTCTTGTGGTTCTGTTAATTGAAAACTCTAAGCATTTTCACCATTTTGATATTGGCTATAAATCTATTCTAAGAATTCATGTATATTAATATCATTATTAGTAGAAATCTTTGAGATAGCTTCTACTACTCCTGCTACAGGATTTACACTAAATACTTTATTTTCTAAATTAGATAGTGATTGGATTAATGGGTCAGTTAATAAATTATCAATTATTACATCAATTCTCTTATTTAATCCATTATCTGTATTTCTCTTCTCTTCCTATGGGTTAATTCTTTCTCCCAGGAATATATCGTCTACTTGAGACTAAACTTCATTTCCAAGATATTCTGGAGTTATTTCTATAGGAACATCCCACTTAGTTTCTCTAATTTCATCGTTTATGATAGCCAAAGAATGCCATTGTAGGAAGTCTGCATTAACTTGGTCTTGCTTTTCAGAAGAATTAGGGTCAAAACCAATAGTATCATTACTAAGCTATGCTAGATACTGTTCGGGACTATAGGGCAATCCCTATGCTTCCTACTCATGTCTATAATTTTCTAGTATCTTATATAAGTCACCATAAGTTAGATACCCCTCAGAAGTTTCTCCTAATTCCTATAGCTTAAGTCTAAAACCATCCCAGGTATAGTCATCATAGAAGGCTCTTCCAGCATACTCTAGATTTACCTAATCTTCTATACTATTTTTTACTAGAGTTTTAATGTCCTCCTTAAGCTTATCTAAATCTTTCAAATCAGATTGCTCAATAAGACTCCAGATTTTGTGGGTAAGTTCTGGATTATTCTGTAATTGGAATGTCCTTACAATTTCCTACGCTTTGTTTTTCTTAAGCGTTTGAATTTGTGATTCTATAGTTCTAAACTGGTTTCTATCTAGTGGCATTGACGCCATAGTATTTATCCATTCTGATAAGGTCTAATTATGTAATTGTTCTATTAATTTAGCACGAGCATTAACTCTGGCTACATACTGTTCCTCAGTTTCTCCTTCTAATTTCTTACTTCTATTTTGATAATCCTCGTCAGATTCTCCATCTAACTAAGTATCATAAGTTATCTTAGGAATCTTGTTAAACGAGTCAATGAAGGATTGTGATTGTTTCTGCCAGTCCCCAATATTATCAGCAACTTCTTGTACAGAAGGACTGATCTTCTTTTCCATACTTTTATAAAGCTAGAAAGCCTCGTCTAGATTGTCTCTTCTAACCTTCTTGTATTGTTCCCAATTTTTATTCGCAGATTCTTTTTCTGCTTCAGTAAGTTCGTCGGCAGATTTTCTATATAGATTTCTTACAAATTGATTATAATTTAGTGCTAAATACTGTCCACTAAGACTAGTATCCATAGCAAACAACATTTTCTCTACATATCCCAAAGAACCTTCTCCAAATAGGTAATCTCTATAATCAAGAAGTTGTTGTTTTTCAGCTTTAAGCTTAGTTAACCTCTCTTGAAAATCAGAATTCCTCTTTTCAGGGTCAGTAGTTTCAGCAATATATTTCTATATTTCTGACTCTTTATTAACAATATCCTCAGCTAACTTTTGAAGATCTTGTTGGTATTTAGTTATATAAGAAAGGTTTTTAACTTCGTCTTTATCATCTTTTAGGAAGTCTGATAGAGCTGTCTGTCTATATTCTCCCTGAACCATTTTATCAAAAACTTCATCCTCATTTAATTTCATTTGATTATCATTAAGAATGAAATCTAATTGATTAATTGTTTTAACAAGAGTGTCATAGATATATTGGCTTTGAGAGTCCTATTCAGTGTCTGCTGTCAAGAAAACATTATCAGTTCCAGATTTTGCTGTTTTATATGATAGCGTCTTACTTCCCAGTTTACCTTCCTTCTTTAATCGTGATACTTCAGCTAAAATTTCATCTTTTTTACCTTGTCGTAGCAAGTAAACTAAATCAGTCTGGAACTCCTATGTCTATCTATTTCTATTTTGAATGGCGTCTACTCCATAGAATAATCCACCACCGGCAGCACCTCCTAAGAATGACATCATATATCGATCTAAGGCATTTTCCCAAGCTCCATAATCAGTTTGAGAGAAGTATCCTAATTTACCTGCTAGCTCACCAAGTGTTTTAGATAGGTCTGCTACTAATTCTTCAGACACTTCTTCTAAACCTTCTCCTAAGGATTTACCTACAAATCCCAGAGTTCTATCCTTAATTGCACTATGATAGTCATTTACTGCTCTTCTTCCTACATCTATACCACGCTGTACAAGTCCTACTATTCCTTTCTTGGTTTCGGTCTGTGCCTGTTTAAATCCAGCTGTACTCATAAGCTCTTCTGCATTTTTTCTTGCAGCATCTCTTATTGCACGTCTTGCTGGTTCGTCATTAAAAAACATTTCTCCTAAGCCGAGATATTTATCTACAGTAAACATACCAATCATACTTCCAAGAGCGATAGAAGCAGCCTCAAAAGGAGTTCCTCCCTTCTGAAGAACTGATTCGTACACGTCTGTATTTGATACCATAGCCATATAGATAAGAGACAAATCTTGCCCTGTTCTCATTCTACTTTCGGCTATTTTCTATGCAGCAGGTAAATATTTATTTATAGCGGCCTTTCCAAAGGCAGTTTCTGCCCATTGACCTGTCTTTATTAGCTCTCCTACTTTCATTACATCATCGGTTCCGATATAGGCAGCCATCTTTTCGGCAGGTAGTTTACCACTGAAAGCATCCTCTATAGCCTTTTTAGACCTATCAGCATATTCTATCTATGCTTTAGCTTGAGCAGATTTTAAAGCTCTGTCACCTCCAGAAGTTAATTTCGAAAAAGTTTGAGCAATAAATTTTTGCTGTCCCCATTGCAGAGCAACGTCAGACATAAGATTTGCAAAGTTTTCAAGACTAAAGGTATTTTGTTGTGCATAATCTGATGTACTACCAGTAAATGTTTGACCATAAGCAGCTAACGTGTTTAGAAGTTTAGAGTCAGTATTATCGCTTCCAGAAAGTCCATTAACAATTCCGTATAACATAGGAAGAGCTTTGCTCATTTCTCTTCCTACTAGAAGTCCTGCATAAGCTGTATTTACGTATGGAATAAGCATAGGTACCACTGCTGCAACATTTTTAGCAATAGTTCCTCCAACTGATTTCTCCAAATCATCAGAGTCAAAGAAATCATATTTGTTGATTTCGGCATTTTCTGGAGTTAGGTAATCCATAGCAGATACAACCTATTTTCCAATTAAAGATCTACCATTAAGCTTCTCTACGTAGTACTCTCCATCTTCATTTACTTTCCACTCACCTTTCTTGTGCAAAACCTTATTTCCAGTCACTGGGTCAATTTCTTCAGTATCCTCATCGTAAGTAGCATAAACTAGAGGATCTCCAAAAATTGATTCGAAATATCCTGCAGGGTCTTTCCATAAGGATAAATCATTTACTGACTTATCTAAGTAAGTTCCAGTAGCAGGATCATATATCTTGCTACTCTGAGCTAACTCTCTCATAGATTTATCTGAAGCTGCTACTTCATTTATTCCAGCAACACCTATTGAAATATGTTGTGGATTTTTTTCTTTAGACATTCTAAAGTTCAAGTCTTTTATCTCACCATCCTCAGGACGTAAAACATCCCACATACTATATTGATAATCATTAACCTCGTTTTCTGTACTAAAATCCTGAAACTTCTAAACTGCGTCTCTATAAACATTATCAAAAAGCTGTTCATCAAAGTTTCCGTCTTTATCTTTGAAAGCATCATTCTCTCTAATAAATGAGCTTTTCAAATATGCTTCTTTAGGTAATAACTAAGTGTTTTCTAAAGTTAGTCCAGAAAGATACTGAAAGTCCTACGAATCGTATGTAGGATTATTTACTGTGGCAACTATCCAGTCATTTTGTTTCATAAATCACTACTATTAGTTGAATATTGTTGTTGTGCTTTCTCATATAGATAGGAGGTAGATTCTTTAATCTAATTTGAATCAGCGTTGTATCCATTAATGGGGTTTGTATTAAGAGGTATATAAACGTTTCCTTTAAATAATTCATCATTAAATAACCCATCACTGATTTCATATTCTCCTCTATCTTTATTGGAAAGCCCTTGCTTAATCATATTATATAGTTCGCTATCATCTCCAGCAGGAAGGATAAAGTCTGATTGCACATCCTTAAAACTAACTTTCTTATTATCCTAAACTGCTTTAGCTTTCTCGCTTGTATAGCCCTCTAAAACAAGAAATTGTCCAAATCTATTTCTATTCAAATTACCGTTAGAATCTATCAATCCATCTAACTGGTTCTCTGCAAGTAATTGTTTCTATTTTTGATTATATTCCGGTGTGTTTGGATTCAATCCAGAATCCTCTAATTGATCTAAGACATTAGTCCATCTCTCAGCAATGTTTAAATCAACAGTTCCGTCAGCTTTAATAGGTAATGTAACAACAGCAGCCCCACTATAAGCATTAACCATTACATCATTAAAGCTATCTACAGAGATTTTCTTATCCCCAAATGTAATATTTTTGTTATTCTTTATCAAGTAACCTACTTTAGAGTTATTAATATAATCCCCTAAAGATTTATTAGAGTCCAGTCCAGGAGTAGTACCATGAAACTTACCATCAATAGACATACTTCCCTTCTTTGTTAAGAGAGTAAATCTAAAGTCTTCACCTCCCTAACCTGACTGTACCTAGCTCCAGAACCCTTTTTTAGGATCCTCCTAAGAGCCTCTAGATGAAGAAGTTCCACCTTGTACTTTACCCATACTTCCTTTATACTGAACATCAAAAGAGTGTGAATCTTGGGAACGTCCTAGCAAATATGTGAATACCAAATCTCTTGTAGCTTTATTCTTATCAGCTTGTCCCGTTTTAATAGCAGCCCATGTCTTAGCTCTATCGGGGAGAGTAGCAGCAACATATGATGTTAAAGCATTTATCTGCTTAAGCTAATCTTTATCAATAATTTTATACTCGTATAGACCTTCAGCAGTAATTGAACCATATGCTCTAAGTCTGTCATCTTCTCTAAGAGACTATAACAGAGATAAACCCCTCGAAGCCTTACCTTCTACCGAAAACATTCCATTCCTAGTTAGCTCTGAAGAGCCAAGAGACTGTGTAGCTTTACTTAGTAATTCTTGAAAAGCTTCGTATCCCATACTGTTATCAATAACCTCAAAAATAGATTGGTTATTAGCTAGTTGTGGGTCATATTTTCTCATGTTAGCAAGATTAGAAACTGTAAGTATTCTATCAGCATACTCTTCTCTATTAGTATTATAGGTATCAAGGCTCACAGTTCCTATACTACCATCTCTATTCTAAACGATCAGCTTACCATCCATAGATATAGCTGGTTCAGCTAGAGAGCCATTTTTACTAGCATTTGACAAGACATCATCATATCTTTTCTTATTTTGTGCTGCTATCTTAATCTAATAAAGGTTCTGTAAATATGTAGTAGCTAAGTCACCTGGATCTACTCCTGTGAGATTACTTAGCTGAAATGTGTTCACTAAGTTAGTAACAATATTACTCATCTCGTTTGGAAGTCCGTCAATATCTTTCATCATTTCAAAGAAATCCTTTTCTGTCAACTTCCCCTTTTCAGTAGAAGACTAAGAGGCTCCAGAAGACCCCCGAGATCCGGAGGTCTATCTAGGAGCTTCTGTCTATACTGGAACATATGTTGTGAAGAAAGCATCGAAGCTTCCTCCCTTCTAATGTTTAGGTATTACTTTCATTTCTAATAACTTTATTTATTAAATACATAGTACTGGGTCTTAAAGATCCTCCATTTCTGTATCCATATGGTTGTCCTATCTATTCAGGGGTTTTATCTAACCATTCGTTATCATAGTTGTAACCATATATATTAGCATGTGCCTAATATTGTTGAGCCTATCTCCATCTCTACATATCTCTGATGAATTTGACATAGTCAGAATATTTTGGCATCCTTGAAATAGGAACTCCAGGATTATTTGCTCTCCATGCCTCAACATCATCCTATGCTCTTTGAACAGCATCTTGATATTTAGAGTCAATATCAGACACAGAAGTTTGAAGTCTGAAATTATTTCTTCTTTCAGCTCCTTCCTCAATCTTAGTTCTTAATCTACCCTCTATTCCTTGTAAGAAATTATCAACTGATTGCCAATTTCTTCTAAGTCTAGTTGCAGCTAATTCAGCTCTTTCTCTATTTGTTTGATTTATAGAAGCTCTGTTAAAGTTTGCTACTTCAGATCTTCTTGCCATATTATCTTCCTATCGAGCTAGTGCAGCTTCTCTGGTTCTCTATATTTCCTTATTATCGGCTAAGAATCCTTGGTACTCTAAATCTCTTGCTTGTCTATCCGCGTCTAGCTATCCAGCTAATTGTAATGATGCATCAGAAGTAAATGGTCTAGATGCCTATCTTCTTAAGTTAGCTGCCTGATTATTTCTAAACTACATTTCTCCAAATGCTCCAGTTATAGGAGAATATCTTTCATAAGTATTCTTTAGAACTGGGTTAAGAGATTTCATTATAGTGTCAGTGACTCTATTATTAGTTCTTAAAGATGCAAATAAACGTCCTGCTCCAATTAAATCTGGAGTGATGCCCAACATAAACTCTCCAAATCTACTAGATTTTTGTTCTGGTGTGTTCTCCTATCGTGGAGTAACGTAACTTTCTTTTGGTTCGCCAGTAGAACCTGTGGAACCAGTAGTATCTGTAGTTTCCTAAGCTGCTGCCTATGCTACAGGTTCTTCAGCAACTACCTACTCAGGATTTTTTAATCCAGTTAGCTAGTAATCATTCCAATATACTGTCTTGTCTTCATTCCATCCGGATTGTACAGGGTTTTCAGAAACAACATAGTTAGAAATTTGCTCTGGGTCAACCCAATGTTTCTGTTGATTTTCATCCATATAGAAATATCTATTACCCTGATTTAAAAAGACATTATGTCTAGCACCAAGAATCTAGTCATTACGAACATAATTAACGTAATCCTGCAGATTATTGAAGGTATGAGGATTTCTTCCATAAATATCCTGATTCTTAACAGTCCACTATGTTCTTAAGTTACCATTGTCATCATAAAATGATGCTGTAGAACCTTTTGGAAGATTAGCATCCACAGCTTTAGCCCATGCAGCTCCAACATCAGTAAAGCTTCCATCAGGATTGAATAAACTGTTTCCAAAAGTTTTATAGTAGTTCTGGTTTTCTATACCTTGAGTATATTCTTTAGTATTTCCTTGTGATGGTTTATATCTTCCAACTCCAGTACCATGTATATTTGATACCCATGCATCAAAACTGTCATCAGACATATCCCCATTTACTAGTCTTGACGTGTCATAAGCATATTTATACTTAGAAGGATCATAATCCTGTAAAGCTGAGTACCATAGTGATGTTCCGTCTTGAGCTTTTATAACTCCACCTTTTTGCAAATATGGAGTGGCCCAGGCTAAATCATTATCGCCTGTAGCTGGTTGTCCATTCTTGTACTCTGTAAGCATTTTCTATCTCCAGAAAGGTATATCCCTGATACTCATCTCCTATATAGTATTATTAGCACTATCCCATACCCATCCTGTATTGTTTTTTGTAGCAGTGTATGGTATATAATATAGGGTAGATTTATTAGGATCAAAAGGATTTAAAAGTCCTCTCTTCATCATTACCTATAAAGTCTGCTGTAGACCAAAAGGATTAAGAAATCCAAAGTCCTGACCTGGGAAAGCATTTTGTATAAATTGTTCATTATTAAAGACATAGTTTCTATCCCCAACAGATGAACGTACTATTCTATATAGGTCAGTATCAGTAAGATTAGACATGGCATTTGCTAAAGTTTTAGTAGTATAATCACCATAAGTCTTTCCACTATTTAAGCTCACTGCACCCTTTAAAGTGCCTCTATATTTAGGATATCTTTCTTCTACCCATTGGGCAAACTTCTAGGTAGGAGTAAGCGGAGTCTCTATCTAAGTCTACACCTACTGTTCTTGCCGTTGAACTGTAGGCTATTGTGTTGTAAACATATTTCTCCAGTTTATTCCTCCAAAAGCTCTACTAAGAGCTAGGTAATCACCGGAATCTACCTTTCCATCATCTAAAGATGTTATAGCATCTTGGAGATACTATTTTGCTTGTTGAGAGTCTGCATCACTATAGCCAGTAAATAAGGAATCAAAGTTATCGTATAAGTACTTAGTGACCTCTTTAGCTTGATTAACTCTATTACTTGTTAATCTAGTTTTAGTTTCTTCGTTATATGGATCCAAATCGATAAAGTCTGCAATATTACCATTATCAGTATTAAACATTCTACGATTAAAAGCAAGACCGAGACTATTGTTACCGTCCCATCTTATCTTAGTTTTATCCTCTGGAGCCTAATATTCCTTAGATTTACCAAGTTTTCCGGCTATATAATTAGCTACAAGCCCATAATAATCTTTACTTTTCTTTTTTGAAGTTTGTTTCTTTCCTTCACTGTCATAATAAACTCCATTAGAGTATCTTCCTAGGGAATCATTGAAGCGTCCATCCTCAAAAGTTATAGAACCGTCACCTATTCCTGACATTATATTTGAATATGCATTCCATAGTTCCTCTGAGTCTTTATCCCCTCTTCGTAGGGTCTAAAGGTAATCTTTAAATCCTAGGTCAGTTTCCTTCCTCAAATCATTAAAATCATACTATTTCCCATAGTATGTATATAATGTAGGAGTTTTGTTTTCCTTATTATTTTCCTACTCTTTTGACATATTATATTAAACTAAAAAATGGGAACATATATAAATATATGCCCCCATCTAGATTAGAGATAAATTATTTCTTAATTCTACGAACTAGTGTACCTCCCTTGCGGAATACTGGTTCTCCCTATGGCTCTTCAGGGGCACCACCTTGCATTTGTTGTACTATCTCCAGAAATGCCTAGCATACCTGCATCGCCATCTGACAATCTTGAGCCTGTAATGCCTGAGAAGACATCTGAGCTAACATCATAATAGGGTCCTGTTCTCCTCCCTATTCTGGAGCTGTTTGATCTACCGGAGCCTAGCCCCCTGCAGTAGGTTCCTCAGCAGGAGCTCCTGCTGGCATTTGTCCACCTACTTGAAATTTTGATACTGAATTTTTTGGTGTAATTTTCATAGCTATTTACTGTTTAAATTTAAACTGATTATGATAACAAATTTATCAAAATAAATTGTTTATTCAAAATGAAAGTAAAGCACTTTAAAATTAAATAATTATAAATCGTTTAATCTTCCTCTGGATTCTTTGATTGCTCTGGTGCATCTACATATTCTGGCGGTCTTTCATCTTGACCTTTTATACATTTAAACATATAACGACCAAGAGCTTTAAAATCCTTATCATCCTTAGTCTAATCCGCCTTTTTAGCTTTTCTTATAAGAATTACTGTATTCTTTCTACTAAAAATACGCTCACCTCCCCATAAATCCATCTATGACGATCCATCTTGTGCTAGTACACGCATTACTGGAGGCTTATCATCTTCATCAATATCTTCTTCTATATCAAGCTCATCACCCTCCTCAATCCCAGAATTCTAGTTAACTTCCAGAACGTATGCAACATCCTGTTCAATAATTAACTCTTCATTGTTAGGTTCTCCTTTGGCTACTGATATAACTTCCATATCATCGTCAATGAAGACTATATCTAGGGGAATAAGAGTGTCTTTCATCCACATTGCGACCTCTTGAGGTGGGTCAAAATAAAATAGCATACCCTCATTTTCTGGTAATTCATTTATTCCCTGAAGTCCTTTTTCTTTTTCTTCGTCAGTATGAGCTTCTTGTACTTTGTATGTTTTATCGCCGATTTCGATAGTTATCATTATTGTAGCTAATCATACCATAGGTTATTTAGTGAATCTAACTCAGATTGTGTAGAAGTTGTTGTAGGAACTGCTGTAGTTCTAGGTCTAGCTACAACTGTGTCTGAAGGAACAGTTCTTGTCTAGGTAGCTTGGGGGGCCATAGGAGGTGTAATTACCTAAGGTTTATCAGTACGATAAGCATCACCTAAAACCTTTAACAATCCTCTTTCCATAGAAAATCTAGCTCTAGTAGCAGGCCATTTCCACTAATGTTGTATACTATCAGGCTCAGAAGAAGCTGAATAAAGGTTTCCGGCAGCATCTAAACCAACTGCAGCAGCCCCAGTGTATAAAGGAACTCGAACTCCCCAGTTTCTTAAGTTTCTACCAAAATTAGGACCAAGTTTACTAGGTTTACCCGAACCCTCCCATAGAAGATTTTTTAAACCTTTCTTATCCTTATTATTATCTTTATTGTCGTTATTTTCTGGAGTTGGTTGAGGTGCTGAAGTGCTAACGGAATCTGTAGGAGAAGTCGTAGATGCTGCAGCAGTTGCAGTGCTGTCCTAAGCGGCTTCTTCAGCTCTGTCCATTATTCTAGGTCTAGCTACTGGAACAGCTCTACTTACACTTTGTACAGCAGGAGTAGTCTAACCTGATCTTCCTCCTAGCCAACTAGACAAAAAAGCTAGTCCTGGTAAAGACTGTTTAACCCAGTTAACTGCCTACGGAACACTTCTAACTGCACTAATAGCAGCAGTCCCAACAGCAGGTGCTACTCCTTTACTAACATTAGGAGTTTCGTCTTCCCCAAACAACATCGGTTCAGAAGTAGCCCAATAATATATACCTTTAGCTAGATTTGGGATAGAAGGTGCCTAATCAAAGTAGTACTCAGATTTTGCTTTACGTCTAGCATTTTCCTATTTAGCTTTCTCAGCTCTGTCGTCTGTCATGAGCATTAAGGTTCTTCCAGCCTATGCTTTAATAGGAAGAGGTCTTCGATATTTCATGTTATTTGTCATACTCTATCAATTAAATTAACGTTATCAATAGTATTATAAAGTATCTCATCAACAAGAAGTTTTCCTGCTTCTAATGCTAGCTCATCCTTCTCTTTCTAAGAAGTATCTGAATTATAATACTTCTTTTCTAATTCTTCTAGCTTCTTGGTTACTTCTAGTCTAAATATTATCTCCTCTTTTTCAATTTCAGCCTGTTGTTCTATTTCACCATTCTCTTTATCAGCTACAACAGGTATTCCCTTCTTAGTAATTCCCTCCATATCCATATTATGCTTTCTAGCATGTAAAGCTCCTTCAGGGATTACATTTATAGATCCTCCCTCCTAAAATTCTGGAATTTCGTTAGGATCAATTAACAATATTTCAGTTGGTACTGGAGTTAATTCTATAATAGAACCTCCGTTTTTATGCTATGGAGTATCTTTATATGGAGCTCTTCTCTTAACATATTTATAGTATGGCTATACTTTCTACAATTCATATTCTCTTCTAAAGGATATAGCTTCGGGGTCGTCTGAATTATACCAGTCTAGCTCCTTCTAAAGAGTAGGATGTGATGGTGATTTCATAAAGTCGTATTCATCTGCATTAGGATTTTTAGCAACTGTAAATGCGTGCCATGAATATCCTAAAGAATTTCCACTATCGTCGAAATCTTCTTCCCATTTAAACATACCTTTTTCTTTAGCTTCTTCAAAGTTTTTTGGTCTTCCATTATATTCCCAATAATCTCTAACTCTGAAATTAGTAGAATCTCTCTAACTTTCTGGAAGACTTTGTATATACTCTTCAAATGGGTCTGAGATTATCCCTCCTGATTGGAGTCTCTTCATTCTCTAAGCAATGCCTTTAGCTCTTTCTATAATCTAGATGTCCATACCATGTTTTCCAACTCTAACACTAGCCTAATTATAACCTCCCTACATCTTATATGTTCGTCTATTTCCGTTAATAGCAGCCATAGAGTTTCGTATTGCAAATCTGTCAGTAGCTTCATCAGAAATATCTTCCATAACTTCCTACTGTCTCCTAGCTTCTTCTATCTCTCTGTTAGCATCCTTTCTAGCACCACTACTAAATAAACCATATTTTTTACCACTCTTAGTAAGAGCATCATTTACAGTCTAATTTGTTCCAGTATAAGAAGAACCAACAGTTTCAAACGCTTGTTCATTCTTAGTGATTGTAGATGCTTTGCTTCCACCAAAACCATTAATAAGTCCTAAAGGAGTTAGCTACAGGAACGAGCTTCCAAGAATCGCGTCAGTAGTAGTCATACCATCAGTACCACCACCTAATTTATTAGCTACATTTCCAAGTAACTTATTAGCACCCATTCCTAATGAAACCAACTAACCTATTGGTCCAAATGCTCCAGCTGCGTTCTAGATAGTATCATAAGCACTATCCATGCTCTAGGTAATATCTCCCTTTTCTCCCTGATATTCATCTTTCTCTCCAAATATGCCTGTAAAAGCAGTATTTGCCAAATTCAATCCTGAGTTCCACATTCCAAAGTTTTTTCCAAAAGTAGAATTAGAAAACTTCTCTGAGAAAGGGACTTTCTATGTATTCCCAGTTGGGTATATAGAAGACGTTTTAGTCTCTGGATTGACTACCTCATTAACCATAGTTTTTCCTTTAAATGCTATAGAAGGATCACTAGAATCCATTGTTGCAAGCCCTGCCTTTAATTTCATAGAATTGACTATTGGCTAGGTACTCTACTGAAAACTCTAAGCATAGTCTGGCATAGGAGAGGTATTTGCCTTTAAGTTACCAAGATCCATCTAGAAGGCTCCGCTGAAATCCGGATCCTTCTAAGATGAAAAACTTGGGAACAATGTAGACAAAGGGTTACTTGATAAACTAAATTGTCCCATATTAAGAATAACTAATAGAATATAATGTTCTAATAGCTGTAATTATTGCTAATTTATTTCCAGTGTATCTTACTCTAATCTTTACCCATTTATCTTTTGGTTTAACCTCGCTTATTTGTGATTCTTTCCATCCCCAAGATACTATTGCTCTGTCCATTGAATTCTCAGGAATATCATTTTCAGTAGGATCATCAGGATTGTAAGTTAGGTTACCACTTTGAAGTACTTCATCTGGAATAGGTGATTGCCCTATTTCTATAGGAACTTTGTCTGCTGATAAGTTGTTTCTTCCAAACAAGTCCGCACTTTTTAAACTCCAATCTGGTTCGTTCTTATAGACTATATTAATTGGATTAATCTAAACTAACCATTTATCTTCATTGTACTGCATGTTACCTCTCAATCTACCCTTGCTATTCATGTCAACGGCTTTAGAGTGATTCCATATTCTATATTCGTCTAAATTCTTGTATCGTACTATCTCTCCTCCAGAAAGTGCTGAGAAATCTTTAGTAGGAGCTCCATCTTTTAGATGATATACATCCTCAATTTCATTTATAGTATCCTATCTTGAATAATATAACGGCATTATTGTTGATCTCTCATAAAGATTAGGAACAATAACTCCATCAGAATCAGTTAGAGGTCTATGCTTAGACTATAGCTTACTATAATCACTATCATAAGTAATATCGCATCCGTTGTATTGATACAATTCTTTAGTTGCTTCCTATCTGATATACATATTCTTTTTATCTTCTGCAAAGTTATAACAATCTCCTGTTATTTCATAATGAAATGACTCAGGCTCAGCACTATTACTTATAATCTCTAAGTTATCAAAGATTTTATGTGCCTACGGATTGTCCGCAACTATAAATTCAAACTCAAATGGATGCTGTTTACCATACCAATATGTAGGATATATCTCATCAGCTATATCAATAATTCCTGCCTGACCATGTTTCCAAAAATCAGTTGTTAAAAACTGCATATTGTACTGTGGAATAATAGCAACAACAGATTCATAATAACCGGCATCAACAACTGTTTTGTCAGTAAACCCAGAAACATAAGCCTCACCTAAAGTAACGTTATCTCCAGAGTAAGTAGCCTTTATATTTGCTTTTATATTAAGAAGCAATACAACTTTATCTGGGTTCTTCTAATCTTCATAGCTTAGCCAAATTCGTCTTCCCCTATCATCTTTGGCAATATTGCCATCCTAGTCCCTCTAGTAGAACTCAGACGTAACATCATCATATGTTCCTATAAAACGTAACTAGTCTCCTTCTATTTCAAATAACTTATGATTTCCATAATTATCACGTTCAAGTTCGTAAGAAATAGAATATTCTACACCATCTCCAGTAGGAAGATTTCTATTACTTAAATGTAATGTTGTAGTTAATCCTTGTTCAGTTATGATATTGTTTTCTAGTGTAACACCATCAGAAAAATCATTCCCGAACTTACTAATTCCTAGTTTTGAAATCCATTTAGAAGTATTTCTATCAAAACTAAAGAATTGATTATAGATATTCTCTGAGTAAGATGGAACCCAGGAATAAAATGTTATCCATTTTTGTAAATCTTCATTAAAGCAAAGATTCCAAACTTTTTCCTCAAATCCGTGAAGATTATCATAAAATGTGAACATTACATCATTTTTAAATCTATTAAAATGAGATTTCACATTACGTACTCCTATAACAGGTTCAAGTTCTCTCTCAGTAAGAGATATATGCTAATTTAAGAATTCCTAAACCTTAAAGTCTGATATACATTCAAAGCTTTCTCCATTAGTTCTCCAAATCTTCTTTCCTACAGTATCCACACCATAAACTGCTCTAGGAGTTTTTATTATTGAATCTCTCCACTGGCTTCCGAATGTATCTGAAAGGACTTTTGGATTTTCTGGAAGCACATTTGATGTATTAATATATACATTACCTCCATTTCCTTCTCCAGCTACTGCCCTTTCATTTACAGGTATCAATGCCACACCGTGTTCAAATACACATAACAAACTACCTCTAAGCTCTACTAGCTTAGTTATAGAACCATATGTCTTTGGATAGTCCCTATAATGAGTACCCTGAAATACTCTAAATCCGTTCTTAAATGCATCATTCACATGTACATCAGAATATGCTATTCTATTTGTGAAATCATTTTTAATTGCAGGAACATCAGGAACTTCGTAATTGTATCTCTCTGAAAGAGATTTTTCAAATCCTTTATTGTAACAAAGAGCTTCGGGTGTTTTATAAGCTCCATCTCCTGTTATGGGATGATATGGGAAAAATCCCCTCGGATGTCCTGTCAATGCTGTTTCATCTACAACAGAATCATCGATTCCTCGTATGTTTAAGTTTTTAGTAGATCTGACAGTAACAGTTACCCACATTCCAAGTTTGATGGCATTAACATCTCCTAAGTTAATCTCTTCAAAGTTTTCCGTTTTTAAAACATTGTCAGAAATCTCATAGTTGTCTTTCCAACAATTTGGGTCAACGATTTTATCGTTGATGGGTGCAGACGGGTCTTGGAAGTTTCTATTTAATCTATGAGTAAATTGACAGATATAGCAATCACCTCTATATAAGTTAGATAATAAATTAACATTAATTTCAGAGGTGTTTCCAGGAGCATTAACTATAGATGACAAGTCAAACCAGTCTTCCAAATGCTTTAAATCCATTCGCTCAGATATAGCATAGAAAGAAGATTTATCAGCGTATCTAATCTTAAATAAATCCTCCTAAGTAATAGTATTAAATCCTGGAATTTTAATATCTATAAGTTTTCCAGAGTAACTATATCCTGTTATTCCCAAATAAGGTCCATACGAACCTCTAACAAGATTAGAAGCTTCAGTAATTTTATTTTCTTTTTCTAAATACTCATATCTAAAAGCTTCTTCCGCTTCTCCTGCTCTAGCTGAGAATAAATTGTCGTTTATTGCAACTAGTTTAACATTATCTTCAACTCCTATAATTTTAACATTATAAATATTATTAGGATTTCCTTTCGTACTTCCTTCTGTATAGTAATTTCTGTCTGAGTTACTTAAATACTAATTACCTGGCTACACATCAGATTCAGCTATCGTAAAGCTGTCTCCAGAAAATAGTGTGTTTAAGTAAGCTGTGTCTACATCATATTCAGGGCATATTGCAGCTTCTGTACGAACTTTAGCTGAATTATCAAATACGTAAAGTCTGTCTTCAAAACCATTATCTAGCACTCTATCGTCGGTTAGGAATCTTTCTGCAATGTATTTGTTATCAGCAACAGGTAATATCGGAGTCTTACTTTCCTTATCTAATCCAATAGTATATGCCTAACATAAAATAGTAGGTATACGTTTCTATCGAACAAAGAAGAATCCTTTTATATTTAAACTCTATTTTAAATATGTAAGTACCTCATAAGCTACATCAAAATTGATAGAATATATCTACTGTTGATCTATAGCAGGCATATTAATAGAGATTACCCCCTTAGAATTTTCCAAATCAGCTCCAGACTGATCTTCCTCAGATAAACTGCTAACAGAACTTCCATACGAAATGTCTTCTGTTATAATCTTGTATGTTTCTTCCTCTGACACAATGTAGTTTCTAGCTTTTGTACCTCCTACATCCCTCCACATAGGTATATTACTATACTTAGTTTCTGTGTTTAGATTCTCTATTCCTCTTACATTAAAGACTGGAGATAAAGAATTGTCAGACATAATATATACAATTCCAAGTCTGTATAATTCATGATTCCAATATCCTACCTTATTATAAATAAACTTTGGATCATAATATCCAAAACTAGTAGACTATATATTATAATCAGAGTCCATGACTAAGGGATATTCCTCCTAGTATATTCTTGGAAGAAATCTAAGAGACAAATCTGACAGCTCTTGATAAGGTATTTCAGGTTTGTAGATATTACCCAGAAATAACATATTCTAACAAGAAGCCTGAGTTTCAACTGAGTCTGCAATTTGGTACATAGGATTAATCTCAGATACATCTATCTAAGTAACATCCTCGTAACCAGTGATTGTTATGTCACAATTAAGAAGATTATTAACCAAGAATTTCTGATTAATTTTGAAAGCAGATACAGAAGCATTTTCAAATATGTCTGATGTAGACCTAGTATAATATACATACACATACTAGTATGCGCTATCTATATTAGATAGCAATAGTCTAACAAGCTTGTGAGAGTCTTCATCTCTAAAACCACTTCTAATTGATGACGGATTATTTCCTATAAATAGTGAAACTAATCCAGATTCAGCAACAAAGTCAGTCTCATTTCCATCTGCATCGGCATACCTAAAGTAGAAATGGTAATTACCTACAGGTAATCTTCCTCCTTCATTTATACCAACAAGTCTAAGTTTAGGAATCTCTATTACTCTCTTATATAGCGAAGTATCTATTTCAAATTGAGATCCCTAGTCATATATATTCGTATCATTATTTCCTTTTCTATCTACTATCTAATACTTATTGCGAGAGGTAGCACTAAACCTAGAATTAATTAGCTTTGGTTTATTTTTCCCATCATTTATAATTAGGTTTACTGAATTATCATATGAGTATTGTGGTAGAATATTAACTGGATGATGCAGGTCGAAGGAGAGCTCACTAGTCTCAAAATCAGTAAGCTCACCAGCCTCGACTAACGTAGGATCTTCGTTTATATCACTAACTAAATCCTTCCAGCTATCATACTACCCTATTAATTCTAAGCACTCTGCATCAGTTTTCGTATCATTCTAATCTATAACTCCAAGTTCTACTAGCAATTCTTTAGGAGAATATAATCTGTTTTTGTAGATATATCCAGGTTCAGATAATCTATAGTTTCTAAAAGGATTATATTCATAAACTAAATTACCTTCTGTTGGTAGAACCTTTAGAGCAGTCATGAGTTTTATGTCACTGTTGATTACCTGCTCATAGTTTATTTGTCCATTGGTAAATTGCGCTGCCATGATTATTTAGCTTTATAATTATCTAACAAGCCATATCCAGAATTGTTGCTGACTGTACTTGTATCATCACCTTTTGAGTCTGTTTCAAATTTCATAGCACTTTTGAGCTATAATAGTTTATTCTCAGTGAGTTCTATAGCTCCTTCATTCATTGTAAATGCATTGAAAATAGGGTTAGAAGAATAGGTAGTAGTACCATTAGTTATCTTTAACCTCTTTGCATCAGTACCAAGGTCTGAAGTCATTTCCTGAATAGTTCCGCTTGTGTATATGTATCTGGTAGAATACTAGTCTAGTCTTACAAAATCTTTCGTACTAGTGTTATATACATATAATTTATTCTAAGTCTTAGGAGAACATTCTTTCCAACTATCCTCAGTAGAAAGCATAGCAATTGCCTATAATGTAGTTGCTTTTGCATTCTCATACAAGTTATATAAGTCAATATTCTAGATTAAGAAGACATGTGAGATAGTCTAATCAGGTAGCTCTAATGTACTTAAAGCACTTCTAGTTATATTCTTTATATTGATAACCTTTTCTCCATTTTTTAGAATACTATTACAAGTATTTTGTAGCTCCTATAATGATATTCTATTTCCATCAGATGATACTAAAACTACGCTGTTTTGAATGTTAGAGATACTCAATCCTGACTGAACTGCAACATTCCAAGTTTCTGAATACGATGTCATATAATTGATATTATTTACTACAGCTAAATCTTTAGTAGTAGTATCAGTATTTACGTAATATAATGACATGTATAACAAAGTAACTAACTTAGCTAAGTTTGCTTGACTTTCAAAACAGTTAATTGGAATATAATGTCCTTCAGACGACTTAGCCCATAAACTATGCTTTCCTTGCACGTTCTTGTCATTAAACTTAGTACTAACTCCTCCATCCCATCTCAAGCATTGGAACGAACCATTCTGTCCCATCATCCAAGCATTCAAATAATTTGTATATGGAGGTATATCCCACCAGTTAGTTCTAGACCAAGCATCTCCTGGGTCCCAATCATGTTTGTTAGAAGTATAGGACTGCACTCCATCTCCAAAAGTAAATCCGAATGGGTCTCCACCACCTAAGTCTCTATGAGATTCTGTAAACAATTTACTAAAAGTACTCTATGATTCTAATCCCATATTCTGGTAATCATCTGTATAGTAAATAAAAGGTCTTATTTCTTGCTAGATAGATACAGGTTTCATAGCTAGTTCTGCGTTTATTCTAGCAAATATTGCTCCCCTGATATTTATATCAAAATGACTATCGTTCTACTTAATTGTTGAAGAAAATGAGTCAATAGCTTTGTCATCTATAGTTTTATTCTTAATACCCTCTTCTATGATGGTTTTAACGGTAGTTCCGAAATCACTAGCAATACTTATCTGGTGAGTGATCTCGTCTGGTTCTGCAACTTTTGGTAAAACTGCTTCAGCTATAGAAGAAGCCTTATCAGAAGTTGGAGAGAAATCATCGTGCGTTATAGAAGTTTCCTTAATCTTGAAGCTATAAGTGTCTCCGGACTATTTTTCAAACTCAAATAGAGTAGGATATGATGTACATCTTGTTAATACATCAGCAGATATACTAGATGTAGACGAATTAAAGGTTCCGTCAGAATAATTAACAGTAGTAACCTAAGCACCCATAGCTACATAAGGTTGATCTTCCTTATCAAAAGTTCTAGGAAATTCAATATTGGAATCATACGTAGCTGTATTAATTCCTATATTATCCTTCATAGTAAACTCTGGGTTGAATGTTAATACGTCATCAAGGGTTAGAGATTCAGAGAAATCAGTAACAACTCCTTCTACAAAGGTATCATTCCACTACTTAGTAGTATATAGCCATTTATAATTATGTCTATATTCCCATGCATTGTCTCTACCATATTGAATACATATATCAACAAGATATAGATAATTAGGCTAAATTGTCCCATTCTATACCTTTGAAGATTCTCCAAAATTGATAAGTTCTTGGAAATATCCTGAATAGCTACTCTTTCCTGTAATTGTGTATTGTGGATAAGTAGAAGATGGGGCCTGACTATCGTCAGTAATCACTGATGATGAACTAACTTTTTCAAATGGAATAAAAGTCAGTATAACTTTTTCTATCCTTTTATTCTTTTCTGGATATGCAGATAATCCCCAGTTGAGATAAAAATTACTATCCTAAATAAAATATCTCCATTCGTCAATTTCTGTCTTTCCAGAACCAATTTCTGAGAAGTTTATAGAACCTCTGATAGATAGATAATCTAAGTAACCAAATGACATTGCTGGAGTCAGCTCATAATTCCACACATAATCAGCAAGGTCTTCCCCAGACTTATATCTAAATCCTCCAACAGTAACTGGTATATCTGGATCAGTACCATCATTCGCTCTATCAGCTGTATCACTATCAGATATAGTACAATAGTTTCCAGTACTTACTGGACATTCTAAATTACCAGTATATTCAGAGTCAGATAATATAATATGTTTCAAGTTTATGTCAGGATGCTCACTAGTGTAGTTCACATTAAATTTTACAGTAGCTTCTTTATCATTAGCTCCTGAACTACTATCACCTATTGTGTCTACCTCAGCATCCCATGTAACTGAAAATGAATCAATTACTTTTAATTCAAACAACAATGCTAACTCTCCTGAAACTTTACTATTGAATACATTATATGCTGATGACACAAGTGTTCTATAACTGTCAATATCAGTTTCTATTGCACTATCACCATTACATTCCTTAATGTAATAGTCAGCAGGTTTTCCATTACTTCCATTCCATTTTAATGAGTCATCCAAATATACTATTTTACCATCATCTCCAATTGAGACAACATGAATAGTAACATTTCTAGGAAGAGTATCAACTTTATGTAATGGATTACCTACATCAGAAATACAATTTGAATTACTAGAGATACCCTAATTAGTAGAATATATAGTGTATTTATCTCCAGGATTTAACTTAAACAAACCGTCCTCAGAGTTAGGGTCTGATAGTAGTTTTACCTTAAGTATAGTATTAATGATTTTACCTTTCTCACTTCCGCTTACATTCTAAAATTGAGAATTAGTTACGTTAACCTAGGGAGATTGTATTTCACTAGAAGTGATATTTCTTTCTGGAGATGGAAAGCTTCCTATCTAACATTTATCAATGAGAGGATTATACGAAACAACATATATAATTCCGCCCAACTCAGCTGTTCCTAGAGGCACATAGCCTTCCGGAAGAAAGGCAGTTTCTACTCTACCATTACCCATATCATTCTAGAGAGCATTCTCGTTACCATTCATAGTTATTAGAGTAGCATTTAAAGCATTACACATAACATTGTTTGGAGTAACTAATGGATTAATATCCATCACTAATCCCTCATTAAAAGTATTAGTAGTTTCGCTCTTTTTCATAAGAATTCATATTCATTATCGCAAACTAATATATCTTTAAACTTTAAAGGATTTCTTACCAATAATAATTCAGCTTTATCTGAAATTAGTTCTTGAGTAAACTATTTAATTTTTAGCTGAGATATGTAAGGAATCCTAAATATATATCTTTTGTAATGTTCATTTATTTTACATTCGTCTAAAATCTGGTAGAGGTATACTGTTCCAAAGTTAAAATTCTTTTTTGGACGCCCTCTCTTATTTTTCTAACTAAGATAAGACTAATACTGAGCATCAGATAATGCAAAATAATAGTACCCATCCCAGGTTATTTTCTTTCTTCTATATAGTACTCTAAGTTTTATAGTTAATTTCCGTATATAATAATAGAAATGGTCTAAAGGATCCTTCCTAAGATTTCCTATATAGCACCATATGTCTTTATCAGCTATAAGAGTGTCTCCTCCATAGCTATTATGTAAATATAGAGATTTCCAGGAGAAATTCAAAATCTTATTTATGTCAGACTTTGGAATAGATGGGAACTTATCATAAATTTCCTAGTAATAGTCTTTTATAGTCTTATCATACTTACTATCACCATAAGACATCCCTTCATTTGTCTTATCTGATATGAGTTTCTATAGATCTCTACTTAGATAAATTGATTTTATTCTAGGAGTTCTATTTCCTAACATAAATAAGCTTAACTAGTATCCTGAAAACATAGACTTAAGTATGTCTACATCTTCCCACTTTCCTCCTCTTCTAAGATTCTTGAATTCCTCTCCAGAAATTTTTCTCATATGTATATTACATTTCTTTCCTCCTGTTAATGGAAGCCAAAATGTAACATTATTCTGGATTATATCCAGAATTATAATTTTAACACTCTCCTTGAATATTTTTCCAACGAGAATATTTCTATGATTGTCCCCTGTAATTTTCTTGCATGTATTACAGGTAAATTGTAGTCCTTTATAAGGGAAATTAGTTAAAATATCCTTAGTAGTAAATGCACATCCTAAAGCATATTTTTTCATTATCTGTATAGTTTTAGAGATTTACCATGACTCTTACGATTCCAACTAGTTTTAGCATCAAGTACTTGATCCCATTCATTTTGAGACATATGATAATCATTTCTAGCCTAATCTACTCTAGTAAGCCACTGTCTATTTAGTTCCTATGCAAACTTCATTATGTTTGCATTATTAGTCTTAATCCCTTCTTTAAACTTAATCACATAAGCACAGTAAGTTGCTAATGCTATAGCTTCTTTATCAGTAATTTCTGGTAGGCCATTATCATCTAATATTACTCCTCTATACAGTATATTTACTTTTCCATAAGGTCTGTCGAAGTAAAGCATGTCTCCTACTCTTTCGTACTTAATAAATTTCCCTCTAGCATATAAAGGGTCTCTAAAAGCTTTTCTGTGCTCAATATAAGATTCCACAAATGCTGAATATATATTGCCATTAGGAGTATCATTAGTAGAATAATTCCATTCTTCCCAATCTGTAGTAACTGCTTCGATTTGGTCTACATTACAAGGTAGCTCTACCCCACGCTCACAGCTATCTACACAAGTTTGGTATCTATAAATTTTCATTCTCTTATTTCCTATAAAATTCCATCCAGTTATTGCGATTTCTTCAAATTGGTCTTCCTAGATTGTAATACCAAACAAAGTATCCAATAAGCTCATTGCATAGTGAAAGTCATTCATAATTATCCAGGCATATATTGTTGATCGTTAGGCGTCGTAGCCGGAGCTAATGCACGATAGTATCTAATTTTCTTTTCTGTTAATCTTTTCTTAATTTCATTGTTTATAAAGGTCATATTATCATCCTGCATATCTGTACAGCATGAATACTGTTCTAGCTACCTAAGGTCCTTAAAGATAGCCGTTATTGATACTGATGTTAAAAGAGGAGCGTTAAAAACGAAGCAATCATACATCCCATTTTCATTTGGAGTAGTATCTATCCATACATATGGTTTGTTTTTACCTCTTTTTCTGTATTTGTGATACCTGAAAGCTGTAGCAGAAGTATAGAAAATAAATGGTACCTATCTATCTGTAGAACCAATATAATCTATGGATAAATCCCCATAGTCGCATAAGATTTGAGGAATTTCAAAGTGGGCAATAGGAGGTTCTGAGCATTCATCTCTCATCCCACATTTACATCTCTCAATATCTTTACAATCGACTGTTATACAGTTTATTGATAAATATAAATCCTTTAGTGGAAGTATTCCTTTTAACGAATATTCCTTTAAAATCTGTAATCTCTCGTCTACTATGTCTTGGCATAACTAATCCATAGACATACTTAAGTTAGTATGATAGCCTCGTAGCCCTGAGATTACATCATTACGTATAGCAGATGCTAATTTTTCTATTTGATTATACATAGTATAGAAAAAAAAAATGGCGAAGGCGAAAATTCCGCCCTCGCCTGTTATAGTAATAATTAAGCTTCGGTAAATTTACCATCTGTTACTTTAAGTCCTTCAGCAGAAGCAGTTAAAGTATCTCCATCAAGTTTTACAGAAACTGCATTACCAGATATATCAATACCGTCTCCAGCACTAATAGTATCTTGTTTCTTAGCTAAAGAAGCTTCAATTGCAGCAACTTTCTTTTCAAGTTCTACTATATCTCCAACTACTGTGTCTGGATTGGCAGTACCAGGTCCATCTACAGTAATTACTGAACCAATTTTAGCTAGAGCAGTTTCAAATTCGCCAGAAACTGATTGGTTTACATAGAATACGTGAGTAGTCTTAGATTTAACCATATCTCCAACAGCATTACTTCCTAGAATTCCTCTATTTACGCAATAGTGAATTGTATACTGGTTATACTTAGCTCCAATAATAGGAGTTTCATCCTGATTAAGAGCAAGATAACGAGTACGATCGTGAGTAGGAATACGTAAGTTGTGTAGCAAGAATGAGTATGTTCCAAATCCTTCTTTTCCTGCAAAGAATCCTTCAGCAGAAGCAGTTACTTCAGCATTAGTTTCCTTTTCATCAAGATCTGCTAGAGATCTTACTACTGTATATTCTCCCATACCGTGATATACTTCTCCATCAAATTTTTCAATATTGAGGAATCTAAATCTTTGATATTCATCAGTACCTTCAATAGTTAAATATGTTCCACTATAAGATACATTCAAAAGTTTCTTACCGTAAACCATCATTTCATATTTGTTGATAGTTTTGATCAGTTTAGCTACAGTGTTTGCTGCGCTATCTGCCCAAACGAAATCAACGCTCAATGGTTTACCCTTCCATTGAAGGTCATTAGCATATAGAGAGCTTTGAGAAGCCTGAGATAGACCAACATAGATATGCAATCTGAATACTTCTCCTTCTGTTCCATTTACCTGAGCGAAATCTATTGTAGCTTTAGCAAATTCAGCGTCCTGTGCTTCAGCCTTATAGATAGCTGTAACATTTGTAGAGATAAAGTTGTTTACTCTTTTTACGTTAAAACTTGCAGGTTTTGAACCAGATGCTTCTTGTGCAGACCATAGAGGCTTACCAGTTGTAAGGTCCTTGTTTGAATTAATTACGTTTGTAGTTGTAAATTGATACATAATTTAAATCATTTTTAACCTCTTCTTTGTTGTTGAGGCTGTGGTTGAGGTGTCTATTGCTGAGCTGGGTTTGCAATAGACTGTGTAACTGTAGTATTAGTTTGTAGTCTTGGATCAGCAGTATTCTCCATCACCAACATTGTCAGCTCATTTATAATCTCTTGACATACATAATCTGGGAACTCCATAATCTGTGAAGTGTCTTCTGTAAGATTAACTTGTTCTTGTGTAAGTCTAATAACCTACGGTGCCTTGATATAATCAACAAATACTTTTTGTAGTTCAAAAATACTGTCGTCCGAACCATATCTTATTTCAAGTCTAACATTAGAAGCATTTCCATACCTCATAGCTGTTTCCCTTTCGACTGTACTTACACTAACGCTAGAGAATGGTTCCCCAAGCTTTATAGTTCTTGGGAAGTTAGAATCTCCTGATTCTCCCTTTACTCCTCCGTTGTCAGTAGCACTAGCATTAACTGTGACATCATATTTAGCTGCTACATCAGTACCATTGGGGTTTTCCTCAGTTATAGGATTAGTAGGTAAGGTAGTATTAATGTTGACATTATGAATATAGAAGTATGGTCTCCACGGTAGAGGACGGTTATAGTAGTCATTAATTACTATAGACCAACTATCCGCTGTTAGTCTCTTAGCTGCAAATTGTACATAATCGTTAGCATTATAACATTTAAAGTTTTTCTTTAATTTATAAATGCAGACGCAGTTAAGTAGATGTAAATAATCTAGAGGCATTACTGTTTCATAAGTAGCTCCAAACATTTTAGCCTTTCCAGCAGAAAATGTTTCCATCTCAGCATAAGGAGTAACTTCAGTAACCTTTGTCACATCTAGAAAAGCAGTAGATTTTAGTACTCTTAAATCATCGGTTGTTTGTTGGTTAATATCATAGATATTATACCGTTTGTTAATGTATTGATTTATTGCCTTATTAAAGAAATAGTTAAAGTCCTGTAGCAGCATACTAGGTGCATTTACTTTGCTAAGTTCTGTTAACATTCCTTCCCATACTTGTCTTGCTGTCATGTTTCGCGTTTTTTTTTGTCACTTATCTATTAATACACACAGTATCTTTAGTGTATATATTCTGTAGAAATATTAATTACCCTTCTGTACGATAGTATTCTGGGTATGTATCTCTTTTAATAAGTTCAAGCACTTTTTGATTTTTAGGGTCTTGCATCCATCCAATTACGGCGTCATCAGTAGCCCCAAGAGCAATATTATCTCCATACAAGTACAATTTATTTTTAATATAAATGACTTTCTTTTCTTTGGCATCTATAAACAGAAGTCTCAATGAGATATCTTCACCATTATAAAGATTGATTATCTTGTTAGGATCTTTCTCTGCAACTCTAATCAAGAAATCAATAACATCAGCTATCGGCTGATTTCTCATATCCTTTCCAAGGATTCTAGCCATATTTAATTGTCCGTCAGCCCCTCTAGGATCATCGTAGATAAATGATTCTGCTTTGTGAATAAGTTGTTTATGAGATACACGTCTCTGAGTATCTAGTCCCGGTCTATCAATATAAAGTTCTGCAACACCGTTACGTGCAGGTTTGTTAGGAGTAGATCTAGGTCCATCAATAATAAGATTACCATTGGAGTCTTTAGCATCTCTACTTTTAGCGATTAGAGGACAATTTTCAATTGCTTCCCACTCAGCTTTATCATATATATCATCTAAGTTATAAGTCTTTCCACTTGTAATAACAAAAATATGATTTTCAGGGAAGAAAACAGCAGTACCTTCAGAATATGCATCTTTTTCCTTCTCACTCATAATCATATCTCCTTGGGAGTTTATTTTCTTTACACAGCTAGGATACTGTCCGTATTTATTCTTACAAGGCTGAATATAGTATACTATATTAGACTTGTCATATACGCTTCTTAATGTAATAATTTTATCATCAAAAACAATATCAGCTTTTGTTACTGGTTTTTTATTGTTCATATTAATTCATATTATCATTAAATAAAATAAATAGGAGGAGGGTTTTACGGCTCCTCCTATTAAATCTTCAAAGTCTATATGTTAAAATTAAGCTTCTCTTAAGATAACTGATCTATGTGGAGTAAATGCTGCGATACCTGCGTATCCCATCATAACAAGCTTGCTACCAGCTACATTACTTGCAACTTCTCCAGAGCTCTTTCCGTCATATCCACCAACACCAAGAACTTTATTAGTAATAAAGTCTTTTCCTGTTAGAGTGAACTTAGCAACAGCCGGAGTTCCAGTAGTTTTATCAGCAGTCAAGTCGATGCAAACACCATAACCTTTATCAGGATATTCACGAGTCAATGCTCTATCAACTACGAAAGAAACTTGGTTTCCTGCATATTCATAAGTATCAAATGTAGCACCTACTTTAACGTAACCTCCCTGACCCTTATTAGCAGCCTTAGAGTACATGTAAGTTCCCATTGTCTTATAGTTAGCAAGGTATTCTCCAAGAACCATATTAATATCCTGCCATAGCTTACGATTAACAACAAATACCCATTTGTTACCAGTATCGCTTTGAGCTTTATCTGCCATGTCGTTCATAATCAAGTTGAACAACTGCAAATTAGGCTTATTGCTATAACAATACTTATTAGCGGCAGCTTCTACTTGAGGAATAAATCCTTCACCAATGTAGATAGGTCTACCAGTTTCTGGTTCACTAATAGTAGCTTTACCATTAATGTCAATGTTACCTTTGTTAAGTAACAAACCAGTATTCATAGCATACATAAATGTGTCAAGAAGTTCTTTTTCTTTCTTGAGCATTTTATATACACCTTCAGATTTTGTAGCGTCTTTATCATCCGCAATACTCATAAATACATTCTCTTGGATAGCATACAAGCTAGACCAGCTAGCATCAGCACGGAATGTAGTAATGAAATTACGGTGACGTTCCATTTGTGATTGGAACTTGCTGTATCCTTCTTCTGACAATTCAGGAACAGCTACAGATTGGAATGTTGTAGTGTCTCCGATTTGACATCCATCAGTATCAAGAATAGTATCGTAATCATTGTCGATTAATCTAACTTGAACTTCCCAGTACATATCATGCTTACGAATTGGACGGCTAACTACTTGGCATTGTTGCTTAGTCTTATCAATTCTAAAGATGTCATATTTCTGGTAATAGTTTTCTTTGAATGCCATAGTGATTTCACTACCATTTTCTCCTGTTTCAGTTGGAACTTCTGCAAATTCAACTTTCTTGATATTGTTTGTTTCAACTTCCCATTCAAACAACAGAGATGACGACAATTCATAAGTGCTTGCCTTCTCGTCTTTATAGAAGACATTTCTCAATCCATCTGTAATAAAGTTAAGAGTATTATCTGTATACATACGAGCTACGACTCCTAGTCTGTGAGGCTTCACGCCTAGATATTTAGACCAGTCTTCGTAAGTTTTTGTATCTCCCATGTTGGGAATTCTACTAGTAAAATTGGCAACTAACATATGCTTAAAATGATTAAATTAATTAAAAATCGTCTAAGTCGTTATAAATTTCAGTATGTGTTCCTGTCTGTTTCTCAGTAAACACTACTGGATTTTTCTTCATCTTTTCCTTAGCATCAGCTAATCCTTTTTCGTAACTCTCTCTTCTGACCTCTTTTATTTCGTTTTGGAAGTAACTAGTAATATCGTCCATCATTTGTTTTCCATTTAAAGCAAACCAAGCTGTCTGTACTAGTATTTTAGGGTCTGATAATGCTTTAGCAAAATGATTATTGCCTGCTGCATCAAACCCAGTAATAAATTCATACAGGGAATCTCTATCTTCGTCATCAAGGTTAAGGTCGTATCCTGAGAACTCAGTAAAGTCACCTATTTGGTCTGCAATCTGGTCAGCGAACTGATTGTACTGTTCTTTAGCCTATTCCTCTTGCTCTATTTGGGCCTATCTTAGATTCTCTTCCTCGATAGCTTTATACTCATTTCTGATAGCAGCAATCTGCTTAGCAAACAAAGCTTCATTAGACTTTGCTCTCTCTAATGCTTCCTGTGCCTCTTCATTAGTAACGTCTCCCATTCTGCTTATAAAGTCAAAGATGAATAATTCATCATCACTGTATTGATCAACCTGGTATTGATAATCTTGATTTTGATTATTTTGGATGTAGCTATTTACGCCTTCTGACTGAATGTGCTCAAGATATTCAGCAGGTGTCATACCGCTTTCTCTAATTGTGTTTATAAGCTAGGCTTCTTCATCATCTAGATCTGTTTCCGGGTCTGATAAAGAAGAATTAAGAATATTAAGCTTTTCTTCATTACTTAAGTTATCCCAATTAAGCTCTTCTACGGAACCCTGTTCATCTTCGAATTTTATTTTAGACCTATCGTCTATTCCTCTGGATTTCAGCAAAGATGTAATAAAATCGTCTTCACTGTTAGTATCTTTGTTACCACTAGGTTCTTCCTTCGGTTCTTGTTCTGGGTCCTAATCAGTTTGAGTAGGATCCGGGTCTACTCCTTGTGGAGTAAAATCATCTACTTCATCAAAGTAGTCAAAGTCATCATTTCCTATAGCCATAATTACTAATTTTAAATTTACTTGTAAATATAATAATAATTTTTCTTCTCTAAAATAATGTTAATTATAATTAACAAGGGACTATTTTAAGTGTACTTTAGTAATAAAATTCCTCAAAGTAGTTATACTATTTTCATAATATATATTAAGGAATAGTATGAAGGTTCAATTTTAACTGGTTGATTACCACCAACACTAGATGTAATTAAACCTGATAGATTAACCGAATGATAGTGACTGCCAGCTGTTGAGGTTGTTGAAGATTCTGAAGACTCAATTACATTTCTATCATTAGCATTATCGGACATACCCTACTTAGGTGCTGTATAGGTATGAGAATGAGCACCATCAGTAGAAGTATTAACACTTCCAGATAATGCATGACTATGAGAAGGTATATTATCTATTGTTAGAGTTATCTCATTTTTTCCTCCAGTTTCCCCGGATGTAGTACTAGCCTTAATAAATTTGCCAATTAAATTAGGAGTTCCATTAGTTCCATCACATATTGACCACCCCTTCGGTATATCAGAAGAAGAACCTCCAAACATCATAATAGCACCTTTAGGGATTAATTTATTTACCCATTCTGTGGAGGCAAATTTAGTTGAGTTGTCGTTTTCTGGTAATTCATATTTAGATATATACTAAGCCTTTAGAAAAGCAGCTAATTCAGAGTAAGTTCCAAAACCTTCTATAGGAACCTCTTGCTCATTATCTATTCCCTTTATTTCTAATTCCGTTAAATTACCAATTCTAGATTTAACAGACTCTTTTTTGGACTCTTCCTCAAATTGTGTATACTAAAGTAGGTCAATGTTTTGTTCCTAATATCTAAACTATACTATTTCCTCGTCAGTGCTAGCTAAAAAGGTTACTTGTCCAACAAGGTTAGGTAGTTCAGTTAGACTATCAACATCACTGCTAATTCCAGTAATAACCTGGACATATATCATGTTCGCAGTTTCAGTATCTATCATTCCAACTTCCATTGGGATTTTTACTAATTTTTCTCTAAAATTATCAACTCTTACCTCACCATAGATATATAATCTATCACCTAGTTTATATTGATTTTCATATTTTAATGATAAAGCATATCCAGAACCTAAAGATGCATCCTAGACCTACTCAGCATTAGTTACAATATTGTTTTCTAGACTCCAATAATTTGGAAAAATTACAGTGTTTACATCTGACGACTGGTTTCTTACAATTAAATTATCGACTTCTAAAGTAGAACCATTTGAATCAGTATATAATCTAAATCCAGACTCACTATCTGCACCTATAGACTGAAACATATTGGAAACAACGTTAACCTTAAAAGTTGATTTATCTTTTGTAATCTCTAAGATGGTCTCCTAATCTATGGCAAATGATATGTTTCCTTCAGACTAGAAGTAAGAATCGCCCTCATCACTATATATGTACAGGGATTCAAAAGCAAGAGAATTATTAATACCAGAACCTTTTATTACTAAAGCTCCTTGAGAAGAATCATTTTTCTAAATAATAAACTACTGGGTAAATGGATTTGGAAATTCGACAGAAAACTCTGACAGAACCCCATCTTTTACTGTATATAACTTCCGTTCAGATAGTAAGTATATGACACCATTCTAAATAGCAGAGTTATCTACAGCTGATATATCATCATATAGAAATCCTATATTTTTAAGAGCAGTAAGTTTTTGATCTGAGGTAGTCTTTTGTGGTTCCATAAAAGAAACATATGACACTCCTATTTCCCCAACCAAATTTATTATAGATTCCCCGGTTTTAAGATACACAGAACCATCCTAGGTCACGTAAATTCCATTCTTGACACCAATATCGTCTACAGTATTAACTGAGAATATAAATTTAGAATCTACATTAATCTTACCGTCCTTAATAAGATCGATGAATTTATTTCCCCACTAGATTTTTACCTATCCCTTAGTTTTTATAACAAAATCAGAATCAGAGGATCCTATCTGTGAGTAGGATCTTCCAAACATAACATTAGACTTTTTGTCACTAACTTTTTTCTCTAAGTCACTAATTTGTTTCTTAAGTGACTCTATTTCCTTTTGGAAGTCTAATTGAGGCATTATCCATTAATATATTTTTTAATTCCTTCTACATGTAATCTACTTATAGTCTACTTGCCCTATTCAGAAAGTAAGAATTCGACATCTTCTTTATTATCTTGAAATAAATTCTCTGTAAGTACTGCAGGGCATTTAGTATCTCTACACATTGCTAATGACTAAACCCAATACGATTGACCGGGTGTACTGTAACGCATTTTAAGACCTTCCTCTGAAGCTTTTTTAGCTAAGCAATCAGCTAGTCTCTTCGAATTACTAGAAGCGTTTTGAGCAACAAAGACGCTCCATCCTCTTGCGTTATTCCAGCTTCCGTCAGCTCCAGCAGCATTACAATGTACTGATATAAGGATGGCAGATTTATTATTCTCAGAGTATAGCTTATTTGCTCTTGCAACTCTTTCTTTTAGAGAAATATCATTTTCTTCAGGAACTAGTATATAACTGTCTATCCCCTCTTTAGTTAGCTATTCGTGAATTCTAGCTACAATTTCTCTAGTATACTTATACTCTCTTAGTCTACCATCCGGACTTGATTTTCCCGGAGTATTAACTCCATGACCATTGTCTAATATTACTAACATTGTCTAACTGGTTTATATTAAATAAATAACTATATCTATCTAAAATCTGTCTGTATAAACAAATATATACTAAAAATGCCCGTAGTCCAATAATTTAGACCACGAGCATTAATAATTTAATCATATCATGTCCTCCCATTCAACTGGGATTCCCTGTTTAGCCATATCAGCATACCATCTGTTAAATATTAGATCTCCTTCCTTTTCGAATACATCTTTAATAAATAAGACAAAATGTTTTTCATCAGAAATGCTTGATCCATAGAACATAGATTTACACCAGTTAGCTATGTATACGCAATCGTACATTTTGGCATTCTTTATTTCTATATTATGCTGTTGTAGTAATGCTTGAACTTTCTCTTTAGTGCAATCTTTCTTCGGAAAATAGCTACAAGCGAACTCGCATAATTTCTTATTGAAGTGAGGACCATAATAACGTAAATAGTTTAAGAATCCTTCAGGCTTAATATCATATTCAGTGAAATCTTCTTTCATAGTAAAAATAAATATAGGCGATGACACTTTTATGCCACCGCCTATTAATTAATTAATATCCGTATCTACCTCTACTTCTGTACCCTTCGCGGCCTCTGGATTCAGGCTGTTCATCTTCATAGTCATCTTTTTCATCATATACTTCAGAATGCTCAGAAAGCATTTTTATTAGCTTACATGTAAGCATCTTAATTCTATGAAGATGTTCTATAGTATCCTCGTATGAGTCTTCTTTTATTTCAATAAATCCCTTCATATTGATTATTATTTAGTTCCGTCTTTAGACAGAATAGTTAATATTTTATCCATCTTATCTTCAAGTCCTCCGATTTTACTCTTCAGCTTGTTAATATCATCATCTCTTTCTTTTTCCTTAGCAAGTCTTGGGTTGAGTACTCTCAAAATCTAGTTACAGTTTTCTACTACCTTTTTATGATAGTTTACTCGCTCTAGTATACTCTATGATGACTACAACATAGACTCGACCTCATTGTTCATTACTTCCTTGTTGTCAGAAACAATTACTCCATCTTTGCCTGAGTCAGCGATAGACGCGGACGCTGGAAGTTTTTTAAACTCCATCGTCTCGTTGTCTACCTGCACTGTTATGTCTACGAAATTCTCCGTAGGTTGTCCATATTGAGGACTAAACATTGGCTGAGGATTGCTTACTGAAACAACCTATCCTATTCTTAGCTTAGGCTCATTCTCTTTTTCTAGAATGTAAAATAGATTATTTTGACGTACTCCTGAAAACATATTAAGGTATTAGTTGTAAAAGATTATTAGATTTATCAAACCAGAACTCATACACTCCGGTTCCTGGTATATCTGATACTTTTAAGGTAGTATTACCTACTTTCATCACAGGTTGTGTTACGCCATTAGTTTCAAATACTATAGGTAATGTAGTAGTAGTTCCAGCAGGAATAGCCTGAGCTAGATTAATAAAAATACTACCTCTATACCAAGCATTCAAGAAAGCGTGATTCTAAAACGTGAAAGTTACATTAGAAGTTCCTACTGTAACGCCTGTAGTGGTTAGAGCAGCAGAACCTCTACGATCAACAAATTGAAAAGGTGCAGCCATAGTTACCTCCTTTCCACATTAACCCCAGAATCCGTTAGCGTAAGGATTTAATCCATACCCAAGTCCGTATTGAGCAGCTACGCATTGAGGAACTCCAACTACAGGACTATATTGAATAGTTGTAGTGTCAGGTAATTTACACTTAATTCCATTAATATCTCCTTGAAGTGTACCTACAGCACTCACAATAGGAGCTGTTGCAGATTGAATCATCTAGCTAAACATAGCTGTTTGCTGACTGTTGTTAATAACAGCATCTTTATGAGAATTAGCTTCTCTTAAAGCGTCAATCTTGTTCTGCATTTCTCTCATTTCAGCGTCTCTTTGTCCAGCTAAGATTGCATCTGTTGCTGACTTGATGCTATTTTGAATATCGCACGTTTGACGCTGAGTCTCATAAGCTACTGAGGCAAATCCTCTTTCCTGACCTGTTGCCACGCTATTAATTGCATTTTGAAGCGTATTAGTTTGCTGACAAATTGCCAATCTGTTTTCGCAGCAGCAGTCTGCAATTTTGCTGGCAATTTGACATATAAATAAGAAAAAAATCCGGCATCTTGTATGATGTCGGATTGGTGTAAATTTAAAATTAGTATATGCTAAAGTAATAATTAGACTTTTTGTACGTAATTACCTACTACGTTAGCTAATGCGGTGTACAATGGAACTCCAGAATCTCTTATACATTTATAAGTAATTCCATTTTCTATATAGTATTTTCCATTAGAAATTACCATATTACCGTCTGCCGGATATGGTATTGGGTCCTCTAGTGTTCCCGCGTGGTCTTCTACGATTTCTGTATATAATGATGCTGTATCTATACCAGGTTTCCAGGTTTCTTGAGCAGTATGAGTCTTAACTACTTTAAATAGTTTTCCATCATACTACAATTTTAATCCTTCTGTAAGTTCCTGACCTATAAGAGTTTCCCATTCAGGGTATAACGATCTTACTGAAAGAGCTTGTTGATCTGTCAATTCCATAGTATTGATAGTCATGAGCATCAACTTCATAATATCAGCTTGCTTTGGTTTAGAGCTGGTAGAAGTAGAGGCTTCTTTGTTAAAGTCCTTTCTAACGTTTTGCTTAACAGTTTTAAGAAGTTCTAGATATGCTTCGTATTCTGGATCAGAAGTGGTTACATCTAGCTGATAAGCATTATATGAGTTTATTAAATCCAACTCCTCATTAGTATCTACATGAGCTCTAATAAGTGCTTTTACGCATTTATCATAGGTAGGTTTTCCAGAGATTCTAACTTGAACGTAATTATAAATAGTCTTAGTAGTTAACTCTTCGCCTCCCATTTCTTCTGGCACTTGAACTTCTTCAGACTTTATATCATAATTGTAATACCAAGTACCGTTGTTTAATGACTCAAATTTTTGAGGTTCAATTGTAGATTCGATTCTTTTCGCTGTAAACATTGTTCAATTTTAATTGATACTGGAAATTTTTGAATAGAATTTAAATATAAGAATAAAGCTTTATTAGAGCTTTTTACCTCATAAGGCTTAGTATTGTATATAAACTAAATTAAGAAATACTTCTTTCTGGGCTATACATTAACTACATATATCCACTTATTTTTAAATTTAGTTATATTAGTCCTAATCCCGTTCCATCCAGAATACCAGATATTGGTTTCCTAATAAATCTTCTTTAATAGATTTTTAGAATCACAGTACTTAAGCCATCCGAAATACGAGGCAAGCCTCATCTTTAACTCGTCTTGATTAATTGTATGATTCTTATACAAATCTATTAATTTAAAGAGTCTCATCTTTATTCCTTTCCTGAGTAATGTATATCTATGTCTTACTACGTATCCTACAAAATCAATCCCTCTAGACTCTACAGGAAATATCTAATAATTGTCTTTTAGACGAAGTTTTAAAACGTTTGTCAAATAGACCTTTATAGCAAGAATCCAATTTCTTAACTACTGTTTATTATCAGATAATAGAACTATATCATCTGCGTATCTATAATAGTATTTTACCTTTAGCTCCTCTTTTACCCAATGGTCAAAGTATGCCATATATAAATTAGCAAAGAACTAAGATAGATAGTTTCCTATCGGAACACCTTCTGCAGAATCTATAATTTCGTCTAACAAAATTAACAGCTAGTCATCTTTAATCTTTTTTCTTATGATTCGTTTTAGTATATTGTGATCAATACTAGGATAAAATTTCTTAATATCCATTTTAGCACAATACATTGTACCTTTTGGATCCTTCTTAAGGTCTGACTTTAGCTATTTTACTAAAGAATGGATTCCTCTATTCTTTATACAAGAGTACGTATCTTTGGTAAATATTTTTGTCCAAATAGGTTCCATAACATTCATGATAGCATGATGTGTTATTCTATCTGGATAGTAAGGTAATCTAAATATAATCCTCTCTTTAGGTTCATAAATTTTGTATTTATCGTATTTGGATGTATGATAATCACAATTTCTTAACCGTAGAGAAAGCATGAAATTGTCAAGTTCTTTAAATTCATCATGCTTAATAATACCATATTTATTCTTTTTACATCGTCTAGCTTTCCTGTCTGCTAGTTCAATGTTATTTTCATCATATATTTGTTGGTATATATTTCCAACTCTCTTCATTTGACATAATTTATATTAATACTCACCAAGTTTTCACGTTCGTTACTAACACAGTTTAAAAATACTATATGTTATCTTTTGCCAAGTGGCACGGAGATACACCCTCAGGAACATCTGTATTTGATACAGACAAAAATTAGTTAATATAAAAGAAAAAGACATGAAACTGGAAACTGACTGGAAACTAACATTCGTATTCGTATTCGACACGCTGTTATTCGAATTGAAATTACTGAGACCTGCATTCGAACTGTTATTCGCGTTACTGCCTACTAAGAGTTTTTGTTTTAGACAATAACTACTACATGTAAAAACGCCAGAACAGTAATCAATAACTAAAAGTTCGTTTCACCGCGCTTTTCGTTGGATGTATTCCTTATGAAAAAGTAGTGAGAGAAGGTATTTCTACCTCCTCACTACATATAATTTTCTATTTAATCTATTAATTATTCAGAAAAAGACAAGAAACCGGAAACCGACCGGAAACCAACATACGCATCCGCACCCGACACGCCGTTAGCCGAATGGAAACCACCGAGACCCGCAGTCGAACCGTACTGCGCGCTACCGCCCACCCAGAGCGTTTCTGGAGTATCATCATAATTAACCCAATAGTAATCACATTTACCTTGAGTTGTATTTCCTCCAATAGACTGTGGTACCATGTCAGCAGCATCTCCTAGATGCCATTCCTTAATATAACCTTCATTATGAGGTTGCTTATAGGTTCTATCAGCTTTTTCTTCAATTCCTTCCAAACTATCAGTATAATTATTAGGGTCAGTAATTATATAGCATGTAGGAAGAATTCCACTATCGCTAGCTCCTTCTTTTGGTGTATCTATGAGGATACCATCAAGATTAGTCCAAATATCACCAAATGGGTTATCAAAACCTCTCCATCTAGGCATTTGTAAATCATACTTTTGAGTTGGTTCTCCTCCAGAAGTAGTAGGCATTGTAATTGACATTAACTTCAATCCTGTGCCATTACCCATATCATTTCCGTATCCGCATGGAGTTAGAGGATAATATCCATTGTAGTAATTCCAATAAGAACTATTAACATTAGTAACTCCATTACCAAGACCTCCCTAATGATAGCCTTCAGCTGTTAATTCTTCATTAAACTCTTCCTGAGAATTAAAGTTAGCATATTCAATAACCCATAACCAATAGAAAATGTTCTTATATTGTTCATAAGATAACATTTCTGATTTAGCATTCTTAGAATATGTTCTCATGTTAGCTCTAGAGAGAGAAGTTCTTGGTTTTCCTAAATCAGTTCTAAATGGGTCAGTACTCAAGTATGTATCGTTTGAAGTTCTATTACCACCTCCTCTACAATATGCTTCTGTATTTACAACAGAAATAGCACTATTCTGAGGTAGAGTAGATAAATATCCCATACTTTCAGGTACTGTATTTAGTACTGTACTTCTATAAGCGTCAACTAAAATCTCATGTTGATATGTCCATGTATCATCTATTTTTACAGTAGAAATCCAAACCTTTCTAATATCTCCTTCTGAAACAGACTTAATATAAAAGTTAGGACAATATACTCTAACTGTTCCGTCATATCCATTAAGTACAGCACCAAGTTCAATATCTATAGGTCCAGCAGATAGTCCAAGACCTGTTAGATCTTCATTGGTTACTAATGTAGCCGTAGTAGAATCAGTTTGAATGGAGTCAATCTGACATGCTACATTATTAATTTTTATCCACTGTTTCTCATATTGTTTAGTAGAAAAAGTGTCTGCTGTAATAGTGTATACAGAGTCTGCGATAGCAAGAGTAACATTCTTAGTAATAGGTTCCTTTCTCCATCTCCAGTCATTTTCATCTAACCAATAAATGACTTGATCTTCCTGAGCAATACAACCTTTTAACTGACTCTGTATAGGAAGGGATTTATGTAGAGAGGTGTTTCCTATTCTGGTTAGATGAGGGTCTAGGGAATTAGTGTCCCACTGAACTCCATATGCTAAAACTTCTTCTAGACCTGTAAAAATATTTGCTAAATCTTCCCATTTTGCTTCTCCTGAATCCTTCCAGGCTAAAATTTGTCTTTCATGTCCTTCTTTTGGTATTGCAGAGTAATATTTCCCCCTAGTCCAAATTTGATCAGTATCCTCTATAAATGCTATAGAAGTATCCTTAATATTACCAGCTTCTAGATTGCTCTAGAAACTGGTTTTGTTTTTTACCTTAATAAATTGTTCGTTTATCATAATATAACTATATAATGCTTAATTACTGTGAAACTGAAACTAATACTTCTCTTTTGTCATCAAGATTGCTCTGAGATCGTAGAGTTTATTGTTAAATTATTATCTTTCATAATATTATCGCATCCTACAAACTCAAAATCTGAATTCTCACAGAGGTTATTACTAAATATGACTCCGTTTGTGTATTCTATATTTGATTTACCATTATTACAGAAAGTATTACATAATATTGTTGTACAATAATCTCTAAGATATTCGTAGTCACTTGAAACGTATATTGCTCCAAGCTTAACTGAGGAATTAGTACAATCTCTAATAATATTACCTTTTATCGTATTATATAAGGAATAATTAAACATGGCAGGCTCATAAACCCCAAACGAGTTAAATCCGTTCATTTGTATTCCATTATTACATCCAATAATAGAATTTCCTTCTATTTTACAGCAGTAACCTCCGCCCCAAAGAGAGACTCCATGACCTGGATTACTCTTAGTATTTCCAGCACTTTCTATTACATTATTTCTAATTGTACAATTATAGAATCCTGAGTAAAAACCAACTTCATCGTTCGGTTGTAGATTAGGCAGATATCCCTTTACTGATATTTTATATGTAGTTTTCAAACCAGAATCACCAGTATAATCTATTCTCTCAACAGATATGGGCTCAAAAATACTATATTTATGGTCACCATTACATATTATAAATAAATAATTCATGGGGTCCAAAAAGTCTGCATCCTTTATAGATGCTGAATATCCAGATTCCGCAGTTTCTACATAATATAAATATTTCAGGCTTATAGTTGTAATTCTTGTGTTTTCATCTGTTTCAAAAGAGTCTATATAGCTTTTTGATATAACCGGACATAGCCCTGTATTATTTCCAAAACAATCTAGGGATATTGATTCTTCATTACAACCCTTTACAACATTTGATTCTATTACAACGTTTTTTATTATAGAATTTCTTGTAGAGCCTAAAAATATTCCAGTTGTTCCATTTTCTACATAATTACCTCTGATACAACAGTATCCTGAAGCCTCATTAATCCTTATTGGATGAGATGCCCACTTAGTTTTAAATGTGTTACCGTCTATCTCTATATAATTAGCAGAAAGATATAGAAATACATATACATTACCATGAGCAATAAATTCCGTATTCTTGATAATTACAGAACCTTTTTGTGGGTCTGAAAAATTAAGAATATATGAACTTGACTTTGTTGCATTTTCATCAAACTCATATCTACAATTTTCTATATCTATAGATGATATGTTACGTACTTCTGGAATCATATTATAAAAAGAGATATTTTTTGCAATAGCTCTTGCAGGATACGTTAACTCAGAGCTATCATAACCATTCACGTGAATACCTATTATTTTTGTACTATTTTTTGATTCACCTATTATTCCGTTAGGAATATTAGTATCATAACTTAATGCATTTAGTCCAAAACATATATATGTACCAGCTGATAAATATAAACTTCCCTTGAATAGTACTGTTTTCCAAAAAGAGTTACCAATGCAATTAGGAAATTCGGTTACTGAGTATTCACTTCCTGAATCTCCAATACTTATCAAATAAACGGTAGAATCCTTACACTCTATTGATATAGGGCTTCCATTATACAGTATATTAGAAAACTCCTTAGTTCCTCCCGTCTTAATACCTAATACCCAATATGAATTTTGGTATTCGGTCAATTCAATAGGGGAATGTTTTGAATAAATTACGTTTCTAAATTCATAAGATGTTCCTAAAATATCCTCAACCTTGTCCAAATTACATGAGTATTCGTTTATTTCAGACAAAACAAAATTAGACTTTGTCTTTGTATCCGATGTCTATTGTTGGCCATGCCAAGCAAAATATCCCGAAACAGAATTTATAATTCCTTTATTTCGTATTAAAGCTATTATAATTTGGTTAGAAAGGTCTATTTCTGAAAACCCTTCAACACCTTCTTCTGTATATTGTACGTTATATGCTTTATACTTTATACTTTTTGATGTTATATCGTAATATATAACTATTGATGACCAATATGAATTTGTAATTCCATATTCTTTGTACGCATCATCATAAATTAATCTAAAATCAAATGGATACCTATTATTTGAAATAAATGCTTTAAAATTTATTCCGTGTTCATTATATCTTTTTGAAACAAAATTTATTGGTTCTTTTTTGAAATTTGATTTACCTAATTTAACAACATCAAATTTTCCGTTAGAATTAAAAACAATTTTTGTTTTTTGAGGAGTATCAGACCACAAGTTTACTTTTTCTCCGCTATTCATTATAAACTTTTCATTAAGCCAGCAATCAAATAGGTCTGTAATGAAATAGTCTCCAACATTTAATTTACTTAAGTCTGGATCATAATCTGGCTTGTATATATAATCTATAAACCTTCCTGATACTTTATTTACGTTTGGTATTTGATCCCAATTAGTGTCTTTGATCCATTCAGTGTCAGTAAATGCAGTCCCTTTATACTATTCAAGTATTTGTTCTCCGTTAGCATTTTTGTAGCCTATTAATATTCCTTCTTTTCTCTAATTAGACTATACCTATTTTCTAGTAGTAGTTACATCAGTATTCCAACTTAAAATCAAGTAATTATTTAAGTACTTACCTAATGTAGAAGCTGTCATCTATTTATTTCCGTCTAAGTCTTGAACTACGAACGCTTCCTATCCCTGTATATAGTCTTTGATAGGTAATTGAGTTATCTATTTTCCAGATATTTCATTAGTAGCACTCTTAGTAGAAATAGGTAAACCGTCTGATGTTATAATTGCTTCGTTCTCAGAAGTAAGAACTACATTATTTGTGGTATCCAAGTCTGCCCACTTAGGATCTCGTCCGTAATCTTCTCCATTCATTAAAATCTCGTTCGTATCCTTAGAAAAATACACTCCTCCGATCATATCCAGAGGAGAGTAATTTTCTTTTGAACCTTGTATAAAACTTACATTTTCACTCATTAGTCAAGTATTGTCCAAGTTAATTTTGAATCAGTATAATCTTTAGCATCCTTTAATGCTTTCTTTATTGAACCATCTACACCTTCTTCTCCTTGGATTGTAGCAATATTTTGCTCATTAGCTTGAACTCTTGCCTCTAATTCAGTATGATTAGTTGTGTTCTAATCTACTAAACCTTTAAGCTCATTGATAGCTCCGACAACTTCCTTAGATTCAGTTCCTAATGTTCCAGAATCTCCTACAGCTGTTTCTATGGCTTCTACTCTATCACTAATGTCCTTTATAGATGGAGTTCCTTCCTCGATTCCAGCAGTTAACTAGTCTAATTTAGCTTTGTCATCCTTAGACATAACTCCGGCTTTCTAAGAAGTAGCATAAGGAATTTTTATATCATTCTATTCTTTTGAACCATTCCATGTAACTACTGCGTTTGGAGCAGATAAGAACTGACTCTCAGTATCATCTGAGTCAATAGTAATATCTGATAAACCATTAATAACACTGCTAGCTCCATAAGCTTCTGCAATCTTATCAGCTAAAGCTTTACCTTTATCACCAGCATAAGCAGTACCAGAAGTTTCTCCTAAAGCTAAAGATGATGAGATTTCAACTAAATCAGCTCCATCCCAACGATATAAGATATTAGTTCTATCTTCAGATCCTGTAGCGTCAGATTTTCTAAAATTATAGATAGTGTCCTCTTTAGGAGTAATACCTTCATCCCAACTATCAGTCAATCTTTCATAGATCTTCTTAGTATCAATCGTATAATATCGTTGTCCTTCAGTAGCGTCTTCTGGTAGAGCTGCCTAATTAGCGACAGCTTTTTCAATTCCAAATACTTTTGCTAAAGCACCATTTAATTGTTCTACAGGAACTTTTCCATTTTCATCAAGAGTAGCTACACCACTTGCAGCACCTTTCTGTGACAATGGAATTTTATCCGCTATAGCAGCATCAATAGTAGCTTTATCATCAAGTTGTTCAAGTTTAGTAATTAAGGTATCGGCAACAAGTGATTTACCCTCAGATTTGTCAACCTTTCCGTTTAAAGCATTTTGTGTAGCAGTAGAGATTGGTTTATCTAAATCTGCTGTATTATCAACATTACCTAATCCAACAGAATTCTTATCTAAAGGAACATAAGTTCCATTATCTGTTAGATATTTAGTTCCTTCTCCGGTATCCAATACCTTATCTAATTTGGCTTTGTCTTCTTTAGATAATACGCCATCAGCTGATTGAGAAGCTAAAGGAATATTAACTACTCCAGACACAGCAGATATTTTAGAACCATTAACTTGAACTTCCTTTACAGCAGCCTGGTTCAATTGCTGAACTGTGTCATCTGTACTTTTTAATTGTGAGTCTAATTTTACAACAGCGTCAGTAAGATTTGTTTGTCCTGTTATATAATTAGTTCCCTCATAGTTATTATCTCCTATTTTATCTAAACCTTCAGTAATTTCTGATCCTGTTGGTAGATTATCTAACTTTTGTTTATCTACTGCGGAAAGTAATCCTGGAAGATCTTGAGTAGCCTCATCGATTGTAACTTCCAGACTATTTCCATTCATGAAACTAAATATTAGCTTTCCTTCAGAGAAAGTAACATCTTCCAAACCTCCACCTCCGAAAGAAGAGCCATTTAGTAATATTTCAAGTGAGTCAGTACTAAAGTACAACCCATCCTTATGGGTTTCCTAATTATATTTCTCCTTTAGTCCTCTGTAAAAATTTACAAGTGCCATATTATTGTACCTCTATCCAATTTATTGAACCGTATAAATATCCGTTTTCATCTCGTGTTATTATATTTCCTTCATTAGGAGATAATACTAAGGTATTCAATATTGGATTAATGGAAATATAATCATTATATTGATAACTAGTAGATGAATCTCCAGTATCTGAACCAAATACTAATATAAAGTATGGAGTTCCAAGTACAATAGGATTAGTAGACATATCATAAGGCTTACCATCAACATTTCTGGGAGGGTAATTAACGTACGTTTCTTCCACAGCTTTCTCTATGAAAGTATAACCAACGACATTGTCTGCTAATTGTACTTCTGCCAATTTATCTCCATCGGTTTGAGTTTTACCATAGAATATTATTTTTCCTGGCTCTCTAACTATTTGAAGATGTGCTTTAACTCCATCACTATAAGCATATAGCATATGGTCATCAGCACTAATATTTAAATCAGCAGAAATTTGATTTCCCTATACTGATAGATTAATTGACCTTGTATTTAATCCAGTATAAGTATCTACTAGCTAATTTAAATCTACATATACTTTGTTTCCAGAAGTAAGTGTTAGTATTAAAATTTGATGACCTTCTTCAACAGCTCCTCCAGAATCTTCTACATCCTGAGCATCTGCTACTTTACTAATAGCAGTAGATAGGTAGCTTTCAACATCAATATTTACTGAAGAAATAATATCTCCATTTCCATTTTTTAAATTTAATGGCTTAATTCCTCCAGATTCATCACCGAATTCAATGGAGAATCCAGCTTTATTTACTTCTTCTGATATATATTCCTTAACATCTACAATACCATCTAAAGCTACTTTTAATTCTTGTAACTCGATATAGGTTTCTGTAGACATCATACCTGGAGTTGTTTCATTAGCAGGCCCCATATGAATTTGTTGGATGTCACTTCCATCAGCTTTCTTATACGAAAGTAGCATATGGTCTGCATCATATACTAAAGATACTATAGGAACTTCTCCTGGCTTCATATCTACGCCATATCTGACATTACCTAAGTATATAAATGGTTTATCTGTAATAAAGTATACGGTGCTCTAATCTTTAGATTCTAGTGCTTGGTACTGACTTAGCGTCATCTAGTCAAATTTAATATAATATCCTGTAATTCCAATAGGAATTCTTCCAGATAATCCATCCTCTTCTTTCGTTAATTCTAAACCAGTACTCTTTTGAGAAATCTTAAGATTCGTATGAATTCCCTCACTATTAGTCTTAATTTCAACTACAGATAATTTGTTGTTACCCTAATCTACTTTTAAATGGGAACTAACTACACCGCTAGTTACTTTAGTTGTGATAGTATCAGTATCTCCACCTCTAATGATTAAGTTAAGTTCTTCTAAGCTAACTAAGTATTCTTTACCATTAGTTAAAACTATAGAAAGAACCTCTGAATCAATTGGATATGTACATCCATTATCTATATCAGTCTATGTAACTTTCCTATGCGAAAATTGTTCTACATGAACCTCTTTAGGCATCTCAACTATAGATAGTATTGAACCATTAATAGATGTTCCTATTAATTGCATAGTATCTTCTTTAGTTGGATGTTCTCTGTAAGTTAGAGCAGTTATACCACCATTGGTAGATTCTTGAATAAGATCTGTGAGTGCTTTTTCAGTTAGTATTGTATCTTCCTGAGGAATACTAGATGCCTCATTAGATACATGATACTAACCGAAATTCACCCATAGGTAGTCCAACTAACTCATTCCATTCGGTCTGTGTGGTGTTGCTTTTGTATTCATTATACTTCAATCCACTATATTGTTGATTCTGGTAACTAACTAGTAGGTATTTTACCATCAACTAAATCAGCCTTCTGACTTAGTTTACTATCTATTGTACTCTTATCATAAGCTCCAACCTAGTCAGCTGAAACTCTATGAGGGTTACTCATATTATTGATATGACTAGTTAGAGTCTCTTTAGTTTCACCGATACTTTCCTGTATTCTTCCTCTTACCCAGTCTGTAGATGGGATTCTTTGTGAAGCATCTTCAGGGTCAGGTGAAGTTTCAACTTGAGGGATACCAGTTAATATAGGAGAATCTATTGGAGCTTTCTTATCCAGTTCTTGCTATGTTGCTGTAGATATTGGTTTGTTTAGGTCTGATGTATTATCTACCTAATCAAGACCCACGTCAGCTTTATTTAATACTGGATTCTCAGAAATCTTATGTCCATTTACAGTATATTCATTAATAGTACCTTCAATGGTAGATTTCATCTCATTAAGAGCTTCTCTCTGAGGGTCACTAACTGGCTTCTCTCTATCAGCTGTATTATCAACTTTATCTAAACCAATATCAATCTTATTTAGAACAGGGTTTGTAGAGATTTCATGTCCATTGATAGTATAATTATCAACAATATCTCTTACTTCCTGTTTAGCATTGTTTATAGCTAATTGCTGTGCAGTTGATACCGGTTTATTAATATCTGATGTATTGTCAACATTAGATAAACCAATCTGAGCTTTTGTAACCTAGTGAGGATTGTTAGTATCTCCTGTATGTTGGGATACTGACTAGGTAATAGCTGTTTCTGTTGATGTAGCTCTTTGAATTTCCTGCTCTATACTTTTCTACAGATTTTGCTCAGCTTCAGTAGCTCTAGCTATTTCTGACTGTAAACCTTCACTAGTAGTATTCTAAGACTCTTGAATATTTTGAATAACCTTAGATAATGTTTGGTCATTATGGGTTATCTTTTCAGAAGTTCCCTCTACCATCAAGGTATTACCTCTTTTTTCAAGTATATTATGAGCTTCCTGAGACAATCTGACATCAGCAGATAACTTATCAGCTCCATCTACAGTAGTTTCCCTAATAAGTTCTACCACCTTGTCAGGATTTGAATTATCAGGTTCCCATTCTCTAATTAGAGCTCCAACAGGAATAGTCACTGTCTGTTTCTCTCCATTAAGTAGTTTAAATACAATTACAATTGATTCACTACTTGGTTCATATGTAGCTGATTCTACTAAAGCAGAGAAACCAAGAATGTGTTGTGCTACTATCTTATCATTAACCTTTAATGTTAATGTTCCGTTTTCATATTCAGAAGTAACACTTATATATAGTCCGTCTTCTTTCTTTACCAGCTCGTTACCATATACATTTGATAATAGCAATTTAGCAGCTATCACATATCCCTCTAACTCTTTTCTTATATTTAAGTCTACTACATCTTTATTTTCAGTAGTTATTGTAATACCTGAAATAGCTTCATGCATTAAACCATCTAATGTTTTTAATGCATTCATTACTGATGTAGCATCCTACAAATAATAAGTTTCTTTATCTGGGTTATAAGAACCATCACCACTTAATCCAACTCCTACCTAAGTCTAGTCAATCTCTGTTTGGAGATTATTAGTTCTATCCTTGGTCCATTGATCCAGTGTTCTTACGAAATCTTCAATTCCCTTTAAAGTTTGGAAATCTTCAGAAGGAATTATGTCTCCTTCAATTTTATTCCATAAGTCACTCAGAAGTTTAGAGAGTTTATCAGAATCTGTATATCCTTCTAAGAAGTTTTGTAGCTCTGGAAGGGTATTAATTTTAGTTGTAGAGCTGTCAACATCGTTTAGAAATCTATTTAAAACATTAGCCACTTCAGTGAGAGACTGATAGGGTAGAGTTTTTAGATATTCTATAATATCCGTTTGCTGAGTTCCTACAATAGCTCTAATCTATTCATTAATAGTTTTATCAGATTCTTCTAGAGAAGTTATATTGTCTCTTAGTTCAGTAATAGCATTGGCTAAATCCATTATGCTATTTAAATCGTCTGGAACATTTGTTGAGTCAGTAGTTCCCCAGATAGCTATATCTGCTTCTTTTCTATCAGTAATTTCTTGATCTAGCTTATCAGCTAAATCCTTTAACTACTGGTCTATATTATCTATATCAATGTTTTCTATAAGCTTAACAAATTCTAGTTCTTCATTTGTTTGCTTTTGAACAACCCAATACAGTGCTTGTTTACCGTCCCCTCCATTTTCTACTACTTTTAGTAATCCTTTATGTAGAGTAGTAGCATTGATTGGATCATTATAAAATTCTTTTAGGGCTTCCTCAGTAGGAAATATATAATCAGCTTCTAGGGGATAATTACCTGTTCTAAGGAAGGAACCCATTAATTCACTATATTGACTCATTTACTTACAAAATTAAAAGTTACTTCTTGATCCAAACTAGATAATGCTTGTCTATATATATATATTTTAAATATTATATCCTCTTCAACTCCTGGAACAGTTAGCGGTATCATGTCAATAACATCAAATGCCTCTATTCCAAAGTTCTGTGACTTAGTTACCATAGATTCTAAATCTGGATATGATTCTGGAATTACTATAAAAGGATGTCTTAAAGCAGCGTCCGTAAACTTATATTTAAAAGTAAAAGACTTCAAGTCATCACCGTAATTTAAGAATCTATTCTAAGTACCATCAGGGTCTTCGTTACACAACTGGATTAAATACTCCATTGTAATAGTATTTCCGAATTTCCATTTAGGTAACAATCCTACAAATACTGGGAGATAACATTTTACAGTTGCTGTAGCTTCATGTATAGCTCCATTTGTATAATAAACTTTGAATGTAAACTCAGTATCTTTTAAGATAGGTAAACTATCTACTGTAATACATCCGTCTTCAAAGTCTTCCTTTTGCAGAGTATATATTAACTAGTCATCCTGGTAAAGTTCAGCATACTCTACAAGACCTAGAGATCCATGTATACATAAAGTAACTGGACAAGTTTGGGTAATAATAACATAGTCCGGAACTTCTATACAGATACCTTTTCCATAGAAAATAGCATCACATACTTCTTGTAAGGTCATAGTAGGAGGCATTGGTGTGTTATCTTCAACATGTCCTACAGTTGATTCTACAGGTCCTGAAGTTATCCATACACATTCTTTATCATTTATCTTAGTTTCTAAAGATTCTTGTACAGAAGCAATTGCACTATTAACTTGTCTCAATGTAGTTAAATGCTGTTCTTCTGTAGCATCTACTCCAGACTAAGGATTCAAAAATGGTATAGAGCCATCCTATTTTACATAACCTTGTTGTCTTACCCATTCTAGCTTAGAATCTACGATATCCATATAATCCTTAAGGTTATACTCAATCTAAGTATTAACAGCTTTGTTGATTATAGAATCTATTTGACTTCTAGAATAGGTTTGAGATTTATCGTAAGTATCTCTCTTTTTTGCATAAGCTGCCAATCTCTCATTAAGAATGCTTATAAATCCATGGGGATCAATATCAACAAGGTGTTTATACAATGTCTTATCCACATATCTCTTTGTAGCGAGATGGCTATCAATTTGAGGGTCTGCTCCAACCTATGCCTTGGTAAACGGAGTAGTACCATCTTTCTTGATATATTGCTTAGCTTGAGTATCTATATCAGTCTTAGTATATAATTGAGACTTACTATAAATATCTGCAGTTTTAACATATTGCTGTAGTAGATAATGTACCTCAGGTAGTATATTATGAGGGTCTTCAGCATTTGCATGTTCTCTTACTATTTTATCTACATATTTCTTAGTGGTGAGATGCGAGTCTATTTGTGGGTCTACTCCAGATTGAGGTAACGTAAATGGTGTGCTTCCATCAGTCTTAACCATATCTGCAATCATCTCTTCCACTGTCGGAAGGATTCCATGAGGATCCTCCATATTCAAGTATTCCTGTATAGCTTTAGAAATTTCCTATGAAAGCTTAGAATCGACATCATCCTTTGAATAAACAGAGTCTTTAGAAGGAATATTTAAATTTTCTCTTACTACTGATTTTTCCTCTTCTGATTCATACTCAGATAGAAAATTATCTCTCTCCAAATATTGAGAAGTAGGAACTGATGTTGTCGGAGTTTCAATTGGATCCTAGTATCCAGGAGTTAATATTGAATTATCTGCCATTTGTTATTTAAATAATACTATAAAGCAGTTAATGATAATTTATCATCTATTTCATTATTTTGTACCAACTCTATAAGTGAGATTTCTTCTAATAAGTACTCATGATCTGGCTTGTATCCTTTCTTAACTTTGCATAATAGAGTGTGGTACTCTTCAGCTACTTTTTTCTTAAGTGTGTTTACCGCATCCACATCCGCTAGTTTTACTTGTTATATCAGATGTAGCACAGAGTCCGTTGCAACCATTTATGGTTTCAATGATTCTTTCTACTTCTGCTAACTATTCACATTCTGTAAGGTATTTAATGACATTGATAGCCATCCATACCAAATCTCTTCTATATAATAAATCGGAATCTATTTCATTTTTCTTCCAACAAGAAGAAAATCCTCTATTATTAAAAATTTGCTAACACAAATTTATGTAACATTTTCTTAAAAAACAAATAGAAACATAGTCCTTCTCAGTTTTAGAAATTGTAGTGTTTACAGGATTAACTTCTAGTATCTCTTCTATCGTAGTTTCCTCTGTATGCCCATCTACATACTTATAGACAGAAGCTCCGTCACTAAAGTACACTAGACTGTATATACCAATAGCAGATCCCTCCTATTTGCTTAGTTCTTTATCGAACCATTCTTTTGATGGGAGGACTACATGAATTACAGTAAACCACCCATCAAATGTAACAGGTATTTGTATAGGATTATTAGCCGTATGAAGGCTATATACTGGATCTCTATATATAGTTTCCTACGATTTGTTATGTTGTAAAACGTCTATTGAAACTGTATCAGAGAATTTAAACTTTCCTTTTACAATTCCTGATTGATCCTCAGGTAAATACTCGCTTAAATCTTTAACAATTACTTTACAACTATCACTAGTAACTACTTCTATATTAAGTTCCATTAGTTAGTTTTTCGTATTATATCATTATATGGATTGCCGTCATACATCTACTAAATTTCTATCTCTGTCCTTCTCTTCTACTCTTCAGCAGTGGCTTCTTTATAATCTCTATCAGTATGAGCTTTATACCATTCAAGTTGATACTTCATTCTAACGTCCTATTGTTCTAATTGAAGCTTAGCCTAGTTAAGCTTTTCTACCTATTGTTGAGATTTTTCTAACTGTCTGCCAGTATCTTGAAGCTGCTTTTGAAGCTGTTCTACTTGCTGAGACATTTGTTGTAGCTAATTGCTTTCATCTTTCTGAATTCTCATAGCTCTCTAAATCTTATACTTTAAATCTGGTATACTTTTACAAGTAATAGCTTCGATAATAATATCGGGAGGAAGACCTCCTGTTTTAACGAACTCTGGTATGATAGCTTTAATCTATTCTAGGTCTTTTACTATTTCTGAACTAGTTGTAATACGTATATCATAATCAGTTAAAGTAAAGTATTCTGGGAGTGCTGTAAATACTTTCTAATATTTATCTCCCAAAACAATAGTACCAACTAATCCATTTTTGAAAACGACCTTAGCTAGATTTAAACAATCTAACAACATCTCATTAACTATTAAGTCCATCTAATGATAATATTGTTTAGTAATTATATAAGAATTGTTCTGCCCAATTTTAACATTAGTTACAGCATCTTTTTGTTCAATCCCATTTAACCTTTCTCTAAATACACCTGTTATAGAGGAAGCAGTCTATTCAATTGAATCAATTGCAATCTAAATTGCTTGAATTGCTTGGGCTTTTACAGTATTATCGAATCCATTAAAAATAGTATTCAGAGGAGCTTGTCCGGATTGAAGACGACCTTCCTAAGAAGAGTCCAATATACCAATACCTTGTTTTTTAAGAGCTTGCCACGCAATAATACGCTCAGGCAAATTTACTCCTAATTTCTCAGGTATAAGCGTCAAATCAATCCAATCTCCGACAGTACCACTATTAGCAATAAGATTATCTCTATAGAAGTGAAGTAAGTCATATTGGTCTTGTAGATGAGCACAAGCAAGAACTAGAGAGTACGGTTTAACACCTCTATTTAAAAAGTAAATTCCATTTACTGATAAAGTACAGTAAGTAGGGTTAGATTTACTTCTCATAACTTTATCATTTCTACCTTTAAGAATGTACATGTCCTCTCCTATTCGAATAGTCTCGTATCTCTACATTACAAAATTACTGTCAGTTTCAAGCCATTCTACTTCATAAACTGGAAGTAATTCATGCAAAATACCATCTCGATAATCTGGATATCCTGGAGTAACTTCAGTTCCTGCCATTAGACCATCTGTAACAGGCATTCCCTTATTCTCTCCTAATCGTACATAGTACATTGCAGTATCGTATATTGAGCTCCACTTATCTTCTAGTTCTTTTCTATCTTCAGCAGACATATCCTTACCATACTTATTTAGAATTTGATTCTTTGTCATCCAGCTTCTTACAACAACTCTATAAGAATTCTTAATATATGGAGACTCGAAATTTCTATCTATGAAAGTATTTAATGGACTAAGTGCTCTGATTTTTACATTATTGTTACCTATTGTAGGCTCTACCTTATAAAAGGCATACCCAGTGATAAGTAAATCTAACAATAAGTCCCTAAGAACTGTCATCATATCAGTATCTCTAGACTGCATTATGTATTCTATTACATCCTATGCAGCTATCTCATATTCTGATATGAAGTTATTATTAATATCTTCTATAATTCTTCTAAGTTGCTGCTCCACTAAACCATCATTCATGTTTTTCCCATCAACAAAATTTAGAAGAGAGTTCTTTAAATGTTTTTGTAGATAACTATGCAATTCAGAAGCTATTTTAAGCTATTTCTCTCTATTTATGTTGCTAATTGTCTCACTATCTTTACAGAATATTTTTGGAATAATTGGAGTTCCAAGATACTCACCAATTAAAGCATCTATATGCTTCTTAATTAATGGTGTAAAATGCAAAGTAGTAGGAGTATTAGCGCCATATACTTCCTCTAAGTATCTAAATTGATCAGCATCTCTTATTCCATTATAGTAGTTATACGCTTTCTATAAGTCATACTTTGCGTAGACCAATTCAGATATGGCTTTATCAGTTTTGTCTATTAACTCATCCTTTGTCATAACAACTACATGCTGTGTTTCTTGGATTACAGTCATACGGGTGAGTCAGGTTTAGTTCTCCATAATATACTAAATTAAACCTCTTAGTCTTTAATTCTTCTCTCAGGAACTTTAAGAATTTTTTATCCTCTAGTTCTGCATAGATAACTAATGGTTTAAATGGCCTGTCCATACCAAATCGAATACAATATCCTACAGGGTCCAATTTCTCAATATTTATTCTACCAATATATTTTTTCTTATAAATATCCAGAAAGTAGTCTTGTATTACTTGTTCTAATTCTGTTGTCGTCATATAACTATCCAAAATTATTATTAACCAATATCTAATTATTTTGTTTAGGAATTGCTCCAAAACGCCTTCTTCCAAGTTCATCTGTATAGTAACCTATGCTAACCCACTCATCTTTCTTCACTTCCACAGATTTTGGAACGAAGCCCTATAGTTCCTCATTTGCTAATAAGGCCATAGCTACAGCTGCAACAATATCGAACTTTCTTTTATTTTCGTCAGTATAACGATTTAATTCATCCAGCATAGCTTCAAACCATATTAAATGACAATAATCATTAACATAATCTGCTATTAAGTCTGTTTGATGGTCTATAATAGCCGGAGTTGCAGGAGTTCCATACTGCTTGTTAGTATTGATCATAGCATCTGATAGAGTAGCTCTAGGTCTCTTCATAAAGAGCTTAAGAAGTTTTCTTTCTTTAGCGTAAGGTATAATACCCTATCTAGTAGCTTCTATGTTTATAGAAGCATTATAGTACTAAGCTAATTTAATTGCTATCTTATAGCATTCTCTAACATCATTAGGTCTATCTTTATACATAGCTACAAACTACGGTTCTTCCATTCCATAAGCTCTCTTAAATACTACTAAACAGAAATCTGATGGATCTTTAGTGTATTCAGATGTTTGTGCTTTTCCAATATCGATACCGTCTATACCTATTACATATAAATTTCTTATTTTGTCCTATGGAGGAAACCAAACTGTTTTTCCCTCTTCATCCTATTTCGGAGGCAAATGCCATAGAGGGTGCTCAAGAATCATTATTTTTCCAGTTTTATTTGGTATCCATTTAAATCCATTAATATTTTCTTCAGTATGTTTTCCTTCTTTAAAGGCATACTCTAAGAATCCCGTTTCAATAGGAGGACATTGTTTTAGAGCTCTAATACGAGCTAGTTGCTCAGCTATGTTTACCTTATTAAATTTATTATCACCTTCTAGATTAAATGCCTCTTCAGCATTCCAACATCTTTCAGCACATTTCTTTACATACTCAGTTGGAATAGTTGCTAACTTATTTCTCTCTTCCTGTAGAACCTCCTTAAATCTTTCTTCATCACAAACACCTCTATGATCCATGAAATCTGGATCTAGAGACTATGCAAAGTATGGGATAAAGAAGGCAGTGGTAACAGTTTCTCCAGTCTAAGAGAAATTATGTCTATATGGAAGTACTTTAAATGCTTGAGGTTCGTAGTAAATTGTTCTCAATCCTTCTAGATTCTTTCCTTTATCACCACCAGTTCCTCCAAACATCATAATCCCTCTAGGGATTCCTTGTACTTCTACTAGTTCTTGTCCTTGAATAACAGCAGTAGTTAAATCCGGCCAGCTACCAGCTTCATCATATATGATTAAATCAACACGGTCACCACGGATATTACCTGGATCACTACCATTAACTCCTGCTACAGTAGATTGAAATCCACTAGCTACTTTCTGACCATTTATATTCTCCCATCTACCAGATTTCTTAGTAAGAGCAGAGTCTTCTAGCTGTCTTAATCTAAACATACCTCCATCTGTCTTACTATCTAGGAATGTTAGAGCATGGGTAAATTTTCTATAAGTTCTCTTAAGCTTCTTATCATCATAACACGTAATAATAGTAAAGCTCTGTCTAATTGAGATAAACATATTAGTAGCTATTGCTGCATTAATTTCAGAGAATCCGATAGAACGTGCTTTCATCAAAGCACAATGTAAATGTAACCTCTTAGCCATCTCGTAATAATGGAAGAAAGTATATTGAGATACAAAGAAGGTTGGAAAGTCGTCAGTGGTACCAGCTCCAGATTTTTTATTTTTATCAACAACTGGTAAAGTATAGAAGTTTAGGAAGAAATAATTATCCCCAGTAATAGTATAACCGTTTACAGTATATCCATCTCTGCATCTTCTATACTATTCTCTCCAATAATCATTATATGGTTTAGATTTAAATCTGTAACCACAGTAATGCCCGGTTCTCTTAAAAGTATCCCGGGCTTCAGTAAACCAAGTAGGATCAAAATCTAATCCCTTAGTAGCATTAATAGGTTTGTATCCAGTAAGTTCGTAAGAAAGGTTCGCGTCAAAGAATTCTATTGGCTATCCGAGAGGCACATCCCACTCACCTGTTTTAGGCTAATCTATATAATTTGATTCTTCAAACTAAGCAGCTTCCATAAGCCCCTAGTGGGCTTCGCTTAATTCTTGAGTTTCATTAACAAGATTCTGAATCTCTTCAGGTAATGGGTTTTTTCTAGGTCTTCCTCGTTTTCTTTTAACTTGTTCCATAATTAAAAGTCAGGTTCGTATCCTTCAACAGCACCACCTCTAATAGTAGACTGTTCTGCTGTTTCTTTCTTAACTCTACTTTCCAAATCTTTTAATTCATCATGTACTTTTCCTAATTGAGTAAGTTCTCCCATTATATCCTTAACCTTATATACTGGCTTCCCAGTCTAGTCATCTCGTTCAAGTGGGTCAACCTAGGTAAAGTACTCAATAAATTTATTAACTGTTTCTTGTGCAGCTCTTAGCATTTTAACAGATAGATTAGATTCCTATATCTACCTATATTTTCTGCAAGCTGCTCTAAATTCAGGATTGTTAAATTCTTCTTCTGTTATTTGAGCATCCTTTAACGCTTCCTGATGTCTTTCCTGCTCATCATATTCACTATAGATAGATTCCCAGGAAATTGCTAACCAGATATAAGTAAACTCTCTAAAAGCTCTTAGCCCGAAGTGTCCCTTAGGATCTTCTTTACATTTATTCCTTTCGGGACTCATCAAGGCTGCAAACTCTCTGACGAGTAAAATTTCTGGAGTATTTAATTCAAGTCTGTTACTTACATTATCATAAACAAAAATCTTATTAATCATAGAGCATTAATTCATTTTTTTTTTTTATTTGATTTTATCAAGATTTCTTAGGTTTCCACTTTGTCCCTTTAGAGTCAGAGTAGGTTCCGTTAGGAGTACTTACAGTTCCTCCAGCTTTTTTCATTTTAGAGCCGCATTTAGCCATATCCATTCCTTTAGCAGCTTCCTTCAACTTAGTACCACATTTAGCTAAAACTGCGTTACTATAAGTTTTTGGGTCAAAGGTTCCACCTTCTTGTTTTTTAGATTTTTTCTTCATTTTGCTACCGCACTTATCGTAGTTGATGTCACCCCCTTCGGCTTTCTTTTTCATTTTCTTTCCGCACTTATCAAATTCTACGGAACCTCCTTGTTCTTTCTTCTTCATTTTTCTTCCGCACTTAAATTCATCAACTGGGTTTTGTGCTTTTGTATCTTTTTCAGCTTCTTGCTGTTTCTTCATGCATTTCTTGCAAAGTTGTCCTCCAGATTTAAAGTATTGCATCTCATAACCTTCAGGACATTGGCCTCTTAGACTTTTAATGTAGTTAAGCTTAGCTCCGAATTTTGCAGCTTGAACTTGCTGTTGCTGCATCATCTGCATAAATTCTTGATAAGCCTATTGTAAACCTTGCTCACCAAGTTGCTGAATAGCAGCTTCTAGTTCTTGTTGATTTTTAGCTCCTGTTTTTTGAGCTAAGAATTGAATAAATGCCTACTGTAATTGTTGTTCGTTCATAATTAATTTACTTTACAAAGGTCTTTTGTATTAAATACATTTTCCTATAGCTCTCCGGTAGATGTAAACCATCTACATCTTATTCCTTTAAGTATAGGTCTTTTATCATCTGCTCTTCTATCATGCTTGAATAAAGAAGTTTCCTTCTTTACTACAATCATTATAGGTTTATTTGGAATATCCTATTTTAATTGTACTACGTCTCCAGGGTTAAAATATATATTAGTATCTTCCATATTATTTAATATTATTAAAACGTTCAGTTAATCCTTCATTCACTACTGCAATTACTTGCTTTTCATCTATACTTATAAAACCTTGCTTAAAGAATGGTACTGGTACAGCAGTATCTATTCTATAATAGATTACATCGCCTTCTTTTAGATACTTCGTATCAGGTCCAACTTCTACTACACATCCAGTAACTATAAACTGATTTTGTTCTTCATATTTACCAGTCATAGGATTTATTTGAGCATGAGGAGTATAACCTCCAGCATCAACAATTAATCCATTTCTAATTTTCATTTGCTGGAATGGATTCTGTTTAAAGGGCTTTACTATAAGTCTAGAGAACATAGGCTTGATCTCAGCTTTATTTATATCATACTGAACACCGTCTACACTCTCATTGAACTCCTTATTGTTCTTTTCTAGTTGCTCATTGTAAGCCTCAACTTGGTTGTTAAATTTAATAGAATTTTCTTTTTCTATTATATTGTCTATTGTGTTTTCGCTCATGTTTACCATAACGGCATTAGGATCAGCAGTTAGAGCTGCTGCATACTTTTCATTTTCAGTCAATTTAATTCTTGCGTCTTTCATAAATCATTTTACATTAAAAAGTTATTTACCATTTGTTTACTGGACATTTAGCATTAGGAAGTCTAGTTTTTGCTTGTAATCTACATCCACAACCATTTGCATATCCAGGTTTTTCAATTGTACTTACATCTCCTGTATTTACATTTAACCATAGTCTACTATTACACATACCTCCAAATCTTGTAGAGTATAGAGGACATCTATAGCAAACTTTTAATCTATTCTTACTAATATCCTCTCCTAAATTGAGGACTTCTTTTACATGACCGTTAATAATATCAAATGCATTCATAATCTAATATAAAATAGAAAAGAATAGAATATTTTAAGTAATAGTGTTGGCATCTAATCGTAATTGATTTAAAAATGTCCTTAAATAAAGATTAATATTCTATTCTTTTTCTCTTAGCCCTTTGTCCATTTAATATAAGTTCTTTCTTGTAATGATATAACATTTTCTCAACATCATGCTTTAAATATTCACAATGATATAAGGTGTTATTACCTTTATGATCATAGTGATTTATAATTAAGTCCTTAATGATGAACTCTGGATGAATTTTTTGTAACATCCATGCATAAGTAGATAACTGTAAAGTGTAATGATAAAAATTACAGTCCATCAGGTTATTTAGAGGGAACTTCATTTTAGCATTAGACTTAGTAGTAGAATCGAATCCTGACTTTTGATCTATTTTCTTATTTGTTTTGTGGTCTATAATTGTTATTTCATTTCCTTGTTTTACTATAAGATCCACCTGTCCAGCTATTCTTAAGATACCATCGTCAGATTCTCTATAAATTAAGTATTCTGGATATACACCGTATTCTAAATCTAATTCCGAATAATCTTTTCTACATTCAAATTTTCCTCCCAACCCAAATTTCTGCAACGAGATATCTTTTGGATTATCATAAAATGAATGTTCAATTTCTTCATGTATTTTTGTTCCTCTTTCACAGGACTTTCTATTTTCTTCATCCCATGCATCTAAAATATCCTGTTGTGCTTTATTAAACTCAGCCTCAGATATATTATATGTATCTAGTATTTCCTTGTGGAATTTTTTAGTATTCAATAGAGATTTTTTCTCTATATCCCAACTCTCTTTAGGTAGTAATTTCTCTAAAGCCTTATATGCACTCCAGAATTCTTTATCAAATTCTTGAGTATACTTGTGAATAAGAGTTGTTACTGATATATAACGCCTGTTATCATCTAAATTCCAATAAGTATGGCTTTCGTTATCAAAAGCTACATTACCATTTTGTTTATCAATTTTCATATTACACTTTATTTATTTTTATTACATCATTTCATTTTCATGTGACTTAGAGCCATTTTCTGCTCTATTTTTCTAAATCTAATATTTATAATTGTAATCTATTCCAAGTATCGCTGCAACGAAAGTACTTGTTTCTCCAAAGGCGACTAACACAGAACTATCAATTACCCCTAAAGGAGGAACAATGAATCCGGCAATTAATAGTCCACTTCCAACAATTGTTAGAATTACTGCTACTGCTAGTCTGGCGTTTAAGTTTGTTTTTTGTTTCATGAATTAGATATTATGAAGTTGATCTACGGATATATAAAGTTAGTCTAGTTAATTCATACATAAAATTTCGCCATTTACTCTCATGCAGTATTAATTTCAATAATACAAATATAATTATTAAATTTGAATGTTCAAACGAAAACTTACTTATAAATAGAAAGGATTAAAATGAGTTCAAACTTATCAATGATTTCTGGTATTATTAACACCTACAAGAATAGCAATGCTGGTATAAATAAGCCTCATGTATCTGTAGGATAGGATGCAATAGATTTATTTAAGAAAGGAAATAAGATTCACATTAAAAAAGCTAATAGAGGAAAGTTTACTGAGTATTGTGGAGGAAAAGTAACTCAGGAATGTATAAGTAGAGGTAAAAATAGTTCTGATCCTAAAATTAGGAAAAGAGCAACATTTGCTGCTAATGCTAGGAAATGGAAACATCAAAATGGAGGAGTCCTTCAGACTAATAAACCACTAACTTTTCTAGATATTTTAATATCTTCTAATAAACAGTAAGGATATGAATAACTTCAATGATTATTTTACCTTATATGAAAACACTGACCCACCTCCTATAAAGACTGAGGGGTACCAATTAGTATAGAAAAATTATAAGGATTTTCTTTTGCGTACCCCTCTATAGCTTCAGTAGCAGTCAACTCCTATAGACTTTAAAGAGTAGGAAAAAGTTAGTGATCCGTTGGATATAGCTACTGATTAGCCTACTGTATTTATAGACTAGATAGAGTAGACTCCAACTAATAAGTCTGATGTTGTAGACATCGCAAGGCAGTTCGTAGGGACTAAATATTCCTGGGGAGGAACTACTCCTAAAACAGGATTTGATTGTTCTGGACTTATATATTATGCTTATAAGTAGAACGGTATTGATATACCTAGAACTGCTAAAGGTATGGAAACAGCAGGTACTGAGGTCCCTTCATTGTAGGACGTTAAAGTAGGAGATATTATTTGTACTCCAGGATCAGGGTAGACTGGAAAACATGTTAAGATGGTAAGCCGAATAGATAATGGATAGATTTATACTATTGAAGCTAAAGGAAAGAAAGATGGTATTATAGAAGCTCCTTTAACTAACACCTCTAATATTACTACTATTAGAAGAATAACTGATTCTAGTTCTGACAATTATATAGTAGATTACTTTATGAAGAAAGGTCTTACTAGAAATTAGGCTAAAGGTATATACGGTAATATTATGCAAGAATCAAATGGTGATTTAACTGCTATTTCTGGCGATGGTCACAATTCCTATGGATTAGCTCAATGGACTGGAGAAAGAAAACAAAGATTGTTTAATATGTTTGGTGCAAACCCTACTGCAAAATAGTAGTTAGACTTTATATGGTGGGAATTAAATAATACTCATAAGAATGCTTTAGCATCTCTCAAGGAAACCACATCTGTGTCAGATGCCACTAGAGTTTTTATGAATCAATTTGAAAGACCTCATAAAGACTACGCTAACTTTAGTAGAAGACTGAGGTTTGCTAATTCAATAAGTTAAAAATATGGAATATGTTGTAAAAAGCGGGGAATCTTTATGGAGTATTGCTGATAAATACTTAGGCTCTGGTCTTAAGTATACTGATTTAATAAAATTAAATAATCTATCTAAAGACGCAGTTATTTATCCTGGGTAGAAACTTATTATTAGTCAGGATAAACCTTAGGAGTATAAGGAATTAGATACCCATTCAGTAGTTTAGGGAGAAACATTAAGTTCAATAGCCAATAAATATGGAACTACAGTTCAGGATCTTGTTGTAACTAATAAACTTAAAGATCCTAATACTATATTAGTAGGATAGAAACTTAAAGTTCCAAAACCATTAAAATATTAGCCTCAGATAAGAGACTTTTCATAGATTAAGGAAATTGAAAAGGGAATAAATTCTAAGTCAGATTTAGATATAATAAATTATTATCATAGAAATAATGCTGACGATTAGTATTATCTAGTAGACGATAAATTGAATAATAGATTATCTGTATACTTAAATGGTAATTTAGTTAAATCATATAATGCAATTCATGGAAAAAATAAGCATTTAGATGATATGACAGTTACCTATGTTGATGAAAAAGGTAATATTAAAAATTTAGCAGGAAATTTGAGTACCCCTGCCGGAGTATATTTTACTACCAGAGGAGGTGATTATCATGGGGCTCCATCATTCTTAAGACGAACTAAAGAATAGGTTTAGAGTAATAATCCTAGAGGTATTCCTTCTTCTATACATGCTAGAACGATTTATGAAGGAGCTAATACTAATGGGTGTACAGGGCTTAGTTGCACTGATCTTAAAGATTTAGAAAAATATATTCAAACTCCTAATATTAAAACTTACATTTTACCTAGTGATAGTAGAAATAGATTCTTTTTAAGAAATGGGGAACTATAGTTCAAATCTCATGATATTTCTAAAACTCCCTCTTATAATACTATAGTAACTAAGCCTATAGAAAAAATAAAATGGGGAACTGATAATTTATCAGATACGAATATAGATATTATTAAATCATTTGCAACTTCATTAATTACTAATAAAAGTTCTTTATAGAAGGATTTAGGAATTAATAATGATTCATATAATGAATTAGCCTTATATGCCTTAGGAATTTTAGGAGTTGAATCTGGGTACGGAAATGAGAATTCTGGAGTAGGTAATTTTATTCGTGCAGCTAGAAAGGCATTATTTAAAAATAATAGCTCACCAGATTATAAATCTAAATACTATACTTATGGAATATAGGGAGATAATAATTCTATTGGGCTTACATAGATACGATTTAAATATCTTTCTGATAGAGAAAAGAAACTTTTTGAGAAATATGGCATCACTAAATAGAGCTTAGTCGATAGTCCAGAAAAGGCGGCAATTGCTACTATGATAAAGTTAGGATAGAGTTTTTTAGATAGTGGTAATATAGAGGCTGCTGTTAAAAGGTGGAATAATAAACCTTCATATTTTCAATAGGTTAGTTAGAATAGATAGAGATTTAAATTATATGAAAAATATTTTTAGGGAGGTAAACTTATACCTAGATCTAAATTTATATCTAAATTACATAATAATTTTAATGATTAAACTAATTCCTAAATAGACTCGTATATTTAAAGGTGGAGGATCTTCTCCTAAATCGAAAAAGTCTAGTAGAAAAGTTGACTGGAATAAAGTCAAGTAGGACCCTAATTATAAGAAGTTCGATTGGCGTATGGATACTAAAAACCTGTCTGTTATATAGGACTCTCTTATAAATAGGAATATAGATGCTCCTGAATAGATTGCTATATTTAGTTAGATTATTCCAGAAAATGGAGGCTCTACTGGTCCTCACGGAAACGAGGCGTTTGGACTGGTTGGATGGAGAGGTTCTAGAGCTAAGAATTTACCTAAGACACTCGGAGGTTAGATTCATAAATTAATGACAGAAACTTATGATAATCCTTCTGCCAAAGATTGGACTCATGGAGGTCCTGGCATGGGAATACAAACTGGAAAAGAGATGTACAATTTCTTTAAAGAAACTCCAGTTGTTAGAAAGGCTGTTAATGCTTTTATGAGAGGATATGTAAGACCTCCAGAGAGTGAATATTAGAAAAGATAGGACTTTGCTAAGTTTCTATAGGGTTATATAAGATGAAAAGTAAATACTATAAAGAGAATAAGTAGATATATGATGAACATAAAACTGAGTGTTGTGTTTGCGGAGAGGAAGCAAAATGCTGCTTAGAATTTCACCACATTAAGGATAAACACTTTAATATCTCTAAATCTCTAAAGTATATTACTCCTCAGTAGCTTATAGATGAATTAAAATTAACAGTGTGTATTTGCAAGAATTGTCACAGTAAATTACACAACAATCTTTTATCATTATGAATAAAATAGTACTTAAGCTTAAAGAATTGTTAAACAAACTTACAGATAAGTTAGGATACAAAAAGATGCACATACTTTGCTCGTTCGTGATTACTTTTGTATTTGGTCTACTTGGAATAGTCTTTGGAATCTTTGTAGGATGCTTAGCTGGGTTAGCTAAGGAAGTTTATGACCACATCAAATATGTTCTATATCAGGAAGGAACTGGCTTTAGTAAAGAAGATTTATCATATGATGTAATTGGTATAGTAATAGCTGTAATTATATTACTTATCCTTTAATAAATAACTATGAACAAAGTATAGGATTTTCTTAAATAGGTTATTACATCACACTCCGGAATTAGTAGTAAAAGAGTGTGCGGAGTATTAGGATTCCTTGCTATACTATTTGTTCTTATATATTGTACAATTTGTGGAGTATAGGCTCCTTTAATGATAGATACATTTATATATGCAATCTGTTTGTTACTTGGAATAGATAGCGTAACAGGAATTTGGAAAAAGTTTGATAATGGAAAGAAGGACAATTAAAAGATGTCAAGAAGGTAATTACATTGCTCCATAGGATAATACTAGAGTAGTTAAACAATAGACTCCTATAAGAATTAAACTAACTCCAGAATAGATATAGAAATTGTAGTAGAGAAAATTTCAGGAAGCTATATAGAAAAATAAATCATATGTATATGATGCTGACAAAGCTAACTATTACAGAAATTTATAGAACTTCTATAACAATAACTTTTTTGGTTACGGTGTATTTGGTAAGCAAACTAAATATGACCCCTCTACTCCAGAAGGCTAGGCTGCAATCTAGTCTAACTTCGACTATGCTAAGGGCAACGTACAAAATCTTGGAGAAAATATAGCTATGGCTGGTCTTGCCGGAGCAGCTTCTAAAGCTGTGTCCAAAGGTACTTAGGTATACTCTAAACTATTTAAAGGTCCATTCAGAACCCCTTCTAAGAGAGGTAGTCTAGGTACTATGAAACAATACACTAAGAATGGAACATTAGGAGCTGGTTCGGAAGCTGTAGTTATTAATAATACTCCTACTACTGTTGGAAAGATAACTACTATACCCCAGCAGGAAATGATTGCGAGAAATGCAATTCCAAATACTGTTTAGAGTAAGTATATTGGATTTGTTAAAGATAGAGGAACTAAACTTCCTACTTATATTTAGAGAAAAGTGAAGACACTAACTGAAGAAACTTTCCCTAGATATGTGGAGAAATTAGATAACGCTATGGCTAGATCTGGATTTAGACGGGTTAATGATCCCAATGTTTAGTATAGAGCATACACTAATGGATAGGTTGTAGTAGATGATGTAGCTCCGGGTAATGTAGGTCTAGACTGGCTGAGAAGACCTAGAATGATAGACTTTAATTTATAGACTGTTCCTGAGTGGACTGCTTAGGGATTTACTCTTAAATAGGGAGGCAAATTATAACTTATAAAATAAAATAATATGGAACTAATTACTTTAATTAAAATGCTTTTCAAAGAAAAGCCTAACGACGTTGGAAATGTCAATGTTATATCCATGAAGCACTATCCTTGGAAGGGATATAGATTTATGATGTGGTGTGGTAATATAATATACAGAGAGGATAAGGAACAGGAGATAACAGAGTATTTAAAGACTGAGTCTGGAAAGAATAGTATTAGACATGAAACAGCTCATTTAAAATAGGCACAACTCCATGGTAAAAACTCTTGGGTAAGATATTATTGGAAATATTTTGTTGAATGGGTTAAAGGAAATCCAATAATTCACCCGTCATAGTCGGCATATTATACTATCCCCTTTGAAGTAGAAGCATATGCCTTAGAAGAAAAGTAGGAAGCTATTGATAATTATGATCCTACTCTACTCGCTTCTAAATACACTCTTAAAGATAGAAAACAGACTTATAGAGATCATAGATATGAGTGGAAGAGTTGGGTTAAATCACTATAATGTTGATTTTATATGGGTATATTAAATTTTCATAAGTAAACGAATATCTTATAAAATTTAGCTCTATTTAGTACCTTAACACCTATTAACAGAAATTCACTTTTAGATTTCAAGTGCTTATAATATATTTGCTATGTAAACAAAACATAGAAATTATGAACGTAAATGAATCTTTTAATGAACTTGATTTACTCGAAATACTTAAATTGTTAATTCCTGAAGGAACTAATCAAGGATGCAGCGATGGTAATAGAAGTATTTCTGTAAGAAATGAGAATGGTAAGATTACCATTGAATGCAGTTATAATCCAGAAACTGAAGATAATTCAGATGAATCATTTGACGATTCGGATATTAAAGAAATTGTCGCAGAGTTTAAAGACAGTATCGAAAACCTTGATGATTCTATTTTTCTTGAGTCTCTAGAAAAAGCCAAGGCTGCTGTTGATGTGAAAAGATTTGACGAGCTTCTAAATTTAGAGAAATATTCAGAAGCTGAAGCAATTGAGATTGCTTGTTTAATTGACTACTTTTCACAGATTGTTTCTACAACTCTCCAAGAAAAAATACAAGAATTGGTTGATTTGTCTGAAAAATTTTAATATACTTGCAGGTGAAAGTCCTGCACTTACTCTCCTCTGGTGTAATGGTCAGCACAGGTGGCTCTAACCCACTTGGTCAGGGTTCGAATCCTTGGGGGAGGACTAAATTAAAAAATTAATGGTATATGATGTATGCAAATGAGAAAAACAGACTATGGCATATGTGCCAAATATCTGTTGGTATGTTAGAGGAGTTAATGAAACAAATTGAAAAAGAAGGTCTCCAAAATGAACAATTCGTATTAGATTGGTTGGATAAAATTAATGAGATAAGCGTGAGATGGTAATATGAAAAAGTTTGGAGATGTTTTTCACGAGCGGGCAATTCTAATTGAAAAAGGAGATTTAGAATCTGGATGCCTGGAATGTAAATTAAGAGGACTTAGAGCAGATTATTTTATAGTTCCTGCGGAAATCAAACAAGATAATGATGCTATGAAATAGCTACAGACTTGCACTATGTTTACAACATAGTCAGGTACTATTCAATTTGCTGAAATATTATTTTATGAATAAGTCGGTGTAGTTTACTATACCGGCTATTTTTTTTTATCCCCCCCCCTGCATAGTCGGAATTAAAAAATTCGTGAGAGTTACACTGAGGTGAGTACACTACATAATTTAGTCCCCCCTCCATGTTTGAACAAAAAACAAAAAACCAAATCACTAACTTAAAAATTTCAAAGATTATGGCAAAAAATGCTCAGGAAATTCAAGCAGCGAAGGATGCAGTAACTGCTTTTATGGACAAAAATCAGGGTGCAGGATGGGATAGCGAAATGTCTCGTATTCCTTTGAATGAAGGTGACACTGTTACTTTGACTGGCGATGTGGAACTTCAAAAGTCTACTTCTGCCGGCGTTCCCGATTGGTTGGCATTCATGACGGCTGAAGGTTATCCTATCGGCTTGCGTCAGTTGTTCCGTCGCGGTAACGGTCTGAAGTTCCCAGCAAATGTTAAGACCCCGAAAGAAGCGGCTGCGGCTCTTCTGGATAAAATCGGCACAACCGAGAACGGTCTTGCATTACAGCTGAAAGAAGTACGCAAAGTGGAAAGCTCAACCCGCAAAGGAAAGAACACTTACTACATCTTTACGGACTACGAAATCTAACAACAAACAAAAGTTGGGTGTGGAGAAATCCACACTCTTTTTGTTTTTTGTGTAATTGTTCAGATGCGGAAGGGCAAAAGCATGAAGTATCGCAAGAGAACGAGTGCATATGTCTTTCCGCATTTTTTATCATAAAATTGAAATTTAATGTTTAGTGTAAAAATTTGAGACTTTATATACGAAAACAATTTTATTTTTCAGTGTAAAAATTTAATTGTAAAAAATATATAGAGTGTAAAAATCCTCTGATGAGTCGCTGAAAATTGCGACGAAACACATTTGTGTCAGGATTAACTCAAAAAATAAAAACTATGAAAAAGGAGATAAAAATACATAACACAATATTGCATGAAGGAGATATTGTAAATACTGTTGATGGTCGTGCAAGGTTAGAATATATTGGACGACAATCTTTTACCAATTGGACACTGTTAGATAAAAAATCTAAATTGTTTATATTTGGTAGACCAGTAACTGTGGAAGATAATGACTTGGATAAGTTTATCATTCCATAACTCGACTTCGCGAGTATAAATAGGCATTAGGCGGAGAGCGTCAAGTAGGACTTTACATCTTACTTGGGTTGTATTAACTCAAAAATGAAAAGACATGAAAAGATATACATGCATGATGGATGACGGAGAATATTGTACTTCATTCCATCAACTCAAGGATGCGAAGAAATATCGCTCCGAAAATAACTTTCATTATATATCTAGATACATTCGTATCTATGATAATAAGAAAGGATGCTATATTTGTTAAAGGAATATAGGCGGGTTAAGAGTAGGGAGCAATCTCTACTCAACACCTCATGATTCGGTCATGGAAACTAAACTGTATTGACCATGGTAGGACTTGCAGGTACAAGCTACGTGGGGAAACAATATCGGCTTTGCTTTAAAAGTAGTAAAGGATATTTACCTGATGATGATACTATAGGGTATCCGAGTAATAGACGTTAACTATCTAGAGGTTTCGCTCTAATTGTTGGATGCATACAGCAATTATCCGTTCTGGTATCAAATTGATAGATAAAGATATCAGTCTGCTCGACTTAATTATTTTTCCCACGAGAGTGGGGCTATCGCTTTCTTTCATTTATTTAACCTAATAGTTGTAGGCGTATATACTTTAAACCTTCATCATTATGGACTAAAAACAACTAGTCCTAGGCGGGTGGAAGTTCCACTATAAGACCTAGGTTGTCCTGAAGCCCAAGGGACGTAATAAAAGCGGGCAGCTCGAGATTGCACACGAAGATTGAATACTGAAGCGTGTGGTAACTAAAAAAGAGAGGTCAGTAGATTCAAGGTAGTTCCGCTTGGTGTTTATCCTATCAAGTATCACTACACCGCCAGTTGGAAGACTGGTACTCTTCGCACTCAGGAGTATAAACTGAACTTGGTCAGTCATTAGGAGAGTGCTAAATGCAAATCAATTCACATTATCGTTATACAACCATGATTGCAAAATAATGGGAGAATGACACCGTCATTCAGAGAGTAAAAGAACTCACTGAAGATGAATTCACTAATATTTCAATTTATTAGTGATGACAGCGGTGCCAAACAAAGATTATGTGAATAACAATACTTGCTAGTGGAATAGTAACTAGTTCGTGCACTTTGAGCGGCGTAAGTTTTGGCACGTAAAAAATAAAAATCATGCCTGCAGAGGAAACCAATTCCGACTTATAAGTTTGGTGACAACTTGAGAGAAAGCGACACTCTGGAAAGACAGAGATTTTTTTATTAACCCAAAAGACTAGAGACATGAAAGAGATTGAAATTTTAAAAGAACAGGTATATAATCAAGGACTCAATACTTTGTTGAAAAGAATGGAAATTCTTTTACCTGTATGGCAACTTAAGAGTCTTGCAGAACCTACAGTAGTTTCCGCAGAGATAACTGATATGGAGGAAGTGGTAAAGACTATCAAATCTGAATATACTTGCTTCGGTATTAAAGATGTGAAATTGGATATGTCAAGACAAGCAGTATCATTTAAAATCTATGGTACATGCTACATTCCAGAAAGATATAGAGGCTACAGAGTCTTGAACAGAGCTTGGTCTGCCACACAAACAGATGAATGTAACTATTTAAATACAGTTAAGGAAGAGTATGCAGAGGAAAACACTATGCCTATTACTGCCTTTACTAATGGTATAAAAGTCGAAATAGTGTGATTTATAAAACTGTATATGGCGAATTTAAGGGGAAATATATAGAAGCCAAAGGTGGAGTGTATTGGTTAACTGAGCCAATAATACACAGAGGCATGGGATATGCATTATTGCATAAAACATGCCGTGGCTCCTATGAGGTGATAAAGATCCTGCGAATATAAAACGCTTAAACGTGGCAGCTGGAACTAGACAGCAATGGTTGAAATCCCATTCAGAGAAGATATACGCATTCCGGAATCTCTCTGAGAAATTCTTCCTCCATAGCTCAGTTGATAGAGCATTCGGTATAGAAATTAGTGCCGAGTAGGTCACAGGTTTGAGTCCTGTTGGGGGAACACTGTTTATTGGATTGTAACTTTCTACAGAGACCATAATGGGTACGCCCAGAGCCTATGCAATTGTTGTGAAACAATTCAAAGGAGAGTGGCACAGGAAGGTCAGGGTTATTAACATTGATATTTTTATCTATCTAGATCCCACAGCGGTGGGATACTCTCATTATAAAGACAACCTTTACGTGGTATGGGAGATAAGTAAGCTTTATGCTGAAACTAATAGTCTTCAATAAAAACTAAAATAACTTTCCAAGTTGTTGAGGACACCTTAGTTCTTATCACACCTACCCAATTCGAATTTGGGAGTGGACGGCCTCTGATAAGTTTTAGGTGTAAAACACATTCATAGTTTAGTAATTATGTCAATATTATTTATTGTACTTGCAATTATTTACGTAATCTGCTGTGGCATTATAGGAAAAGAAATATCAGGAAACAGAAAAGCTTTTATAGCTGTAGTGTATATACTGTTATTCAATGCAGCAGTAGTATGTGTATTAGCTACTAAATGGTAAAACGAGCGAATAATAGTAACTCATCTTACAATAGTAAGTTCTGACAATATGACTCTAAATGGAATAGACATTTGAGTAAGCAAAAGACCTCTCACTGTACAGGTAAGTGAACTTATATGGGAATGAGAAAAAGATTTAACTCTAATAGAATCTGTAGTAGTGAGAATTATGAGGCTTCACAAAGAGCACACCGTGAATTCATCAATAGATTTCATGAAGAGAATCTTGTAGAAATACAGAGGGTTACTGAGTGCATTTCGGTGAAGCAGCACTAGGATGAACGAGATTACTATAAATAGGGTGCTCTATAAACTTGGATAGTTTGATGCGCAGAACTAGTCCCAAAAACTCTAAGTTATCCGGACGGGGTTTATAGGAGTTTTTCACTTTAAAATCTACAATTATGGTAAAGAAGATATTAAAAGGAATACTATTATGGGCAACAGTATTAATTATAATGCTGCTTATATCTGGAATAGATAGTATCCTGGATCACGGTTTTGGAACTCTGTTAGCTTGGGCTTCTTTGTGTTTAGCTCTTGCCAACTTGTGTTTCACATTTATTACTCCAGAAGAATTTTACATTCTGTCAGGAATGAAGCTAATTGAAAAATATATGAAGTAAAACTTTCTAAAAAAGCAAAGACATGAAAGAAGAAAAGAAATTGTACTCAGAAGAAGCAGTGAATGAAGCTCTTCGCCTTACAGCTATGGGAACTGCAGGTATCTTGGACAAAAAGGACGCAGAAGAAACTCTTAGCAAGTTACCTGAAGATTTGGCTAAACGTGTTATGGCTTCTACAGTTGCAGCTCATAAAGCACGTGAAGCAGCTATGGCAGCAGCCCTGTTGAAAGCTATGTTGAGCAGCGACGAGAAAGAATCAGAAGAGTCAAAGAAATCTGAAAAATCTGGAAAATGACGCGAGAGGAAGCTTTCGAAATTGCGAGTAAGTATGACAGAGTTTCCCAGGTGGCTTTCTTTATAATCTTTTTAGGAATACCACCAAAGGAAGCTCTTGTAAAAGCTGGAATTAATTTGTAGAAATCATGACATACGGAAAAGACTATCTCCCAGAAATTTGGTACTAATCATAATTAAAGTTTAACCTTTGATTAATAATCAGCACCTGATTAGTACCTAGCTCCCTTTAATTAGGGAGCATATCGACTGATACCTTTAATGGTAGAAGGGCTCTGTTGTGAGTAGAGTATGTATAGGTTCGAATCCTATTCAGTCGGCTAACTTTTAACGATTTTAAATGTATGGAAGATAAGAATGGAATTTCCGACAATCTTGTAGTACACTGTCCTACAGAGGATGTTGCGAGAGAAGTTTTAAAATGCCTAAATAATCTAGGTTATACATGGTATAATAAGGACAAATACTGTCCGGATCATAATCATTGGGAAGTGTATAAAGGTACAACTTGTTATCATATAAAACAAGGTGTTTATGGTCGTTTAGGTGATTTTAGAGGACTTCTAATTATATCAGGAGAAGAATTCTTAAAGAAATATGCTACAACTAATAGCACTTTAAGACTGAAAAAACTTTGTAGAATCAAATTAAAATTTACATTATGATGGAAAGACTAAAAGCATTTTTGGCAGGTAAAGTCGCAGCAGTTAAAGCAACAAACAGAGAAAACAGAATTAAATCTGCACTCAACGCTTCTAAGGTAAACTTTGAAGAACAGCGCGATGATGCTGCATTGGAAATTGAAAGACTGACTGAATCTCTTGCGACTTGTGAGAAAGTAGAACCTGTGCTTCAGGCAATCTCAGAACAAATGGATATTCGTGATGAGGCTATCAGAGGAATCAAGAGAGTTGAGGAAATGTCTAATTACTTCAAGGAAGAAATCGAAGTACAATAATTACTTACGAAATCAATTTGTGATTATCGGAAGGTAATCTCTAGATTGCTAAACATTCTAGACTCTGTTAGTAATCTACGCGAGTTGGAGCAGTTGGTTAGCTTGCCCGACGCATAATCGGGAGGTCGTCAGTTCGAGTCTGACACTCGCAACATCTTTTCTTACTAATTTTAATTGTTAGACCATTGAAAGCATCGGTTCGTGAGAATAGATGCTTTTTATCTAAATCTATGGGGTAAAAGATAGTTGTATGCGAACTACATTTATGGGTAGTCCCACTATTATTTGGAAGAAGCCTAATTAGCACAGGAGTTCGAATCTCCTATACTCCACTAAACTCGAAACATATCTTGAAGATTACCTAGAATTAATGCTAGGATTCACTATGAAGTTGTGATAACTTGTAAGTGGGCTTAAACGAGTATAAATAAGAGCCGAAATATTAAGCGAGTGAATCAGTTATGCCTCTGAACAAAAGGCACTTCTCGGGAAGTAGTTTAAGAGATGGAGTATCTCAGGTAAAACATACTCGTTAGTAGAGTAAGATTAGAGGTTCGAGTCCTCTCTTTCCGACTATTTTAACCTTTATAAGGCTCATGTGAAGAACAGTAGCATGTGGTTAAACCTTATTGACATTGCCAGTGGAAAGTAACTGGAACAAAATTCTAGCATTAATAAATCCTGCTAGAGGGTAATAAATTATGATAGGAAAGAAATCTATCTTTGGTAAGTACACAGTAAAAAATGCAGAAACAGGTAAAGAAATTGAAGTTATTGTACAGGCTGATAGTCTGTATAGAATCTGTGATGTTATTTATCCTGTAAATGCATCTGAACCTCAGAAGCCGGATCTCTCTAAGAAGGAGGCAGTTAAGGCTTACAAGGATGCCAAGATTGAATATGACCGCAAAGTACAAGCTGTACGCAACAAGCGTCAGGCTGTTATGAATGTGTACAAAGGACGTCAGCTCAACAGCGTAGATATTCAGGATTCTCTCGGCCAATTCTTGTCAGACCTTGAAAATGCATAAGTGGAATGAGACCTGCATTTAAAGCTTTAGATCATATCGAGGGATTGAATGAATTAAAGCAGGATATTATTCATGGTGCAGCTCCTGTAAGTAAAGAAGAAATCCTTAGAGGATTCAAATCCTGTGGCATCCCATCGAATGAAGCGTTCTGGAGTCAGTTTCTGGCTTCAGGACTGCTTGTAAAAGTAGAAGGAAATCTCTATGTGTGGAAGACTAAGCATCCGATTCACTATCAGAAGCTTGAAGGTATTTATCTCAGATATCAATCCAAGCTGAAAGGATATATGTCTAGCTATAAACAAAATCTTCAGACAAGAAGAGAGAAGAGAGAATTGGAAATTCAATATCACGTTAATTTTCTAAAGTCTCTCGGCTATGAGATATATGCTCCAGTAGGAAAGTATTTCGAGAAACTGTAACTTGGCACATCCTAAAAGAAGAATGTTAGTAACAATGCCCGATTTTCATTATAGTGAGAATTTACAAAATTTAACATAATCACTTTTTGAGAATCGAGGCATTATTGCTACATTTGCTTTGATTCTTCGCGGGTATAGCACAACGGCTAGTGCGTCTGCCTTCCAAGCAGAGGATGTGGGTTCGATTCCCATTACCCGCTCAATATGTCTAATTTTTTGGGTTAATCGCAAGAGTACGTACAGCAATCTTATAGGTTTAACAATAGAGAATGCAAATCTTTAATGGAATGGGTTCAAATCCCTAAAATGTACTCTGATTATTATCAATCTGTCCAAAAGGGACAGCCCTACGCATACTTTGGGTTATGAATGCCGTAAATTGGTCTCTGCGACGTTAGGTCAGACAAGTGGGTGGTCGTACGAATTAGTGTGGAGCCTGCGAATATGCTGCTATAGACGAACTGGTTAAGTCGTCACCCTTTCACGGTGAAGAGTTCGGGTTCGAATCCCGATGGCAGTACTATTTAGAAATATGTTTAGAGCTGGCACGGCTACTATCCTGATATAAAGATAGTAATAAATGTGCTTTAAATTACTTAGTTGTAAACTAACGGTGAATATTTCTTTTGCTGGTGTAGCTCAGAGGCAGAGCAAGTGGCTGTTAACCACTGGGTCGGGATTTCGAAATTCTCCACTAGCGCAAATACCGTAAAAATGTATGAGTAGAGTAGAATTATTAAAAGAGTTAAGAGAACTGGCTGAACCAGCCTTGAAGAAAGATCCAAAAGACAGAACTTATAGAGACAGATATTATATCTGGGAATATGAGCGAGTCGCCAACCCTTCTCATAAATATGATGAAGGAGAGGAAATCCATATTTGGGATGGAACTAAATTGGCAAACAATGAAATCAAGGACGGATTTGGAAATGATTTTCCTGAATGGTTCAGAGCTTGTGGTAGATATTTTGGTAGGAAGGTAAGAAATAAAGGTGACGGAAAAGTCTATACTTTAATTGGAGTATCTTATACCTATCGAGATTATTACTACATTTTAGAAGATAATGGTAGAAAATGTTATGAAACTTGCTTAAGCGGCTTAGACTTTCTATCATAATATTACTTATTATAAGATATGTTACAGCAATTATTTATTTCTAAATTTGCCTGTCACGCATGGGGTCACGGGTTCGAGTCCCGTACACATCGTCTAAACTATTAGCGGTGTGTTAGCTCAGTTGGATAGAGCTTTAAAAGAGACATATCTGTATATGGGCGTGTAGCTCAGATTGGCTAGAGCATCTGATTTGCACTCAGAAGGTCGAGAGTTCGAGTCTCTTCACGTCCACACCTTTTTTCAACCATATTTTAAAAATTCAACAAATCGGGATACTGCGGTTCGTGAGAATAGCAGTATTTATTTTATCATTCGGGAAGATGGCAGACTTGGTGTATGCGGCGGACTGAAAATCCGTTTAAATAGGTTCGATTCCTATTCTTCCCACTTTGTGCAACCTCCTTTTATATCGTGAGATGTAAATTTGTGCACTTCGCTCCTAATGAGGGAATAAGAGTGACGTCGCCTGTGGATGTAATGACGAATAATGGTGGTATATCGAGACGCACAGGTTCCACTTTTATATTATTGGGTCAAGTAGTTCCCAGAAAACTACTAGCGATAATTCTATCATATAGTTCAGTACAGAACGTGTTGTTACATTATGCTAGATGTTAGTAACATACAGGCAATTATTCTAGTCAAGATTGCAGAATTATCGCTTTTTATTGGAATATTAACCCAAATAAAATATAATATGTTAAAATCAAAAAGAGATGAATCTATTAAGAGGTATCTATCTCGTGTTGGTAAACTAGAGCACAAATCTAAGTTGTACAACTCCATGTATTACAGAATATCATATGGAGAAGGGTTAGAAATCTTAATAAGATTTTCTGATCACTTTAATAGTGATGCAAAATCAAAGAATGTTAGCATTGACATCGTTAAATCTTCTGTTGGGTTTTACATACTCAAAACTAGTTATGGTGTTTCTGCAACTCTTGGAGAGAAAACAGTAATTCCGTATTTGAAAAGCCTGTTAACGGTATATCCAGAAGTACTTAACTCTGTAGCATCGTTTATGAACGCTGCTCAGAAAGCTGAGAGACAAATGGTAAATGTTACTGGTGAGATAGCTAAATTGAAATCAGAGTTTGATAAAAAATCTAAGTATATTGATTTGGTTGATACCGTCTATGACGAAAACAAGAAACTTGTTTCTGATAATAAGGTATTGCAGAACACTGTAAATTTACAGAAAGATCAGTATTCAGAATTGAAAACTAAGTATACCAATTTAGTAAAGAAATACGACCAGCTAAAGAAGTTGGAAGATGCAATACGGAATGTACTTGGCTAATCTTTTGAAGGTTCGGTAGTTTCCTTCGCAATTAATAAACTACCAATTCGGAGTGCGCCAGAGTTGGAGAGCTGGGGCAGACTGTAAATCTGTTGCCTTTGGGCTGAGTAGGTTCGAATCCTACCACTCCGACAATAAAATTTATGCTTATGAGAAAAATAATACTAATAATACTATTTTGTTTCATATCCATGAGTTTTCACCATACTGGAGGATTACAAGAAACTACAGTAGAAACATGTGATACTACATTTCTTCAAAGTGAAGAACTTAATGATTCTATCCTGTATTTAGCTTTAGTACACTATGATATAAAACATCCTAAGGCAGTACTTGCTCAAGCTAAATTAGAAAGTGGAAACTATACTTCTTACCATTGTAGAGTTAAGAATAACTTTTTAGGACTTTATAATAGTAAAAAGAAGGAGTACTTTAGATTTGACCACTGGACTGAGTGTGTTCAGGGATACAAGGATATGATTGAGTACAAATTACGGGATGGGGAAGATTATTATGATTTCCTATTAAGAATAGGATATGCGGAAGATCCATCCTATATTTACAAAGTAAAGCAGATTGAGAATAGTTTAAATTAAAATATTTTATGGAGATAGTACTTTATATTCTTTTGTTTATATGTATAGTGGGAATAATATTCTCCACTTACATGGCTGTAAGAAATTTTCAAGTTAGGAGTTTTCGTTACATCCTTATTAATATGGCTTGTGACTATGAGATGCGCAGACTAAAGGAGCCAGGAGAGCGTACAGAAGAAAACGCATTTAATTGGTTCTTAAATAAATACTCTTATGAAGACATGCTTTTTAGCTGTAAACCTCTAAGGTTAGAGAAGTGGTATACAGAGGAAGAACTCACAGAAATAAATAGATGATATGGAAGACCCGTATGAAAATTTATCTGATGAAGAGTTAAAAGAAATCTACGATGATATGGTTGCAGATTATTGGATAAGCTATGAAAAAGAAAACTCGTAAACTTTCTATAAGAAAGAAATACCCACGTTCTCCTCTTTTCGGTTGTGGGGATATGAAATCCTATATAAAGGGAGTAAAGAGCTTTGAACATAAACTTCTTTTTAGAATACCTATAACTAGGAAGGAAGTTGAAAATATAGCGTACAATCCCTATTTTAGAAGTAGTACTATACATCTCTATGAATCTCCAGAACAGAGATATAACAACCTTTTAAATAATAGGATAGTACGGAGTCTATTAATAGACTAAGGTACTGGGCTATGGTGTAATGGTAGTCACACAAGATTTTGGTTCTTGTAGTCTAGGTTCGAGTCCTAGTAGCCCAACATGGATGTAGCAGATTTATATAACTATCTAACATTTAATACGTATTAAAAATGAGCAATGTAAAACTAATCTCTAAACCTCAGGCTTTTGCTAGAGGAGGATAGGTATCCGGATTAAAACCTTTTCTCGATTTCATAAATAAGCTTGAAGGTTGGAAAACTAAGTGTAAGAATTTGCATTGGGCGGCCCCAAAGAACAATGTTCATGTAAGGCTGGACGAGTTCTTAGAAGTTATTTCAGATTATCAAGACACTGTAGCTGAAGGTATTATGGGAGTACTTGGAGTACACTTGGGCCCAAATGATGTGGCTGGAAATCCTGGTGGAGCTATGACTGCTATGCAGTTAGTTGATGAAGTTAAGTCAGGTACTCTAGCATATTATTCCAGAATTCCTAATGATCCTCTATATGCTGGATTGAAGTCAGAATGTGAAACATTTATCTAGAATGTTAACAAGTTTGATTATCTATTCAGTTTATGCGAAGGTGCGAAATAAAAATTTTTTAACTAAATTGTTTTTTGAAATGAAGAAGTTGTTATTTATGTTTGCATTGATGTTCGGTATGATGTTTGTTTCATGCGGCAATAAGGCTGCAAGTAATTCCGAACAAAACGATTCTACAAAAGTAGAAGCTGTCACTGTTGATACAATGGCAGTTGACAGTGTACAAATGGATTCGGACAGTATTTCTCTGGACTCATTGCACGTATAATCCCCGACTTGGCAAATAGCACACTTAGGTGTGCTTAACGCTGGTGTATCGGCTCACTCTTATACAGTGTAGAAAGCGTAATGGTCACATGGGGGTTCAAGTCCCTTCACCAGCACTATAAACCTTTTAAATAAATTAGATATGTATATTTTAAGAATTAGCAAAAAGGCATTTATCCGCCTTGAAGAGAATGGAGATACAACAATTGTATCAGTTCCTGAAAGAGCTACTAAGTTCGAAACTATTGGAGACGCTATGAGAGCGGCAGTCCAAGTGAATGAGGATTTTGAAGAGGATATAGTTACGGCTGTACCTTTGTAATTAACATATGAATTTTTCTATTGCAGTATCTTCGCGGGAGCTGCATAGATTATGTTTAATACCTCAGTTTCTAGTAATCTATAAACTAGTGACTTTGAAAGAATTTCAACATGAAATTGCTGGAGTGGACCTACTCAAATAACAGGCACAGGCTGTGTTTTTACAGTGACAGGGGCTAATACCGTGGTAGTTTGAGGTTATGCTTCACAGGATAGTTCCTTTTATTTCTACTCACCATTTTTCGGAATGGTTCTAGCATAAACGCTAAGCTCCCACTTGTAGGCTACAGGCTTACATACTGGGAGTACCTGACCTCGTAGCTCAGTTGGCTAGAGCACTACACTTTTAATGTAGGAGTCCTGGGTTCGAATCCCAGCGGGGCCACAATTTAAATTAAATTAGTTATGGATTCAGCATTTTTACTTTCTGCATGGATATTAACGATTATAATCAGTGCAGTTATTAGCTTAATTACATCTGTGTATGGGTTGTCAAAATCAACAGGACCTCTTAAAGAGAGATTAATTCCTGAAGAATTGTTACCATACAGTAAGCGGGATCAATGTTGCTTTTTAATTCCAATTGTCAACATTGTTCAGTCAATAATATTTTTGTCTAAAACTATTAAATACTATAATGGATAAAAATCGTGGAGTGGAGAAGTGGTCTATCTCGTCAGGCTCATAACCTGAAGGTCGTAATAAACGGTTCGAATCCTACCTCCGCAACTAAACTCCTTTTGTGGCTCTGTTATT